ATGTTTATTTATTGTAATACTCTTACTACTATACCTAATTTTAATACTAGTAAAGTAACCAATATGTATAGGGTGTTTGGTAATTGTAAAAATATAAAAGGTAATCTATATATAGAATCTAATAATGTAACAGATGCTAGAAATATATTTGTCAATACTTCTAATAAATATACTAAAAATATATATGTACATGCTAATACTACTACTTATCATACTATATATGCTAATATGGGCAATACTACATATAATTCTAACTGGAATGTTTATTTGAAGACGTTTTAATTAACCAAATTCTCCCAGATACCATCTCAGGTATCTGGGTTTAATTTTTACTTGTAAGACTACTTAAAGATAATTGTATATTATTTTTGTAATATACAGAAAGGGGTCTTACTTATGAGAAAACTTGCAGTATCTTTTGAAATCTTTTCAGAATTAAATTTATCTTATTTTCCAGATCTAACTAACTTTAGTGCTATAGTTAATCCCACAGATAACTTTGCACTTATGAAACCATCAGCGCCTGATAAGAATGACGGGTTTAATGAATGCTTTATAAGCTTTATTAGAGATCCTAATGAATTAAATGTATCACGTAGACAGTACAATTATCTTGGAGCTGCATTAGAAAAAGTAACTACTAAAGGCTTTATTGCATATTCAATATCTGAAGAATTTGCTAAAGAAATAGACCATTTAAAAATAGCCAAAGTGCAAATTACTGTAAATAAGTCTGCTAAGACTTATATTTACCCAGACAATTCTACGAAAATACTTTTTGAATATAAAGGCCAATTGTACTTTGGTATTGAATTGGATAAATTTTATATTCCAATACAAGCAGACCACTTTGATTTGGGAATTAGATCAATTATAGAGTATTATGCCGAGTGTAATGATAATGATATGAGTAAGTTCGTTCCTTATTATAATCCACAAAAGAGGTGACATTATGAAGACGATTAAAAGAACTTATAAAATTATGAATAATTTTACATATACATCTTATTTTCCGCATTTGACTTATTATGATGGCATAAGGTATGCTAATTCTAAAACAGTACTTAAAAATTCATCATCGCATACTGAATATAATGGTAAGATGTTTGACCAATGTTTAATACATCTTAAAAGAATAAGAGATATTAATGTTGATTTTTATGTGGAAGATTATATTGCAAAATATTCAATTATGAAAGTATTAGATAAAGCATCATTTAAGGGGCTTATTGCATATTCAATTGACGAAGATTTAATAGAACAAGCAGACGATTTAGAACTAGTTAAATTAAAAATTACTATAGATAATTCCGTCATAACGTATATCCATCCAGATAATTCTACTAAAGTAGTATTTTCTAAGGATGAGTGTTATTATCTTGGTTTCGAATTAAACACACTTTATCTTCCCGTTACAAATAAGGGATTCAATATTTCCATTGAAGCTACTATAAATAGCTATACTAATTAGGAGTGATCATTGTGTCAGATATTAAAACAATCAAAAGAACTTTCATTCTTAGAGACTTTGATTATGACAGAGACTTTGTTTTTGTATTATTTTCTGAAGAATCTAAAGCTCCTGAATTTGATAGATCTGATCCATTCAAACTATCATATGAATCTATCTTGGTTACTTCATATGATACTTCGAGAGTAGATAATCCACTTCTACTATATGCATTACAAGACCACCCAGACAATATCATTTTCAAGTCTAATATTCAGATTCAAGACTCACATAATAATGTCTTATGTCGCAATCCAAATGGTTTAGTCTCTAAACTCCCGGTTAAGCATATTGACTATGAATTTACCCTAGGCAACAATAGAACTGCATCTTTGGATTGTATTAGTGATACATCTGAATCTGAATTAAAGACTCTACAAGAAATCGCTAAAAGTTCCGAAGTACCAATAAACTTCTTCTTAGAGTCTAATTACTATTCAGAGCTTTATTGGGCGACTAGAACTGATAATGGTAATATTAGATGTAGGCGACTTAAAATTGAGATCGAGTTCTACGATCTTAGGAGGATATAATGGAAACGTTTAAAAGATCTTTCATTCTTATGGATTTTGATGCAGATAAACCATTTGCTGCGTTTTTGGAATCTACTGAAACAGATCATTCAAAATTCAAAGACCCAGATAAAAACAAGCTATTTATAACGTCTGGTGAGTATATTAAAACAATAGATACTGATAAGAATATTGCTAAATATACCAACCCCATAGGAGTATGCTCAGTATATCCAGTTAAAACAATAAAATCTACAGCGTTTACTAACAATACTTCGCTTGTTTGTAAGTATGATGAAGAAACTCGTCATACTAAAACTAATAGCTTTTGGTCATATAATTCATTAAGATGGATGACATATGTTGATCATCCACATATAGACTATTTAGTCTTAGAAATCGAATTCTATGATAAACAACCCAAGGAGGAGATATTATGATTATTGAAAAACAACTTACATTTGACCCCAGAGTAGAGCAAAAACGTTACAAACTTATCGATGTAGATGGTATTTATGCAGACTTATTATATTCTAAGGATAAGTTTGGTCATTACAATTTTGTCTTAGAGTCTAATAAGTCTCTTTCTCCAATTGAATTAGATATTCAGCCTCAGCATTCCGATAGAGATATGCATGTCAATAGTACTCATCACGCTTCTGTTGAATATACTCATATTGGTTATACAGCAAGATTTTATCCATTGCCACTTAATGTTTATCCCGATGAGTGCTTAAATTCTCCAATGGATCTTAAAGTAAAACTTACTTTAATGGATTATGAGTTTTATAATTCATACGATGAACTTGTTATGAATTATGCGCAAAAAGAGGACTTAAAAACTTATAAGACGCATGCAATTCTTGTGAATGAATCTAAAACAAGCATAGTTCCGATCTGTTTAGAAGCAAAATTGCTTTCAGCTACAGAAGATCAATACGTTTATGAGACCACTTTGTTCTGCCCCTACAGAATTCAACGTGCAACTAGCATTAGCAATATTCATGAAAACTCTTTAACAAATTCAATATTTGCTGGGCTTTGTGAAAATAGGACAGTGAACTTAGAAAGGGCTTCTCAAGTTGATTGCATTATGCTTAAAAAAGAAACTATTGAAAAACGTAATACAATGCTTGAAATTGTTAAGGTTATTCCAAGCTTAAAAGGTGCTCGTATTGATTATGAAGAAGCAATGCCAGAATATACTTATAAGGATATGCAGACGTTTCCCGCAGTAATTATCAAGACAGATAAAACCAATTATTTTACTGGTAATACGATGCTGAAAGACGTGATTCTTTTAAGGGATATCCCACAAGACCTTTTGGAGGATATCTAATATGGATAAGATATTCGATAAAACTGCCGTACACGGTACTATTAACCTCCCGACCAAAACTAAAGACGAGTTCTGTAACACAATGAGACTCGATCCAGATGATCCATATTCTACAATAAGAATTAAAGCTTATCTCATCTCTAATGAAGATTATATAGCTAAAGATCATCCATCGACTCATGTGTTTTATAGAATATCAATAAGTACACCATTAGAGCTCAAAGAAGCTAGCATCATCGTAGGAATGGACTATGAAGAAGAATTTATTACTGCGATATATGATAGCAAAAACTATGATGCACCAGTATCTTTTGAGCGTCTTCCATTTCCAATCTTTACGGAAAATGAAAACGGTGAAGAATCATACGCAGTATCTAATGGATCTATATGCTCATTCAATTATATTAAATTAAATAAAGAGCATTTATACGCAAACGATTTTCGGCTCCAAGTAAATATCTATCTTAATAACCCTAAGAAGCAAGCTATCATGACAAGAAATAACTACTTCTAATAAAATATCCCTCTAGGAATTACTTCCTAGAGGGTTTTATTTTTTATTAAAAATCATTAATAGATCCCGGATTACCAACTACGACCAGCGGGAAATCCATATTAGCATTGCTATTACGTGCGGTACCAGTTCTGAGATTGATAGTCATATTCTCTAATAAGAACTGATCCGGTATAGCCATATTAGGTACGCTTTGACCAGTTCTCATATCAATTACATCGAAATGACGATCACCAGTTGATTGGTCATATACAACTACGGTTTGAATATTAGGATCTTTTTCAAACCTCATACGATTCTGTTCGGGAGTCAGATTATTCAGATACTGTTGATAACCAATATCTTCTACAGCATTACCATATGAATCAACACCTACTCTATTAATACCATTTGATTCAAGCAATGCTGTTTGTTGAATATCAGGACCAAGAGCTGCATATCCACCTACGCCAGCACTAACAGGAGTCTTGATAAATGCATTATAAAGATCCATAATACGTTTATCATCATCTTTCTCATTAGTAATAGCTTGATTATCTTTCATACGACGCAATTCAAGATTATGCGTATCAGTAATAGTCTTATTGATCTCTCTAATAGCATTCAACTTAGCATTGATTAATCCGCTCTGGGTCATAGCTAAATCAGAGATGTATTTGTATTTACCTTTAATGGTACGAGAATCTTTAATAGCTGCTAATTGAGTATTAACGTCATACGTTAAACTATCGATTTGAGCTATAGTACCTCTAAGAAGATTCTGAGTTTCATCATACGTTCTAATATATGGATCAGTGGTCTGACACAACGGCATTTGTGGTTTAGCTGCAGGTTGAATTCTTCTTGCAGCACTATCATCAGCAATCATAGCTTTTTCAGAAGCTGGTTTTCTACCACGTCTCTTTTTAATCGGTTCATCTATAGTGATACCGTCTTTAGTAATCAAAGAGCCCCAATTCAAAGAATAATCATCTTTCATATTAATCTTTTCTTCACTGGTATTCTCAGAATCAATGTTTTCATTTAATACGTCCATCAAAAAATCCTCCTTTAAAAGATTAATCTTTTGTTAAAGTAATACTTTTTAATTTTTTAATCGTATATAACATATTAGTAATCCATCGGAAATAACCTCAACATATTCCCATTTTTTATTATCTTTAAATTAGTATACGTTTTTATTATTGCTATCCTTATTATATTTCCCATGATTTTATGCTGATTTTTGGTACACTATAATATCCCGTCACCGTCTGAGTAGCAACACTGCTACTCAGACTTTTCCCGTCAAAATATTGAATGATGATATATTATAGACTTGAAATAGAATTCTATAGTTGTTTAAACTTTAGAATAATCATTCTCAAGGAGGAAGGATTATGTTTAATAAGTATCCTGAAGGTTATGATTTGACTATTCTTGATGCAAGATATACGTATCCAAGATTTAATCAAGAGACTAATAAATATACTAATGGGTCTATGACTCTTATAGCTAGAGATAATACAACTGGAAGAAAGCTCTTAGAAGTTATAGACAATCCGACATACACTTATTATTGGATAAAAGACGAAGCTGCTAGACAGTTAAGAATTAATTATCCAGTTAAAGAAATCCCAAAGAAATATACAGAAGCAATAGAAGTTCCGTTTAAAGAGTTAGAGAAAGATATTGCTTCACGTATCGGAGAATTAGATTATTTCTATAATAATATTAAGAATAAAAACCGTAGAGCTAATCAACTCTTACATATGATCAATCCTCAGGTATTGTTTTCAGATATGAATATCGAGGATTATTATAGATTCTTATTTTCTAAGAAGTTTAAGAATTCTATCTATAAGATAGATAAAGCATTTCTCGATATAGAAGTAGATGCTAAATTAGCTAGAGGAGATTTCCCAGAACCAGGCGAATGTCCTATTAATGCTATAACAATAATTGATAGTGCTCATAAAGTATCTTATACATTTCTGCTTAGATCAGCTAATAATCCTCAGATAGCTGAGTTTGAACAAGAAGTAAAAGCTGGTAATGCAGTAAAAGAACTTCGTGAATTATTAGAAGAGCATCTCGGTGGTTGGAAGAGCATTCATCGTTACGGCTTACAAGATCTTAAGTTTAATTTTGCATTCTATGATTTACAAGACGAGATTGTATTAATAGCAGATGCATTTAGACTTATTAATACTTTGAAACCAGACTTTGTATTGGCATGGAACATGGCATTCGACGTTCCCTATATAATTGCTCGTATTGCTCAGCTCGGATATAATCCAGCAGATATAATGGGTCATCCAGACTTTAAAGAAAAAGAAGCTATTTATGTAGTAGATAACCGTACAGAGTTATTAGCAGAACGTGGAGACTTTGCGAAGATTAGTTCTTATTCAGTCTTCTTAGACCAGATGATTCAACATGCATCTATTCGTAAAGGTCAATCTGCATATGCTAGTTATAAGTTGGATTATGTAGCTGAGTTGTTATGTGGGTTTGGTAAATTAGACTACCATCATATCACTCCGTTCATCTCCGAATTACCATATAAGAACTTTAAGATCTTTACTTTCTACAATATCATTGACGTAATAGATCAGTTCTGTATTGAGCATAAAGTAAACGATATAGATTTTGTATTTACCAAAGCAATCGTTAATAATACCAGATTCTCCAAAGTCCATAGACAGACAGTTTATCTTAATAATAGACGTATTTCTGAATATTGGGACCAAGGATATATCTCTGGTAATAATGTCAATAAGGGTAATGCAAAACCAACCGAAAAGTTTACTGGTGCTTATGTAGCATCTCCTCTTAATATAGCAGATGATGCTAAGCTTAAACTCTTCGGAGTACCAATACCTATTTATGATAATGCCGATGACTTTGACTATAAATCGCTATATCCATCTTTACTTAGGGAATTTAATATTACTGATCCGACTCAGATTGGTAAATTGATTATTCCTGAACAGATTTATCCTAGAGAGAATCTTACCGGAGATCCACGTGTATTTGATCGAGGCGGTTCTTTCTTTGATGATATGGTAACTCATAAACCAATAGAATTCTGTCATAGATGGTTTAAGTTAGCAAACTTTTCGGAAATTCTAGAAGATATTTCTGAGTATTTTAATACGATCTATCCAGTATCTCCTATAGCAGCTAATGGTTTAAGAAATCTTTATTATAAATCCGAGGAAACAATTAAACCCTTAAGAGAAGTTTATAGATTTACTGATAGAAATCATGAGTTAAATACTAATAATACTTCGGAACTTCCGAAACATATGGTAGGTGAATTAGCAGATGTATTCAATACAAATTCCGGCTTTAAAGTTATCCGAGATCAATTCGATAGCGAAGATACTGAAGACTGATTATATCTATATAGATGATCTTGGTTCTGTATATGGATATGACTATAATATTAGTAAAATTGCAATTTTCCCGTCTAATATAGACGTGCCAGTACCAATGGTGCTGAGCTGTTTAGAATTGCGTAATTTATTAAAAACCAAGGTCCTAACTGACTTGATTTCAATAGGCTGGGGACCTGATGGTTACATTCAAACAGTAGATATTCGTAGTTATCTTTATCTGAAAAATACTCTTGATGAAAAGATAGCTAAAATGAATAGAGTTATTTATGCGACACCTCCTATTAAAAGATATTCGTCAATGGAAAATAATGATGAGTTTATGTCTATACTAAATGCTCCCGCAGCATTAGGAGCTAAATTATTTAAATTAGATAATTATATCTTAACTCTCTTTAAGGGATTATTACCTAATGCTAAGTCTGATAAGATAGATTTATATATTTATCCTTATACGGCTAATAGTGATCTGTATAGATATATCATCTACAAGAAAGGCAATATCAATATTAACGTGTGCTGTATAGCTCTAAAGCTCATATAAACGTAACGGTAGAGATCACTCTCTACCGTTTTATTTTTTGTATATTGGATTAACAGCCAAACATTTAGATAAACTCGTTAGAGGGAGGTACCGAGATGCCCGAAAAGGATGAAAATAAACGAACTGTCATTCCCTCAAGCATACGAAAGCTTGCAAATACAGTTCAAGATAACTTAAATGGGTTATATGCTAGAACGTATTTTTCTTCTCCTAATAATAAGAATGATCTAGAAATAACCAAATCTAAAATCAATAAAACCTTAGATGATATTATCTCTAATAATAAAAACAACACTGGCTCAACCAGTGTTGCTAGTCTTTATACACGTTTAGATAATTACCAAAAAGATCCTGATGTAACTAGAAAGATTTCTACACTATTCGAAGATCGTAATCTTATGACCGGTTTAATGAGTGCTTATATAGAGAATAAGTATCTTAAAGATTACGATAACGAAATTGATACGGTTCTTAAGTATTGTCCTAAACTTAAAGAAGCATTAGAAGTACGTAAAGATAACGTATTATCTGCAGACTTCTTTTCTAAAGATTATCTCATTATCTCCGATGAAACCAATGTTCGTGATGATGCTATATTTATGAAACGTTGCGGTGATATTAAGGAGATTTATAATCTTATTGAGCGTGTAGATGAATGGTATGATACAACCGCTATGTATGGCGAAGTATTTGTATATATCGTACCATATGCTAAAGCCATTTCTAGATTATTAGTCTTGAAGAATGGCAATACTAATGTAAGTCTTAGTGAAGCAGTCTTAAACGAAAACTTCGATGATATGGAACAGTTTAAACAGATCGAGACTAAAACCTTAGTGATTAATGAAGCTACACTTGATCAAGAGCATAAAGCAGACTTCAATGCTTTAAAGAAAGTCTATGGTTTAGATTCTACTAAAACGAATCTTGACTTTAAGCTTGAATTTAATATGACAAACATGCTCTTTGAGGACGTTATAGAAAAAGCAAAAGCGTTTCAACGTCGTCTTAAAGCATCTAAGTCCTCTTTATCTGAGGCATTCTTAAACGAAGCATCTATTAAACGTAAGAAAGATACTCCGGTATTTGTAGATGGTAAACGTACCGTAAGAATGGATATCGATAAAGGTATTATGGGTACTAAAGATAGACCCAAAGACTTAGACTATTCTGAATTTACTAAAGATACAACTAGCCGTGAAGGCTTAATCGATACAGATAATTGGAATAAAACTATTGAAGACCAAGCTAAAGATATGAAACTTAAAGTAACTGGTGCTATCTTAAAGAACTTGGAAAGATATAATGTAATTCCTATCTATATTGATGACTTATGTCTTGGATACTATTACTTAGAATTTAAAGAAAACGATCAATATACATTGAATACTCAGTTAGCTGACCCAGTAATGACTCTTAAAGCTAATACTAAGCTTTATAATGATGCTGAGAAAGCTAGAGCTGATGAATTACTTAGATATATTTCTGCTAGACTCTCTAAAGAAATAGATGCTAAGTTTGTTAATATTAACCAGGATCTTACTAAAGAGATCTATATGATTCTTAAACATAACTACGATTTCAATACTCCTAATCCAGAAGGGATTCGTGTAACGTTTATTCCTCCTGACGATATGGAACACATCGTATTTAGAAGAGATCCTCATACTCATCGTGGCGTATCTGATCTTGAACACTCTATGCTTCCGGGTAAATTATATGCTGGCTTATATATTACTAATACCATTGCTGCAATGACTCGTTCTCAAGACAGACGTGTGTACTATGTAAAGCAAGCAGTTGATACTAATATCTCTGAAGTATTACTTAACGTAATCGATCAGATCAAGAAATCTAACTTTAATATTAGACAGATCGAAAATATCAATCAGGTATTAAATATCGTTGGTAAATTCAATGACTTTGTAATTCCGACTAATGCTAATGGTGAATCTCCTGTGCAGTTCGAAGTAATGCAAGGTCAAGACATAGATCCTCAGACAGAGTTAATGAGTCAACTCTTAGAGATGGCTGTTAATAATATTGACGTACCATTAGAATTAATCCAAGCTCGTCAATCTATTGATTATGCTGTACAGTTTACTATGTCTAATAGTAAATTCCTTCGTAAGGTATTTAATAGACAAGCTAAGTTCCAACCCTACCTCAGTAGGATATTCTCCAAGCTCTATAATTACCAATACGAAGAATCTGCATTCATCCGTATTAGTTTACCGCCTCCGGCATTCTTAAGTATTACTAATACAGACCAGCTTTCTAATAATATCGTAAACTTGTCTCAAACCATTACTGATATTGCTATTCCGCCTGATCAAACAGACGAGACTAGTGAATTAAAACGTGGTATTTTACTTACCAAAGTAAAACGAGACTACTTGAAAACATATGTTGACTTTGATAGAATTGATAAATTTGTCAAAGAAACAGAGCAAGAAGTTGCTCTTAAACAACAATCTACAAATAATCAAGAACAGCAATAAAATAATCCCTCTAGGAAGTGATTCCTAGAGGGATTTTTGTTTTGTGTATTAGTGGTACACAAATACGATGAAAAAAGATGGATGATAATAGAAGTTTTAAAATTTCTACTATCTTTGCATAAGTAAATGAAGCAAGAAAAAATAAATACCTAAGCGAGACAGCATTTATTTTTTGTATATGGATGTTAGATTAAGCGTAAAATATTAGGAGTGGCATTTCTACCACTCCTAATGAAGGTGAATAATCTATTACCAGGATACTGTATTACCATTAGAGGTAACCAGATCTTTTTCATACGGTTCGATGTCGGTAACACCAGTATACTGGAAGGCATCTTCACGCCATTCAGTATTATCACGAATCCAATCAAGCAATTCTTTTGCTTTTTCAGATACGTCCTGAGAAGTAATAGGATAGCCTTTGAACTCTACATTGATGGTCTTGAATTCAATAGTGCTTTTATCGGAGTTGTAGATGTCCCACTGAGAACCAGTCGGTTGTGCAGCTACGATATAATAAGCTTTTTCAAGATTCATCAGTGTATTGTCTGCTACGAGATACATGAAGGAGAATACTTCTTTTTCATAGCCAGGTTCCATTTCGCCAGACTGAATCAAACCACCATAAGTTTTAACCTGAGTACGAGGGTCTTTTACGCCACGGAGGAATAATTCATGAGTACGAGAAATAACAGAACCAGCACGTTCAAAGTATTCCATAGAGAAGGTAGATGCAGACGGTGCAGTTACACGGTTGATGATATCAACGTTAGAAATACCGTTGGTCAATTCACCGGTTTCTGCAGTCATATTATCAATACCATTCAATCCTCTGAAGTCATATTCAAGAATATGAACATAGTTCTCAATAAGTTTACGATATTCATCGCTTTTATTTTTAAGAGCTTCCAAGAAGGAAGGAATACCTACAACAATTAAGAACGAATAACCAGACTCATAAAGGTTATACGGAGACAGATCAGCAAAGTCTGTTACGCCACGCATAAGAACATACTGAGTCAAGTCCTTAGTAGCTCTCAAAGAGCTAAACATGTTATTATCTACATTAGGCATTATGCTTTACTCCTTTCCTCTTAGGATTGCAATGCAAGAATCTTGAAGATTTCGGTCTGAACGAAGTTCCTGAACTTAACTTTCAAGACTGCATAGAAGATTTTGTTAGAACGATATACGGAATCTTCAACGTATTCCATGGTAAGTTCTTCGAAGTTGCCACTGTAGTTAGACAGTAAGGAATTAACCTCTTTCTGGTAGTTTTCGAAGTCTTCGCCATCAAGGAAAGAGTAACGAATGATAGGCACTTTCTTACGAATTTCATGAATGATCTGCTGAATAGCAAGAACGTTGTTGATGTAAGAAAGCTGAGTGAATCTCTCCTGAGAAGTATAGCAAGTCTCAAGAGTCAAGGTGCCATTGATATATGCTGCATAGTTGATTCTAAGATCTTCCATTTCGGTTTTCTGGTTACCAGCAGGAGTAATCTTAGGAATAAAGTTTACAGTACCTTCAATAGCTTCAGGAATGGTAGCTTCCATTTTAATACCGCACGGAGGACGATTACGTCCATTAATGAAGTGAGATACCAAAATACGAGCCAGAGAGTAACCAACAGTTACAGTGATTTCTTTCTTGGTATACGGATCAATGATATCATACCAAGTGGAATAAGTACCAGCATAACGAGTTTTCAGGTTAGGCAGGTCAGCATATTCCAATTCACGAATAGATTTGCACGGTTGACGAACACCAAATGCTTCATTACCGATATCACGGAAATAGAAGCAGTCTTCACGGAAGTTTACAAGGTTTTCGATAGCACGTTTTACGCTATCATGGTAGTTAGCATCAACGATTACGTCAATCGGGTTGTTATCTACGTTATAGATATCATCGGAGAGAGAACCATCGAATACTTTAACCATTTCGTCTTTATAAGTATCAGTATTGATAGGAGCATTGCCGAAAGAGCCATTGCTACCATTATCCATAGAAATGCCATACAAAGAGTTCAACTGAGTATTAGTATCAACTATGATATTATCATTCAGCGGAGCACCTTTGAAGGTTTTACCGAATAACAAATCCTGATTAGCAAGATCCAATGCATCAATATCTTCAGCAGACATACCTACAGCATCAGAAGCAAGAATTTCTTTGATACGATTTACGAATGCAGTAAATTCATCATCAAAGAATTTGCAACGCAATTGCGGGTTAGATGCATATTTAAACTGAGTCTGGAAGCTAGTATTTTCATTGCCTTCAACAATATCCGGATTCAGAGTAGCAACCAATTCAGCGATCTGTTCGTTTTCTTCATTTACCTGAATAATATATTTGGTGTACTCGAAAGTACGGCTCAAATTATAGTCAGGAGTAATAGTAAGACGTTTATTAGAAACGCCACGACCTACATCAGTGAAGATGCAGAGAGGATAGCCATATTCCTCAGGTACAGAATCTTTAAATTTCTGAGCTACAATAGTAAGGTCATTGCTTTCAGTTGCAGCCAAAGACTTAAGATTATAAGAAATATGTACTTTAGAATCTACTACAGGATCATTAGGAAGACCTTCATGATTAGTGGGGCTCGTGGTTTCAACACCCCTATCAGCATCATAATATAACAGATTACCGTCCTCGTCGGTTCTCTGTACGTTCTGAGTCTCAACGTAAGCAACTAAGCCATTATTAGCAAGAGTTGAGTCTTGAGCTACAACGCGTTTGCAGAATAAACGAGCACCGCTATTGATAGCATTAGCTGCTTGTAATAACGGTTGACCATGTCTAGCAAAAGAAATGCTATTGCCATATTGTTTAAAGAAAGCATCACCTTCTACATATGCATAGTCTTCGGTACCTTTATCTGAAGTAAACCCAATCATTTCGATCGGTTTATCTATTGTATTGGCGATAGTAAGAGACGGAATATCGCTCTGATCGTCAATTATAAAAATTGTACCTACATACATTCGAATGTTCCTCCTTTGAGAGAGTTTTATAAGAAAAGAGTGATTAAACAAACACTAGTATAGTGGGTCCATATGACACCCACTAGACTTTTATCATTATGTTTGCTCTCATACGGCTAGCCCATCATGATTTTCTCCAGAGGAGATGTCCTTCCTGGCTTATCTATAGCAGCATTTACTACAGCTAAATCCCAGTTTTCGGATGTGATAGAAGCAAACGGAGATACGTATTTCGGAACCATATTCAAAGAGATTGGCTTATAATTATGCATATCAGTAATACCAGAAAGCCTAAAAGGAATTTCTTCATTCCTAGGATCTCTGCATATTTCAGATATTACTATACCTAAGATTTGGTCAGCTACACCAAACTTAAAGCCATTGAGTTTAGCTGTTCTATTGAAGAATAAATATAATTCTCGATAATCCAATGTAGTAGGGAATTTTGCAGTTGTCAAGAACAGCCTAAAGAAGTTTTCTGCATTCTCTACGTCAGAGACTGGATCTTGTACAATGATTTGATCGCCTGGACGATATATCAATACGATATAATTACCAGGCTTCTGAGTCTTAATAAGAGAAACATCTTTTAATTTTTGTATTTCAGAAGGGTGAGTTAGAAACTGAGTCGGTAGTTTGAATGTCTTTAAACCAGAATGTTTACCATTCTTATCAAAGATAGCATAATTCACTACACCGAATAACGAAACTAACTCACCGATCTGTACATACAATTTGCCATTATCATATTCTTCTGGCACATAGAAACGGAACTCATGATCTTTCTTATTAAAGATCACGTGCTCTCCGTCTAATTTGCAAAAATCTGGTACTTGACCTGGCATAGATATTCACCTCAAATATTATTCAGACTGAGAATTGATTTCTGGGTCATCATCAATATCACTAGTGATAATGATAGGACCTTTAAGGGTCAATTCTACATTATCTGGATCAGGCATTTGAGCTCTGTCTTCAACTTTAATTTCAGTCATAATAAAACCCTCCAAAGAAAAATATGTTTAGTTTAGCATTTGAGTAATAGATATATAATTTCCCACCTTATATATTCTATTACGAGATGGTTTGCACTAAAAAAGAGAAACTATGATTTATTTTTTGTAAACTTCCTTATAATTACACGATTTGGAGGTAATTGTATTGAAAAATATCTTAAACGTAATTCTCTCCCCTATCAGAGGATTCTTCATCTTCTTGGCGTTGAAAATCTTCGAATCATTAGGAGCCGTAGAAAGCTTTGATAAGAAGTATTTTTATGCTATTAACCATAGCTCCTGGAGATGTTCAGCTTTGAACTCTTTTATGCTGGCAATGACCCAGATAGGAGAAGCTTGGTTGCCAATTTTCGCAGTATTATTATCATACCAGTATCTAGAGATTCCCCTTTACGTAGTACAGAAAATTCTTTGGGCTTATGCTATATCTGGACTAATTGCAATTATTATTAAATATAGCATCAATAGAGATCGTCCTTGTAAGGTTCTCTCTGATGCTATTGTAGTAGGTCCAGCACCATCTTCCCAGAGTTTTCCTAGTGGACATACTACATCTGCATTTGCTTTCTGCATTATGGTTGCATGTATCTTCACACCATTAATTATTCCGATGATTATATTTGCAACTCTTGCAGGAATCTCTAGAATCTATCTTGGGGTTCACTGGCCCACAGATGTAATTACTGGTGCTATTATTGGTACTATTACAGCTTTATTAGTATACTTCATTTAAACAAAACATGTCCCCCTTACCTTCACAGGTAAGGGGGAATTTCTTGGTCAGGTCTTATGAAAAAATCACGTTACGGAAATCTGATAATGGAAATTTGGTAAAAGAGGTCATTTTTATCGAAAAGTTAAAAAGGTGAAATTTCATGGAGTCTTACACAAAAGCATAAGTTTAGCCATTAAGTTTTGTAATTAATAAGAAGGATGTTTCAATTATGTTTAGATTTAGGAGAAACCCAAGACCAAGAATTACTATATAGTGTATACTTATGTAAAAAATAAATAGGAGTGGTATTACTACCACTCCTAATATTTTAATTATTCTTTAGACGGAATTTGCTGCCACTGTAAGGTGTCATACATTTCGTCTTGTTCTTGAGCTTCAGCTTTAGAGAATTCTTCGTGTTCATCGAATTCATCGACATGTTCTTCGAAGTCTTCTACATGGGCTTTCATATTAGCAATCTGTTCCAGAGTTACGAACTGATGTTCCGAGTCAGTGATTACGTCAGCAGCGTAAACTTTCAGACCGGTTTCAGGTAATTCTTCGTCTCCTCCAGGATCACTAGTATATACACTAATACCATCGATAGTCCAACCGGCTTCTTGAGCAGGTACAATGTACTGATCCCATTCTACGGCTCTTACTTCGGTCTTAGCAAATCTCAGAGTTGCACCTACTTCAGGTTCTTTAGAAGCAGATTTGATAATGTTAAGAACTACTTGACGAGTCAACGGACAATCAGTAAAGTCTACAGAAACTTTAAGACTACCTTCAGTAAATGCTACAGTAGTCAAATTATAGCAACCATCAAACATACCTTCGGCATGATCAACGTTTACCATACTCAAAGTCTGTACACCAACAAGATTTGTACAACCAGCGAACATTTCACGCATATCTACAACTTTGTTGGTAATCATATACGGAGCAACGATAAGTTTTACGCAACCCTTAAACATACCATTCATTGTAATAGCTTCACTTGTAGATTCAAGATCATTTACTACAGACAAGGTCTGATATGTTTCAGGATAATACAGTCTCATATAATCATTAAAGTTAGTTCTTGCCTGTCTGCTCAGACCAATAAGTCTCCAACCTTTGTTGATTGCCGGAGCTACATGAGCATCGTAATCTTTCATGGTTAAAGTCTTATCCGGGAAGGTCAAGGTCTGTGTAGCATCAATAGCTTTAAGATTATCTAAGATATTATAAATGCTTTCAGTGCTCAATTTAATGTCAGAGAAGTCTACCGAGCAGTTCAGACTACCAGCAGTAAATTTCACATCAGTCAAATTGAAGCAGCTAGCAAACATAAGATTTGCATCAGCTACATTAGCCATATCTAATTCCGGAACACTAGCTAAGTTCAAGCAACCAGAGAACATGCTTCTCATGCTAGTAACAGCTTTGGTATTCAACGGAACTACATTGGTCAAGCTAATGCAACCCTCAAACATAGAGGTCATATTATTAGCAAGTGCAGTATCAATATTCGGGCATTCAACGATAGTGGTGAATGTATCCGGATAAGTCTTCTGCATGTAATAAGTAAAGTCAGAGATCTGTTCAGGTTCGGTTTCTTGTCTGATACCATAAATAATCCATCCTTTAGATTGTGCAGTCAAGACGTTATCATATTCTTCAACGGTAAACTCAGTGGCAGGGAACTTGATAGTTTTCTTAGTATTCTCAGGCAGAGTACGAAGACCCTTGAGAATATTGATGATAGCTACTTTTTCTAAAGCAGTATCTTCTAAGTTTAAGCTGCAAGCCAAGGTACCCGGTTTAATAGCCAGATATTGCAGTTTATTACATCCACCGAAGATATCGGTACGAGTAGTTTCTGTCATGTTAGTAAGATCCATTTCCAAAGGAATATAGATCAAATTCTGACAGTTATAGAACATGCGAGTGAAGTCAGAGCAACTAGCTGTATTGATCTGCGGTGCAGATACTAAGCTAGTGCAGTTTTCAAACATGCCCTTCATAGTATTAGCTTTAGAAGTATCAAAAGTTGCTGTGATCATGCTAAGAGAAGCACCACCAGCAAACATGTAGTTCATATTTACACCTTCAGAAGTATCGGGCAACATATTCAAGATATTAATGCTTGCATAAGTTTCCGGATAGGTCTTCTGTAAGTAATAAGTGAAGTCGGTAGCAAGCTCTTTAGGAGCATAGATTCCGAACACATTCCAGCCTTTTTCAATAGCAGGAACTACATGGTTATCATATTCTTCTTGAGTGAGATTATAAATACCATTGGTAAATACAACACCAGCAGAAGAATCTACAGGTTCTCCTAAGCAATCAAATACTTCAAGAACTTTCTCTTTGCTCAAAGGAACGTCAGAGAAGTTCATGCTGCATTTAATAGATGCCGGAGCAAAAGTTACTTCAGTGAGTTTGAAGCAATCATTAAACATACCGTATGCATGGATTACATTGCTCATATCTAAAGTACCAGGAATTCTGGTGAGTTCGGAGCAACCATCATACATATGATCAGTATATTTAGCTTTAGAGATATCCAATTCAGGAGCAATTCCCATAGTAGTATATACAGTCGGGAATGTATTTCTCATATACCAGCTATAGTCGGTACGTTCAATCGGCAACGGAACGTCACATTCGATTGTCCAACCTTTCTCGATAGCAGGTCTAATGTAAGTAATAATCTCATCTTCGGTGAAATCGTTCTGAGCTTCTACGTTATGGAAAGTAAACGTAGCGCCTTTAACGGGATCACCTAAGTTAAGAATAGTATTTAACAAAGATTCTTTAGTGAGGTTAGTATCACTCACGTCAAGAGATACGTGTAAAGTATCTGGTACGATGTTGAGATTTTTCAAAGAAGAGCAACCATAGAACATGTCTTCAGTATATTGAGCTGCAGTCATATCTAAGTCACTTACTGTTGTCAACATCTGGCAGCTATTGAAGAAGTCTCTGAAATCAATTACACCAGCAGTATAGATTTTCGGAGATACAATCATTCTAGAGCAACCATAGAACATGCCTCTTGCTGTTACGAGTTTATTAGTATCGGGCATGTCATAGAAATTAACCATAGAAATGCAACCATAGAACATACGATCAGCATTTACTACATTAGGCAGAGACAGTTGAGCTGGTGCAAGCATAGCTTCACAACCCTCAAACATACCTGTTACATATACAGCTTTAGAAGTATCTGGAATTTCAGGACATACTTCCATAGTCATATAGTCTTCAGGATAAGTATCTCTCATATAATAGCTGAAGTTAGTAATTTCTACAGCATCAGGCATCTTAACGCCCTTAATAGTCCAACCCTTGTCAAGAGCTGGTTGTACATGAGCAATATATTCATCCTTAGTAAGTTCTTTAGCTGCTTTAACACCAGTAAAGTTTACTTCATTACCAAACTGAATATCACCACAGCCATCCAATACACTAAGAACGGATTGTTTATTCAATACAGTATTGCTCAAATCTAAAGAAGTATGAAGAGTCAACGGTTTAATGTTGAACTGTTCAAGAGCATTGCATCTAAAGAACATGTCTTTAGCATCTACCAGAGAAGACAAATCCATCTCCGGAACAGTATTTAATTTATAGCAGTTAGCAAATGCTTGTTTCATGGAAGTTACTTTAGAAGTATCCATCTTAGCAACTGCTACAAGCTCTCTACAACCATAGGCAAACTGACTCATATTAATTACTTTGGAAGTATTCATTCCCGGAAGCATAATAAGAGTCTGACAGTTCAAGAACATACCAGACATATTTAAGCAGCTATCAGTTACTAATTCCTGAGGAACAGTCATGAGTCTGTAGCAATCAGCAAACATAAGATTCATATCAGTACCCTGAGAAGTATTCGGTAACTGTACATGTGCCATGTCATGATATGTATTCGGATAAGTTTTGCTCATATAATTAGAGAAGTCAAGGATCAATTCAGGAATATTAGAATCACAAATAATGCCTTCAAAGATCCAACCAGCAGCTTCTGCAGGTTTAATGTAGTCTTCATATTCTTCTACGGTAAATTTATATTTATAATTATCTTTATTATCAATATAATCCGCAGGAATAATATCGAAAGTCATATGATTCTTAGTAGCTACAGGAGTACCAAGATTCTTAATGATATTAAGTACTACGTCTTGTCTTAATTTACAATCAGAAAAATCAAGACCAATCTTAAGAGTACCTTTGGTGAAAGATACGTCTTCAAGAGAAGTACAGCCTTTAAACATATTAGCTGCAGATAAAGCAGAAGTCATGTTTAATTCAGGCAGATTAATGATATTAGAACAACCGTTAAACATATCAGAGAAAGTTCTTACATTACGAGTATCTAATGTAGGAATGGTTCTCAGAGAGAAACAGTCATTAAACATTCCACCCATGCTCATAACTCTAGAAGTATCCATCATCGGAATTTCTTCTAAGTTATTGCATTTAGCAAACATAGCACTCATGGAAGTCATATTACGAGTATTCATAGGACGAACCATTTTAAGCATGGTGCATCCACTAAACATTGCAGAAGCATTAACAGTCTTATCAGTAATAAGTCTATTCGGAATATGATCTAATACCATATATTTATCCGGATAGATCTGCTGGATAAAGTTGAATGCATCTGCTGGAACCATGATTGGTTTAGGTACCTGACCCGGATCAGGACAAGGAACAGTCTCTACATCTTTGATGCTTCTAATATCTTTAGCATCGATAGTAACTGAACCAGCTTTAAAATCATCGGAAGTATCAAAGGTTACTTTGTAGCCGGAAGTAGTTCTAAGAACAAGATCTACAATACCGGGACGATACTCTTTAACTGGTCCTTGCTGATCATATTTAGTGATCTTAGCTACACGACCAACTAATTCTTTGCGAGTACCATCTTCCATATATGAAACACGCCAGATTTTAGTGGAGTTCTCTTCTAAGCTAACGCTATAGGTATCTTCAGCATCTAAATGTGTAAATGTAACTTCAAGAGCACTCTTAGCTTTCGAAGTAACACTTAGCAAGGTAGATTCCATAGCTTCTTTACCTCCAAACTTTAAGATTTTTATACGTTGAAATAATACTTAAGTACTATTGCAAAATAGTATTAATTATAAGTTCGAATTACAAGAAATAAGCCTGGAAGCCATCACTGACTTCCAGGGATTTATTATACATGATTGATATTGATCTTTTCGGAAATATCATCCATAGCAGAAACAAAGTTCTTAAGAATTTCTCCTGCAAAACCACTAACACCGTTTTGTCCAGTAATAGCAATGTCTGCAGAGAGATTGCTGAGACTCTTAAGAATATCAAATGTATAGAATAAGTAGATAGCTCTACCCGGATTATCCATCGGATAATTTTTATCTGCATAGGCACGTGCCAAATAGATAAATCTATCGATGTCAGACGGGTCAATGCGCATCTTTATGACAAGCATTTTCGAAAAATCTTTCATTTTAGGGAAGGAAAGACCTACTGTGCTGAATTCATAATCTATGTCTTCATATGTACGATTAATGCGTTTTAACAGCTTACCATCGTCCATTAACTTATTCTTAGTAGCTTGAGGAATAGTATCTACAAACTCAGCTAATTTATCATAAGAATATGCAGTATGGAAAGCTTCAGCCATAATATCAAGATTCTTAGCTTTTTCTTCATCTACAGGACGAAGTTTCTCAGCTAATTCTTTGAATTTAGTTTCAAATTGATCTCTACGGCTTTCAAGCATAGTAGTAACAATATCGTCACCATTGAATGCAGCATTTAATTCTTTCTGAAGTTCTGCAAAGGCATTATCTAATGCAGATTCACTAATAAAAGAATCAATAAAGATCTTACTAATAGTATTGAGCTGTTCTTTATCATTATAGCTAATACCAATCTTTCTTGCCTCTTCTAAAATCATATCTTTTACCTTAGGAGGCAAGCTATTAAATACCGGGAATTTCTCTCCAGCTTTAATACGTTTATTGATTTCTTTAAGTTCAAGAATATCTGCTGGATCAATCGGCAATGGTTCATAAACAATATCGGACTGATCCTCAATTACTGCTGTGGTATTAACTTCATGGGTTACCTCTGTAGGTTCACCGGTTTCTTGAATCTGGCGTAATACTTGTACGTCTTCGCATTTATCTGCTTCATTAGCTAATACTTCAGTTACTTTATCAAGAATTTCTTCACTCATTCTTTAGTCTCCTTTTCGAGTTTTAATATGGCTCGGTTATAAACCACGTTAAATATAGCAACTCCATTATCGTCTATCGTACATTTAACACTATCTGCTCCACTTTTCTCCTTATAAGCATCAGCAAATATTTGCTCTTGCTCTTCTTTAGATGGTGGAGTAAAAGATTTATCTTTTATAGTATTCATTATAGCTTCATGAATAATAGAAGCTATGGTATTATCATTCAACAATATCGACATTTTCAATAGCAGCTCTTTCTTTTAAAATGTCTTGGTATTCACGCATAACTTTCAACTGTTTTTCCAGAAGCTCAATCGGGCAAATCGGAGTAAAATTCAATTTTCCGGTATGATAATCATCAAGCATTTTTGCAAGACGTCCTGCACGATACTTTACTTGGAAGTATTCTGCTACGAAGCGTTCTTTATAATCTCCACTAAGCATAACAACTGCGGTTTGCTCAAGACTACTAATATTCATTACATTGTCCTCCTTTTAAGTGGTTTCTTTTCAATTTTTATTGTAGCATATGTGTTTTTATAGTTACACATGTACTTATAAATTGGATCGTTAGTATCCTTTCTATACAGATTTCTATATAAAATGGTATAACAATCGCTATCGATTAATTTACCTAAAAGATGACTTAAAACAATAGGAGATATATTATTATGCTTATAATAAGCATTGAAAGTATTGTCTTCTTTATCAGTATCTATAGCTAAGATGCTTTTAAATGGAATAAAATCATCCTTAAGAACATTACCCCAACGAGCATATAATACATCATATACTATTCCGTAATATATGCCATAATCCGTAAAGTGGTAACGGTAGCTACATGGACCAATCCAAGTTAAACTATAAAATGGATCCTTGTCTAAATTCTGTGTTAGAATTATTGGCATCATATTAGTTCACTCCGGTTTGTCTACGCTGAATCTCCAATCTAATAGCAGTAATAAACATAGCGGCTAAATTAGGATTTCTAAACGGTTCACAATAGAACGTCTTATAGAAATCTACCTGAGGTACAAAGTTAGTAGTAAGCATATTTACTACATTAGGATCTGGATAAAGCACAGTACAAATATCATTGAAAGAAATATCAAATGCTTGCATCTGATCTAAGATATATACTAAGTTTGCATTGATAACAGCAATCTTAGGATCTTCATATACTTTCTTACCATATAAGGTAGCAGAGTCTTTGTTCTTTTTCATAGAGTCAAGATTAAAATAGTTATAAAGATTAGTCTTTTCTCTATAAATGTAGTTACAGAAGAACTGAGTAATATTATTAGTGAAATTAGATACAATCAAATCATATAGATAATATGCAGCAGTATAATGATCATCCATAGTCTCATAGTTCGGAGATATAGCAAGACCACCTGCTTTACAGAGTAATTGAATAATTTCTTCGTAAGTATTGCTTCTTACGAATTTAATATTCTCTTTATCCATAGGAAATTGTTCTAATAAGTTTTTGAAGTTGAGTTCGAATGCATTTACTGCATTAGGTTTAACAATATCTACAAACATAGCATCATATCTATGAGTAATATTGTCATTGATTACGTTATATATATAAGAGGTTTCAAAGCTGGCTAATAATACAGCTAATTCATTTTCGGTTACTGTATTATAACCGATAGAGTTATTAATAACTTGACTCATTTAAAGTATCCTCCTTATAGTTTTTAATTAAAAAGTTACCGTGTAAATAAAAAATAAAACCCATGGGTATTATCCCATGGGTCTATTTATTTTACAAACTAAGAAGAGATTTTTCTTCTTCATTCTTAGCATGCAGTTCCAATTGATTCTCATCAAGAGAGAAGTCAAATGGTTCTAATTGAATTTCGTCTGCATCGAAGAATCCGTCCTCTTGATTAAGCTTAAGAAGACCAACACCGGACGGCATTTCTTCAAATAATTCTGGATCGTTTTGTAATTGATCCATATACTTATCTCCACATCTCTTAATATAATATCTTAAGAGTTTACAGATATCCTCTTTAGTAGCATTCATTACCAGAGGATAAGTAGTAAGATGATTATTCATATACATGATACGAATATCATAGTAGACTTCCAATCCTTCTTGGAAAGTCATTTGGGTTACTACGAAGAATGACGCAAATCTTAATCCGTATTGGAATAAGGCATCTTGTACCTTTAATGCTTCTTCGTAATGGGTGATATTCATGTCCTTGGTATTCATGAGCTCATGATATTTATTCAAAGCCTCAATCATACCATCTAAGTTTTGTTTCTTGTCTTCCAATTCAAATACAACTTTCATATTATTACCTCCATTCTGACATTATTGTCACGTTGTATTCATGGTAATAATATACAATCGATTTGAATTATATTTACAATTTATCCCACATAGTCGGAATCTTATTATTCGGATTCTTATGAGGATTATTATAATCTATTTCAGATCCATCTCTATTAAAGTTAAGGAATACTTCATTAGGTATACCATATGCTCTGGATTCAAGTTCAATATCATTCGGATTCATATTATACTCTTTAGCATAAGCTTCACGACCATCTTTCTTTCGTAAGAGCTTATTCAACGAAGCATCATCACGAGCTAATTGTTCATTTACCCATTGAGCATATAGTTTGCCTTGAGCTTTAGCGAACTCTTTAAGCCGAGTCTTATATTCTTGATCATCAGCCATCGGACTAGCATCAGCGATTTCGGTAATGATATCAGAATACTTTTCTTCTAATCCATACATTACCTCATCTATAGTCTCGTCCGTCTTAATAGTAGTCTTGGTAATATTGAATCTTTCTTTAAGATCCTTACCTTCGTACCAGATATAAAGAGCCATTAAGTATGCAAAGGTCAAGTCATCGTGGCTATTGGAAGAGTGTTCGATTTTGCCGTTACGTTTAACTTCCATACCAACTAACTCATCATAGATTCTCTTAGATACGAATTTATCTTTATGATTATCTACACGCTCTCTTAAGATCTGAATCAAAAGATCACGTTTAGCCTTGGTAGAATCTAAGCCATAGACTTTAGTCTTTTGAGTACGTTTAATAGTACGAGTACCATCATTCATTTCCTCAATGACTTTGTCTTTGATTTCATAATAGAGATTCTTTTTAATAGGCGAATTAATAAGTTTAGCCAATACAGATGCCCCGAAACCACCGTTTCTTTCGACATTGACTACGGCATTCGGGAAATACTTAGTGACGAGTTCATAAATAACCCTAGCTAATTCCGGTGTAGATATATAGTTACACTTCAGATCTGCAAATACTCTAGTAGTTTTAGAGTCTACACAGCATATAGCAGATGCGTCTCGATTATACCCACCAGAAACGTCGACACCAACCAAAGGAGGATATAACGGAACACCGCCACGTAATTCTATCAATTCATAGATATTAAAAATATACTTCCCAAGGAAATAAACTATCTTGATCGGTTCACGTACTAAACGTGCAATACATTCAAGATCTTCTGTGGAGAATGGTGAATTGGAAGTACCAAGAGACCATTCAAGCAAAACTTCACGACGGATGTCGTCCCATCTGAAGAGCATTTCTTTACAAATGTCTTTAAACCATGCTTCGGAACGACCCAACTGTTGATAAGTGAATTTAATGTATACGAAGTTAGATTTACTATTAGCATCAATAATCTCTAAGATCTGTTGATATGGTAAATCATACCATGCTTCATTAAATTCAGTAGAATCTTCTTTCATATTATAAGCAACTTTACCAGAATCTTCTGTTAAGAAGCCCGGTGTAGTTGTAAGCAAGATACCATATGGAGCACCGTTCTGTTTAGCAATAAGAGATGCTGTCTTAAACGCAGGAACGGTATTGAGATAAATGATATCATTATAGGGAATAAAGCCCCATTCGTCTGCCCACAGTACAGGAATAGTACGACCACGTAAGAGGTTAGCAGCGGCAACCTTATTACGAGCCGAAGGTGCAGTACGAATCTTATTATTATTCAAAGGATGAACGATTTTCAGTATAGTATTGCTTGGTTTAACTTTCTTGCCATTAGTACTATAGGGCTGACTCATCTGTAAATAAGACGGTAATAAATCCCTAATGTCTTTAAGGCGCTGTAAGTTCAAACTTGATTCTTCTAATTTCTTATGTAAGAAAGTAATTTCAGAGTTAGAAGTACCAAAGAGATAAACCCATAAGAACCAACAGATAGCAGATATGGTTTTGTAATGCTGACGAGGTAATTCCAAGAAGATATTGAAATTGAGCATTAAGCAGAAATTCAATGCAAGATTACCTCTATGCAATTCATATCTTACACCGCCACCGGTTCCACCAGGGCTAGGTATTCTAACTACTTCACGAATAAAGTACCAGAAGTTTCTTAAACATTCTCTAAGAACTTTCTGCTTCATATATGTCGGAAGCATCGGATCATGAGGATCAATGCCAGCTAAGTCTTTATCATATAGAATAAGATGATACTTATTATTCTTTATGCCGATTGATTTAAGGAAATAATGCATATCCCTAAAGCTTTTATTAGCAGTACTCAACTGATAATATACAGTCGGAGTTTGCTGTACCGTTCTTTGAGGATATTGTGGCTGTGTTGACGGATATGCAATATTTCTAAGAGGCGTCATTGTAGGCATATGGTCACTCCTCTACAATATATTATTTAATAAGTTGGCTTCGTAGATATCATAACATTTAATTGATGCTCGATTATGAGTATCTTAATGCGCATTTCGAATGACAATAAGAATCGAGTATTTTATTTTCTCATCAAGTTTAAATTTCTTATTTATCATTCTTGAATCAGTTTTTCATACTACTATTTATTCTACTACCGGTTTGCTAATGCGAGACTAGCAAACTAGATTTTTTCATTCTTATTTCTACTTTTCATAAATATTCCCATTATATCTTGCTTCATTTCACTTACCCGGGCACCAGCAATGGTTCCCGGGTCTGTTATCTGAAAAATATTTGGTTATATACTATACATATGAAAGGAGGTTAAGTGTTATGATGCATCCCGAAGAACGATTCTATGCTAACCTTATAATACTAGCCAGACTCTTAGCAATCTTTTTAGTAATCATACTAGTATATGCCCTTAGTCAATCCGAGTACATCCCATCAGTAATCATTATTGTCTTAGCAGCAGTGATCGAATTCCTCATTGTACCACTGCTAAACAGAAGGAGGTAGCTATGTCTATTAAGAAGTTTATTAAATCTATTTTTGGTAAATGTGACCATAAGAAGTCCAGGTTTTTAGTTAATGATAAGAACCTTAGTGAAAGTCATGTAAGTCTTTGGAGATGCGAAGACTGTGGTAAAGTTATTGTAAGACCGTTTTACTATAGTGGTTCTAAAGGAGATTGGTATAATTATCTTGCGGGAGGAAGTAAAGAATGATTAGAGAAGAAATTAAGGCAGTTGATGGTAAGCTCGCTAAGTATCATGTAGTATTAGATTTTAAGTTTCTTAGAAAAGATGCTACGGCTAATATTCTTGATAGCAAAGGCGATGCCATACCAATCTATGGATACGTAAATAAACTCGAAGGAAAAATAGAAGGTTTAGAAAAAATAAACAAATCGACTTATATCAAGAGCCTTCATATCTTCGGGATGATAGAAGACAAATTAGCAGTAGAGTTTATGATTAGTGATAAGCTCTTCAATAAGTTTAAAGACCCAGACAATGATAATGTCATCCGTATAAGTAACCGTGTTCTTATTATGGATGACGATTTTCCTGATGCTAAGATCTATGCTAAATATGCTAAAGCAGTTATGAACGATGATCTTGAAATAATAGATAAATCTGATGATCCTACTGGGATAGATCTTAGTAATAATAATAGCATACTCTCATTTATTATACCCTTCAGAAGAAACCTCTTTGAAGAGCATAATTCCTTTAAGATCAATCTTACTATTACCAAATACAATAAAAATATCGATCTGTAATAGTTTAGAATTTCAATTATATATTATATATATGAATGAGGAGTAGTGATATAAAGACAACTTAATATCGTCCGGGTATCAACAACTCACTACTCCTCACAAATTAAAAGGAGGAATCGATCATGGCTATAGAGATGACCGAAAAAAGAAAGAAAATCTTTGGCGAAGATTTTAAAACCTTTGCCGAAGCTTATGAAGAATATCTTCGACACGAAGCTGAGCGTGTTGAAGAACTTAAAAGACTGTTGTCCGATATGAAACGGACAACTGAATTGATTGGGAGGTTATAATGATGAAAGTATTAGCAAATGTAGTAAAAGCTGCTGCTTTTGTAGCAGTAGTGTATTTTGTTTCAGTAAATGTACTTGGCCCTGCGTGGGACGCAGAAGCCGAATATCAGCACAATGTAACTTCTGAGTATACTCAGAGGTTGCAGGAACGAGATTTCAATCGTTCCATCAACAAATAAAAAAATAAAAGGAGTAGACTTTTCAGTCTACTCCGATTTTATTTTTTCTCTTGGGATCATAGTTAAAAGTCAATTATATTGGTGTAGTTAATAGAGTTTCTATCGAAATCCTTTATACCAATATAGGATAATGGGAAGTTCTTGATATTATCATTAATGATGCTATCATAGTCGATATAATCAAGAACCCATTTAGGAACCGTCTCATCCATTGGTACAGCTATATAGTTGATACCGGTCTTGAAATCCTCTAATTTCATCAAGGCTTTTATTTTTTCATAAACTTCAGGATGAGTATCTTTCAATGCTTCGATATTTTTATTATTGATATTAAGCTTAACTACATCAATGGTATTTCTCTTCTCTAAATCTATGGGTTCCATTCCAGGATCTTTAAGCGTATTATAAATAACAGATGCTTTGATGCCTTGGATACCCATTGGGTTATCATAGAACTCTTTAGATTTAATCGTAAGAGGTTTATAATACTCCTTAGAACCACTGCTAAGAGAATTTCTAATCTCTGTTTCTAATTGCACAATATCTCTAAGGACTTTAACTTGATCGATCTTTTGAGTATTAAGAATATCATCAAATAAGATCTTCTTAAGACGTTTTCTAGTCTTCGGTTGAAGAGTAACTTTATCGATTGGCATACCTTTAACGTCGAGTGCTGCAGATGCCGGAATCTTATTGCCTTCTTGAAGTTCTTGATATGATGCATAATTCTTCTTACCATCAGTAATCAAAATTCTCTTGAATAAGAATTCATTCTTCATAATCATCAGACAGTCTCTATTAGGAGAAGCAGAGTTATGATTAACCGTCAAGAGATACATATAATCACCAATAAATTGACTAATGATATAGGCAATAATATTAATGATAGAATGTCTTAAATTATCATCAGGTGTTATCGTATAGATCTTTCTATACGGTGGAGTATGTACGATCTTTCCTGTTAAGAAATCATATTCTTCGTAATGGTCTACCTTACGATAGATCTGTTTTAATGGAAGATCACCAAACTCATCTGGTTCTAAAATATCATAGAATTTACCAATCCAATTACTCAATCTCAAAGCTTTGGTTTGTACTTTAGATAAGACGAATCTATACCAAGCATCAAAGCTTACAATAGTTGAATCGGTATCAGTAATAAGAGAGACTTTACGTTTCATGGTCATTACTCGGAAAAGCCTATCCATGTTGAGGTGTGGATGATATACATAATCCTTAAGAATCTTAGTAAGTTCTTCTAGCTCTACTTTGATTTCTTTAGGTGGTTTATTCGGATTAAAGAACGGAATGGTTAATTTCTCCAAGATATAAACCAATGCTCTTTCCATACTAGAGTTATCAAAGAAGTCATATAGATTATTTCTATAATATAATCTATTCAAATCGGCTTGAGTAAGACTTCCAAGCATATTCCAAACAATGTCCATCTCATGCTCAGATGGATACCATCCAGAGAAGCCACAGTTTTTCATAAGTCTCATGAATACTTCTTCTCTGGTTTTATACTTATCTGGATCTAAGATATCTTCGTCTTTAAATACTCTTGGGTCTTGATATACGACCTCATCTATAAACATGAGAATCTCATCAAGACTACCCCATTGTAAATTATCTGCTAAGAATTGTTCGAAGAACATAATCGCTGCAGATATACAGCTTCGACCCATAAACGTTACGCTTTGAGCCATATTAGTATTATACAGCATCGAAGAGAACTGACCTAAAAGTCCATATACTGCATTACAATCTAATTTAGATAAGAGCTGTAACAGATTGTACTTCTGAAACTCTTCAGATCCTTTTGGGTATTCAAACATTTTATTCTTAAACTTAGAACGGTTTTGAATAAACGTTTCTATCATATTATAAAACGGAGTATGATTACCATTTGGGTCGTGACGTTTAAACAACAACCCAAATGAACTCATAATCGGTTTCTTTATCTTTACGTAATCAGATACGTCTCGTAGAGTTAGATCTACTGAGACTTTCTTGTAGTTATTATCTAATTTTACTTGAGCATTGTATTCCCTTTTATTAATAGAAAAATCTACTGCTGGAGCTAACTGTTCATAAGACATATTCGGATATAACAGTCTAAGCATCCTTATCATTTGTTCTTTGTATTCTTGTAGGGTAATGCTTTGAATCATCATTATTTCTCCTTTCAATACTTATATTAGGTTGTTTGATTACTCCTAAGAAATTAATAAATAAAACATTAGAGTAAATTAAGACACTAAATGCTCTCCCATAATTGTCTTAATCCATGAAATATTTCATTTGACCTTATAAGGAGGATTCTAACTATGGGTTTCTTTGATTTAAAGGGCGGCGCTGTTCTTGAACAAGATCTCAAAGATCCGAGAGAACTTGACCGCGTATATTTATTTGATGAACTTTCTCGTATGAGCGATGCAGAAAAGGAAGAGTTTCCTAAAACCGAAAAATGTGCTCGCCTTATGGAAGCAGGGTTAATCTCTAAGAAAACCCTTGTTCGTCTGAGTAAAACTGACGACCTTTCTCGTCGTCGTAAAATGGCTGCTTTCCAGATTGCTAAAGAACGTAAAGATCCGCTCTGGAATCAGCTCGTTAAAAACCGTATTAAAGAACGTCAGCTCATTCGTGCAATCATGGCTAAATATGCTACTGGTGCAGAAAAAGCTGCTCGTATTGGTCAGAAATCTTATCTGAAATCTATCGGCAATAAAATGGCTCCTATTCGCTAATTATAAATTTGATCCATGGTTGCAAAACCATGGATCATTTCTCTTCTATAATATATCACCAAATTCAATTTTTACATCTCCGGTCACATCATTATAATGTCGATATATCATTTTATAATGATATATTATATTTGTAGAAATTTGATAGGAGTGTGAATGAAATTGTTAAACAACACAAAAGCCTATGAACCTTATGAACAATTTGTTCTTACGGGTCAACAAACCCTATGGACAAATCAACTCACAAGAGAAAATTGGGGCGCTCATTGCGCCGGTATTTTTAATATCCTAAAAGACGGAATCGAAACAGAGTTTGTTAGAAATAACAAACTTGATATTGTTTTCGATGAGAAGCATGCCGTAAGATTATCTGTTCCGGATTATTTCCTGAATCTGATTATGTGGCGTGTATTGTTATTCACAGATATTACTATCGAGCCTAAGCATATCTTCTTTCCAGAGACTATTACACAGAAGACTATTGCAGCTTATCTCGATAAGTTTTATGTAATACCTAATAGAAAGAAGTTCGATAATAAAACTTTGAATAATATAATCGATGACACTTTGCATACGTTTAAGTATCTCGATGAGTTTGCCTTGTATTTTGCCAATACTTGTAATATATCTGATGACGTACTAATGGCTAAAGCTATTCCTGAGTATAGAAAAATATTGAATGCTGATTTGTCCGGTGTACCATTAGAGCAAGTAAAAGACAAAGGCATGGAATTAACCAATAAGATGATTGATTATATTGTCCATGATTCTCGTAGAGTATTGGGATTTGATCATTGCTTGACTAATGCATTTAGATCCCAAGAATCTATTAGACCTAGACAATATAAAGAAGCCGTAATCAATATTGGTACTAAACCCGATGGACTTGGTTCTGTATATCCTCATGCAACCAATAATAGTTTTATCAATGGTGGTGTATCTAAAACAATAGACCATTTTATGGATGCCTCTACAGGACGTTTGGCACAGATCTGGTCGAAAAATAACGTCGGCGATTCTGGGTCTTATGCACGTGTACTGGGGTTAAATTCTATTGATACATTTTTGAATCCAGACCCACATTACGCTTGTGATACTAAGAATCTGATTCGTTATGAGATTAAATCTAAAGAATTATTTGATCTCGTAGTAGATAGATATTTCCGTTGGCAAGAAGAGGGAACAAATAATGATGATATTCTTATCACTTCTGATATGTATCCTCAATTAGCTGGTAAGACTATCTATCTTAAGAGTCCTATTACATGTGCATCTGCAGCACGTGGAGAGGGCGTATGTTTTAGATGCTATGGTGATATTGCTTATACTAATATCGATATTGCTATAGGTAAATTTGCAGCAGAAATTATCTCCTCCAAATTAACTCAAAGATTATTGTCTGCAAAACATCTGTTAGAGACCAAGATCAATGAGATAGTTTGGGAAGACGGATTCCTTGATTTGTTTGAGATGGATGGTACAGCCGTAAGACTATTACCGGATCTCAATCTCAAGGGGTGCTTTATGATCATAGATCCTCAAGACATCTATCTTGAAAATGAGGATGATGATTATTCTGATGATAATATGATTCGTTATAATGAGTACGTTAAAAAGTTTACCATCATTGGTAATGGTAAAGACGTATTACTCAATAAGGAATTGTTTAGTAAGTCAGATGATAATCTCTATATCACTCCGGCATTGCATTTATTGATTCGTGGTAAAGCAGAAGCTCAAGAAGATAAGATTCTTGTACCACTGAGTTCTTTATCCGGGTATGATATATTCTATGTGAAACTTCAAAACAATGAGTTGTCTAAGACTATGAATAAACTCATGGATATTCTTGATAAGAATGGTGTAACTCTTACAATGAATAAAGAGTCTATTCTTCAGACGTATAATGAGACACTCATTGATGGTGGCATCAATGTAAAATCTGTTCATAATGAGATTCTTATTATGAATCAGATTCGTGATGCAGACAATGTTCTTGAAAAGGTAGATTGGACGATTCCTCATGCTAGATATCAGTTATTGACTCTTAATAAAGCGTTGATGAATCATCCCGCAGTAACAATTACATTGCTCTATAATAAACTGAGTCTTGTATTGTTTACACCGCTTACATTCAAGAAGAATGGTGTATCTTTTGTAGATCTCTTCTTTATGAAGTCTCCTCAGAAATTCATAAATAGTGAGTCTACATTAGTATCGGATAAACAGTTCAAATCCGATAAAGAGCAAAACCTCAGGCAGATCTATATTAAGACAGCTCCGCCTGAAGTAGATAATTCTATCTTATAATACGGAGGAATACAACGATGGGTTACAAAAGAAGATGTAACAAAACAATTCAAGCACGTGTACCAGAATGGCTTTTCAACGATTTCGATGAGGTTTGTAAGAAAGGCTATCTTAACAAAAGCAATGTACTTGGAATTTTGATTGAGAATTATATCAAAGATTCTAAAGCAGCAACTGTAAACATGTAATCATTTGGTGGAAGAGACTTCTCTCTTCCACCTTTATTTTGAAAGGAGAAATTTATTATGAAAAAAACAAATGAAAAGTATGGAGCAATCAGATCTATTATGACTATCGTACCGCAAACCAGCGATATTGATAAAGAAGGCTATAAAGCTCGTCTTTATCTTAAGAAAGACTTCAGCGATAAAGATGCATATTGTGGTTATCTTAGCGCTGATAAAGATTTGACCACTCTTAAAATAACTGCATTATATGAATTATTCGATCATAAATGCTTTGGTGGTAAGGAGATACATGGGTTTATTGTAAGACTCAATATTAATGGTAAGAAATATCTTCTCTTTCCTAAAGAAGTAGTGCTCGTTCATAAAGACGAATTTAGTACTTATCAGCACGACGTTGATTGTATTGAATGCACAGCAGATCTTACAATACCGGTTGTTGAAGATTTCTCTCTTCACGATACAACTGTACTGAAAGAGGTATTAACCGTTCCAGAATCTGATAATATTAATGATTATGCTTATTTTGAATTATATAGACTTACCGAAGAGTCTAAAGCAGATTTCGATAAAGCAATAAATTATCTTTCTGTAAGGGTCAATGGTCCGTTAAACTAAAAAGGAGAAATTCCTATGGCGAAGATTGTATTAAGACAGAGTTCTATCGTGGTAGAAGATTATACCAGAGGGCAATGTCCTACTTTGGAAGATTATTTTACTCAATACGATAAAGCAACTCATAGTTTTTACATACAAGGCATGGAGTTTCAAGATAATAAATTGCTCTTACCCAGAGGAATTGATGTTCCTCTGGTGGAGCATTTATTAGATGCTCAGTCTGTATATGATAAAAAGTTCGATCCATTTAGTATTAATACTGATATCGAACTGAAATATCTTCCACGAGACGACGTTCAAAAAGCAGCATTAAGATTTACGTTAGGTGAGGGCGAATATAGTAATACTAAGAATGCTTCACAGCTCTCATTAAACTTAGATACTGGTGCTGGTAAGACATATGTAGCTATAGCTACAGTGGCTATTACTGGGATTAAGCCTATTATTATAACGAGTAATGTAGAATGGATTAAGCAATGGATTCAACGCTCTAAGGAATATTGTAATCTTACTGAAAAGGATATGTATTTCTTCCAAGGAGCTCCATCTATTACTAAGATACTTAAGGGGGCAATTAATCCAGAGAAGTATACTATCTTCTTAGCTACTCATAATACCATCAAGAGTTATGGTGATACGTATGGCTGGGACAAAGTAACAGAATTGTTTAAGAAGATCAAAGTCGGTTTAAAGATATTTGATGAAGCTCATCTTAATTTTGATAATCTATGTAAGATCGACTTCTATACAAATACTTATAAAACCATGTATCTTACAGCAACTCCGGCAAGATCTGATAAGTTAGAGAATATCATCTATCAATTATACTTTAAGAATGTATATGCAATAGATTTATTCAATACCGATACAGATCCAAGAACCAATTATGTTGGTATACATTATAAGAGTAAACCAACTGCTATGGAGATTAGTAAGTGTCACACTATATATGGTTTTAGTCGTCAGTCTTATGCCAATTATATTGTGAAGAAACCTAATTACTATAAGATGCTTAGAGTACTAATGGATATTATCATTAAGCATAACGCTAAGACTCTTATCTATATAGCTACTAATAATGCTATATTTGAGACTAGAGAATGGCTTGTTAAAGAATATCCAGAGTTCGCTACTGAGGTAGGTATATTTTCTTCGTTATCCCCTAAAGAAGAACGGCAAGATCAGTTAAATAAACAGATCATTCTTACAACAACTCATTCTGCGGGGGCATGTAGTGATATACCGGGACTTAAAATAGTGATTCTTTTAGCAGAACCGTTTGCCTCACATGTATTGGCTAAGCAGACTTTAGGACGTGCTAGAGAAAGAAATACACTATATATCGAAGTCGTAGATGATAGCTTCTATGAGATAAGAAATTATTATAATAGCAAGAAAGTTGTGTTTAGTAAATATGCCTTGTCTTGTAGAGATATCAATCTAATATACGATTTAGACGAGAAAGCCGAACAAATAGAACTGGCCCGTAAAGGCCCTAGAGTAATCTACAGATTCACTGGTGATAAAGAATGTAATTATTCGTAAATTTAGTTATATATTATTACAGTGAATAAGGGTGGTTATTCAAATCTAAAACCCGTTTATTAAAAGGAGGAATTTAATATGTTAAACGTAATTAATCAACTGAAGAAAACGATCGGTGCTATTGATAATGGTGTTAAACCAGACGTAGCAGGTGCAGTTTTTGATGACGAATTAAAGAACTTCCGTAGTAGCGTTGATGCGGAAATTCTTGCAGGCAAAATGTTTTTGGAGATTTGTCTTGTAGAACAACGCACTCACGATTATCCGTTATCCAGTTTAGCAATGTATATCTTGTCTAAACCACATACAAGGGATTATGTCGTAGCTAAATATCCACAAGTAGCTATGATTGCAGAAGAAATGAAAAATGCATATCAAAAAGTATGCTATAACGCACCTAATTCCACTACAGCTAAAAATGCAATGGAAGTATTTAAACTGAAATTGGATGATTGTGTTGCTAAGAAGAAAGGTCTTAGTGACAAAGTAGAAGAAGCTCGTAAGGAATTCAAAGCAGCCGTGATGGATGTTGCTGAAAAGATTGCAGAAGCTAAGAAGAAAGAAGAAGAAAAACTTCGTGCCGATGTAATCGAAGCAACTGCTACTCCGGTAGAAGAAGATCAGAACGTGGTTGCAGCTTATTTGCCTGAGGGTAAAGAGATCGTTAAACGTGGTCGTAAACCGAAGGCAAAAGAAAACATTAAGGACGCTGAAATCGTAGAGGAGAAGGATGTTAAGGTGGCTAAACAAGAAGAACCGCCTAAAGCAGTTCCTTTAGGATCCGCAGCTCAACCTACTCAGGCAACAGTTCCACCCGTACCGATGCCTGAGAATAAACCTAATGTTGCTCAGCCTCAGCAACCCCAACAAGCAGCTCCGATTGTACAACCGCCTGTACAACAGGACATGCCTAATTTAGGTAATCTTATTAAACCTGAGGAACCGGTAAAAGATCAGAAAACTTTTATGGGTCCGAAGGTAAAGATTGTAGAGGACAAACCGGTTGAGGAATTTGGCTTAAAGCCCGATGTGAAGGTAACGACTCCACCCAGTCAACAGATCATCGATCCTCCGATGCCTCAACCGGTGAATCCCCAGTATGCAACCATTCCGAATATGGGAAACTTTAAAGTAGTTCCGCCGGAAACAAATGTGAATACTGGGATTAATAACCCAATTCTCTTATTTAAAGAAAACATCGGAGAAGTTGGCTTTATCTTAACTTTCGGTAATTATGTTGTGCCGAAAGAAATCTTTACTAGATTAGATTATTCTAATCTGGTAAATACGCAGTTCGATTGTGGTATCATTCTGTGTGATATCACATCTATCTTTGGTAATCCGGAGACTTATCGGATGATTAAAGATATTACAAAGAATGATTATCTGCCGATGTTTAGATATGTTGGCAATAATCCGTCTGGCCGTGCGGTATTCTACAGTGAACAAGTAAACGGTAAAACCGTTCGTATCGAAGTTATAGAAAATAACGGCACGGCAAACATCTCCGTAAAAGCAATCTAATATAACTAAGAGATGGTGTTTTATCACCATCTCTTATTTTTTGGAGTTATTTATGGGACATTTAGACTACAATAAATTAGTTGATACCGTATTTGTAGTGGGACGTAATCTAGTCTTACGTATGAATGTCGGTTTATATGAAACCAATGCCAACGGAGAAAGAATTTTTTATCATAAAGAGTATCGGTACAAAGCAAAACACGAGACTCGATATTCACTATTTAGAAACTTTTCATACTTTTTGACCTTGGAAAATACCAAGCCAAATGAGCATGACGAAAAGGATAGCGTAATGATACGCATTCAAGAACAAGTCTACTTAAAAGAGGCGTTTGAAGAAGCGATTAAGTGGTTCACTCATAAGAAGTATTCGTATATCTTTACGAAGAATGAGTATGGAGATCTAAAGGTAAATGCATCGGGGCTGAAGCTAATACTGAATAGATTTCCAGCAGAGAAATTCATTGGTTTAGAACCATCTATCTATACTAAGGGGACTACAGAAGAACCCGGTATTAGAATTTATCTGAACTCAGAAACTAATTATTGTGATACATCGTATTCACAATTCATTGGTTTATTCGAGACTATTAAGACTTTTAATATTTATCTAGCAGCTCAAAATATCTTAAACTATTTTGCAGCTAAACCAGAAGTAAATGTTGTAGATCTCGATTCGTACAGAAACGCTATACCAGATGATCCGCCTAAGATAAATCGTAAATTAGCGCCTAAGAAGGACAAGTCTATTTTTGGAGGGATTGATGATTTATTATGATGCCCGATAGAATAGTAGTATCAGTATATATAGAAGTAAAAGATTATGATGTTTTACATCAATTAGCTAGGTCTTATAGTCCGAAAGAGTTATTAGTGAAAACACTCAATAACGGTGCAATATATTATGCAGAGAATGGCTGGCAGTCTATGGTATATTGCAAGGAACTACAAGACCACCCGGTATTAGATTCTATTCAACACTACATTTCCACCGGAAAGATTCCCTTGGTAATCAGCTTTATAGACTCTCCACCGGACAAGCTATTCTATAATTAACCAAAACAAAGAACCATACGGATTACTCCGTATGGTTTTATTTTTTCCGGGAATTAGTGCCACTGGATTGCTCCAGTGGCTCGTTATTGAACGCAAAAACTTGAATAATAAATTAAAAGGAGTCGTTATTATAAAAAATTTTCAAATTATAAAAAAGGAAGATATCAATATGAAAGATTCACATAAAAAAATTTACAATACTCTCATCCAATGAACACTAATCAGGCCAAATTGCTTAAGACGCTCTGATTACTAATATGTATCATATATATTATTTTTTAAATTCCCAGAGCAAATGAGCCACTGGATCGCTCCAGTGGCTAATGTGGATTGCATCATCAGAAGAAAAAATTAAAAAGAAAGGAATTTAATAACTTAAACGAGGTATAAACCAATAAAATGAGAATTTAATTAAAGGCTCTGCAATCAGGCTAAAATTCATAAGACGCTCTGATTACTAATATGTATCGTATGTATTATTTTTTAAATTCCCAGCATATATTCCCACCCGGATTGCTCCAGGCAGGAATAATTAATGTAGACCAATAAATTGATTGTTGATGTAATTATTATGGATTTTCAAAAATAAAGCCAAAGGTTCAAACTAAGGAAAGCAAGTCCCAATCAGGCAAAACAACTTAAGACGCTCTGATTACTGATATGTATTATACATATTATTTTTTCACCAAAAGGAGGAGCCACTAGATTTCTCTAGTGGCTTATTATGTGGTGGTTTAATTATACTAAAACTGAAGGATCGATAAGGATAAAAAAATGATAAAAACTTACATCTAAAACCATTATACCAATCAGGCCAAATTGCTTAAGACGCTCTGATTACTAATATGTATTCTCTCCATTATTTTTTAATTTCCCACAGATAATTCCCGTTCAGAATCACTTCTGAACGGGACTACCCAAAAGGAAGAATTTAGAAAGATATTAGATCTCAAGAAAGAAAGGCATAATGTGTTAAAAATGAATATTTACGAAAGGAAAAATATGAAAAAATAAAACCGTAAATTAAATTAAAAGGAGAAATTTTGTTCAATAGAAAGAATACAACAACTCATCCAACCAATCCCAGTCGGATTACTAATATGTTGTTTCTCTTAAAATAACTAGTTTAAAATTACACACAAGATCTTATACGCAATATATCAAAGGTTGATTCTTATTAGCAGCACTAACATAGCTATTCTCAAGCTTCTCTACAATATCATTACGAGAATTTGCCTTTTCTTCGATAGTCTCAATATTAATATCTACATTAGCAAACACCGTCTCTAAGTTTCGATAATGCTTAAGAATATTAAACAAATAAGTTGCCACATCAGCAGTAGCTAATTGCTCGAATGTCTCCATCTTCATAGGCGGAATAGTCATTAAGTTGGCTGGATGATTAACAAATATAATCAAAGGCCAACCCTCTAAACCACGTGTGAAATTACCACCGTTAACTGATTCTAACTTTATCAGATTAGGTGGTTCAAATACTATATAAATACCATTATTAAACAGAGAAGTAGCATCAGCACGAAGCTGCAATAACATGATGTCATCCAGCCCGTAGTTGTTAGCTAGGAAGTCGTACAAACCCCAACCTATATTCCCTGCTGAATTCTCACGCTATCGCGAGCGAACGTCTTCCAGTCTAGATCTTTAACTCCGATAACATCGTAGTTTTCTGTGACTGATTCGTCTATATAATAGAAGCCATCTTTTATTCTGGAACCATCTACCATAATGCGAATCTGATGTGGAAAATATCTCGAGAAAGTTGGAATCGTATCTTTTTTAATAACTTCTACCCAATCTTCTTTTCTCATAGGTTCTTGAAGATTAAGTGGACGAGTACCTAAACGGCGCTCAATTTTATTTAAAAGATCCGTCATTTTATTCATGATCAGCAACCCTCCCTTCTTATTCAGATTAATCTCATTAACAGGATTAATTAGATGTACTGCAGAGCCAGTGTAAAATTTAAATAGGCGCAAAACACCTAAATAATCTGAAGAAAGGAGTAAATTTATTTACGTGTAAACCTCATTTTAAAAATTTAATTGAAAGAAGGTAAAACTATGCAAAATGATTTACGAATGATTTATTATCGAAACGATCTTCAAACTAGATATGAAGATGGAAGTTTGTTAGGAGTTTATAGTGGAATTCCAGATCCTGACGCATATTTCTTCAAAGAATATATCATCTGGCCTAACGGAACTATTTATGATTTATATCAACATAAGTACTTAACGCCATACGTTAATCAAAATGGATATCTTTCTGTAGTATTAAAGAACCATTTTCCTACTCATACTGTATCTAAAATTTTATTACTTCATAGATTAGTAGCAATCAACTTTATTGAGAAAACTGCAGAAGATTACTACTATGATAGAAATCAGGTAAATCATATTTCTGGAGATAAAACAGACTGTTCTGTTGAAAATCTTGAATTTGCAAATGCTAAAGAAAATGTTAGACATTCTATTCATACCGGACTTAGTCATATCAATAACTACTATCAGATCAAACCGCAGATTCTCGAAGATTTTAAGAGCGGTATGACTGTAGCTGAAGTATATGAAAAATACAAAGATACCGGAATAAAAAAGTCTACTTTGCAAAATTATAAGATTGAAGCTGTTGGATACACAAATAATATGTATCTAAACGCTAGAACAGATTTCATTGAAAAGAATATCGATACTGCTGATAAAGATATGCTTTACGATGAATTGGTAGATAATGACTTTGAAATGACTCCTCATCTTATTAAACGTATTGCGGATAGAATGGGATTTAAATCTAACCGTGTTAATTACACAGAGTTCTATGATGAGGTAGAAAAAATGTTAAAAGACGGTATTGATCCTCAAATAATTGCAGATAAATTTGGGATAAAACAAAATACCGTAAGAAAATTTGCCAATAGACGTTTAGGAATGGATTTTAAGCCTAAATGCATTCAATATAAAGACGAAATTAAAGCTCGTCTTAAAGCAGGTGCTTCCATAAAAGAAATTATGAGCATCTATGGAGATGTAGTTGGAGAGAGCACTGTAGCTGAATGGAAAAGACAAATTTTTGGTAAGAGAACAGATTGCTTTCTTTCTAACGACGTTAAAGCCGAATTAATATCTGACATACAATCTGGAATGGCAAAATCTGAATTGTATGCCAAATACAAAGATAAAATGTCTACACGAACAATCAGAAACTACATTAATAAATGCTCAACCTCCAACTAAGATAGTGTACGAATCCACTACCTTTTACTACATTGTTATGGCGTGTATGTTTTTTTAGTAAAGTCGTAGTACATCATATCCACTCATGGGATTACTCTCATGAGTGGAATTCTTTTGTTTTTTGTTTATATATTATATCTCTGCAAAGGAGGTTTATTATATTATTATCTAGGTCGAATCACAATTTCAAAGGAGGATTTAAATTATGTTGTTCGAAACTTACAAACCGTCTTTCCCGTTCTATATGTTTTATAATGGAAGTCAGACACAAATACTTCCTAAAGTGTATTACACAAATAACCTTACTCCTAAATTTAAAATGACATCTACTCGTCCCCCAAAATTAATATATAATACTCCAAAAACACTGTATAACAATGGAGCAGTAAATGTTGAGGTTAGTGATTATGAGATCTGTTTCTCTATTGCGGTTGATGGGGATGCTGCACTTAAACCGTATAAAGATCTTAATGATGCTAAGATCATCATTAGTAGTGATAGTGCTGAGGCTATTAGTAAGTTGTATGATGATTATAATGCAACTGGGCAAATAGACTTTGAAAATGCTATGCCGAAAGATTTTCTTCATAGCTCCTATAAGGTGACATTATCTCTTGGGGAAACAGAGTATGATTTCACCGATAATGAATTTTCCATCGTATGGGTAAATCCATACGTAGCCTTAATAGATAATATTAGTAATAATACTTATATGATCTATTCTACTAAGCCACTAAACGAGATGATGGTATTAGAATTTTCTAATACCGATTATATGAAGATCCATTTTAAACCGGATATCTTAATCGATAGAGATCTCAATACTGATATCTATAACAATGCTCATGTAGTTACGGAAATGGGGTGTGTTAGACAAAATCTGAGGCTTCTAGATAATGCCGTTAGAAAAGATAAACGTATTGTAAGACTATCTTATGTTGGACCGCGTTTCTTCTCTAACGAGTATATCTGGGGAAACGAATCACTCATTCCCAATATTTAATGCAGAATCACTGTCGTACCACGGACAATACAATTTCATATTGGGAGTTGATAAATAATGTTTATCAATAATTATAATTCATTTAGTATTGATACCTTAATTGAGTTGTGTGTAACAACGTTTTATGGTAAATACTATAAGGACGTTACACGTCCAGAAGTGTATATGTCATTAAGTACTATTACTGGGTCGCTTGGGTATTATGATTTAAAAGATCCAAAAATCATAATCAATATAGCAAATGTTCGTCGTTACGTTGCCACGATGTATGGCGAACTAGACTTAATAATTGGTATCAATATTTCAAGATTCTTTTCAGTATTATTTTCTGTATTACTACACGAGATGATTCATTCTACTCAAAATATCGATCCACACGAGTATATGAATAACTCTGCTTACAGAAAAACAATCGAACTTCAAGCAGACGAGTTATTTGAAAAACTTCTTGTAGATACTAATTATTTCATGGAAATAAACGATAGTTTTAGGTCCATGTGTGGATGGTCTTTGAATTACGAATACGTTAAAAATTGCGGGCATCGTAATTCTCAGACCATTGATTTGTATTAGTATAGAACGACGAAAATAATTCCCACTAGAGATTTCTCTCTAGTGGGTTTTATTTTTTGAGAGCGTTTTATTTTTTATAATAGAAAAGAAATATTTATCGAATAAACATAAACGAAGAATTATCTAAACGTTCTGCTTCTAGCTTACGTTTAGTATTATAAATAAGAGTCTTTAAAGCAGACTTTGGATTGACTGTAATTTCTTCTAGACCGAGTTCCGCTTTCTCTGCCCGAAGAACCCTATAGTCAATGATATATGGAATAGCGGCGAAAGTGATTTGAGATTTTACAGAATCATTTTTTGTTGTCATTTTCTTTGGCGTTGTTGTTGGTTGGTTTAGTACTATCTACGTTTTTGATAATCGGTTTAATACCATATTCTGGGTTTTCTACGTTATTATATTTACCGGGCCAAATCGGTTTCGGAAGCATATCCAAAACTGCAACCGGTTTAAAGGATTTATCTTTCTCTTTAAGATCTGCCATAAATTCACGAATACCCATGCATGGAATAATGCCTTGGAGCTTATTGCCACGATAAGCATTCATCATAATATTATTATAGACCTGAGAGAAGATTTCATCAGTAATATCGTTTTCAATATTCTTATATACAGAATTATAGAAGCGTTGACATGCTTTGAAGTTTTGATCTAAGAAGCGTGGATCACGTGCAACGGCTTCAATGTAGTACTCATAGAGGTTACACATTACCTCAATAGAGAAGAGATTAATATAACCATTGAACGGATTACGTTTCTTAGCTTCTTTAATAGCATAGATCATATTATCTGTATAACCCGGGAAAGACTGATTATAAGAGTACTCACAGTTATTAATGCGAGTGATAGAGTCTTCCTTGATATGCCAGAAATACACTACGTCATTAGAGAAGGAAATATTTTCATTCTCATTTGCACAGAGTTTAATAAGAGTATTAAAACCATTGTCTTCATTAGCTCGAGTCATATTAAAACGAATATTATATCGATCTAAGAAAGCACGTTTATACATCTTACCAAACATCCATACCATGTCGTTCTGATGTGGAATGTAGATATAGTTTTCTGTATTCGGAATCTGTTGTTCCTCGCAGAAAATACCAGAGATCATACATGCTTTAGGGTTATTTACGAGTTGATTACGTAATTCCCTAAGAACAAATGCACCTCCAAAAGTATCATCTGCATCAATAAAAGTTACCAATGGATTAGAAGAATTATCTAAACCAAACTGGCGGGCAATGCCGGGACCACCATTCTCAGGCATAGAAATTTCTTCAATATCAAAGAATTTAGAATACCATGAAGTAAATTCTGAGTAGTCATAATCAGACTTATCATTTACAATGGTAACTTTAATATCTTTAACAATAGCCTGAGCTGCAATAGAAGCAAGAGTTCTATTGATAGTATCATGGGCATTATATGCCGGAATGATAATATCTAATTTTTGATCCATTAAAAGAATAACCTCCTTTTCATAATATTAGTATATAGTTTTTAATATAATAAAAAGTTATATTTTAATCACATTTTCATAACAAATTCATTCTCTTAAGGAGGAAATTGTCATGACAGATATTTTAACGAATTCCGCCTCCATGTATTATAAGGAATTGTACTATTTGTAGACATGTCTATTACCTCCTAAGAGAATTTATGAAATTGTAACTCAGTACCATTGCTGGTACTGAGTTTGATTTTATATTAAATAGTATCAACTATATCAGGTGTCATATTTGTAATATCTTTGAAGAATCGAAATCCTTCTAGTACTGTAGAGGTTATAAATGCAGATGACCCCCAAAGAACTCCATTGTGAGAAATCCAACCATCCAGATCATCTTGTGTTATGGCAATATTATAATCAGTATATGGAGTAACTTCAATTATATTTATTATACTAGATTCAGTAGGATCTGATGTGTTGCGTCTAATAACTGCTATTTTATTAGTAGGAAATCTAAATGTCTCATATACAGGTTCATCATACCCTCCACCGAAGCTAATCCAAATATGAGCATAATCATTCTCCATAGTTTTAAGATAAGCGTTCCAGTTAGAATTGTATGTATTTCCACCCATAGCAGAATAAATACTATTATACGTAGTAGTATTAGCATGACAATAAATATTTTTAGTGTAATTAGGTGTATTATAAAATAAACTTCTAGCATTCTGCATATTATTAGAAGATATATAAAAATTACCTTGCACATTATAACAATTGGAAAACATATTAAACATATTGGTCACTTTACTAGTATCAAAATTAGGAATAGTAGTTAGATTATAACAATTAGAAAACATACTACCCATGTTAGTTACATTACTAGTATCAAAATTAGGAATAGTAGTTAGATTATAACAATTAAAAAACATATAACGCATGCTAGTCACATTACTAGTATTAAAATTAGGTAATATGATTGGACTATTACAATTAGAAAACATACTACTCATATTAGTTACATTACCAGTATCAAAATTAGGTACAGTAGTAAGATTATAACAACTACTAAACATCCAACTCATATCAGTTACATTACTAGTATTAAAATTAGGTATAGTAGTAAGATTATAACAACTACTAAACATCCAACTCATATCAGTTACATTACTTGTATCAAAATTAGGTACTGTAGTAAGATTAAAACAATGATTAAACATGCTAGTTATACTAATTACATTACTTGTATCAAAATTAGGTACTGAGGTAAGACTAGTACACCTATAAAACATACCACTCATATTAGTCACATTACTGGTATTAAAGTTAGGAACTGTAGTTAGACTAAAACAACGGGTAAATACCCAATTTATATCAGTTACATTACTAGTATCAAAATTAGGAATTGCTGTTAGATTTATACAATCGCTAAACATACTATCCATATTAGTCACATTACTAGTATCAAAATTAGGAACTGTTGTTAGACTTTCACAACTTACAAACATACTACTCATATCAGTTACATTACTAGTATCAAAATTAGGCACTGTTGTTAGATTATAACAATAATCAAATATCCATGCCATGTTTGTAGCATTACTGGTATCATAAAATGGATTTGGTAAATTGGTTAAATAAGTGCAATTATAAAATGTACCAAACCAATTCTGAGCTAAATTAGTATTAATAGAGTTAGGAGAATATTCTTCAGGTATATTTCTCATACCTTGATAACTAGGTATATTATTTCTAGCATAGTAAATCATATTTGTTACAACAGTTCTATTATCAAGTATTAAGTCACTAGAAATATATAAATTACTCGTTAAAGGAGTATAATTATACGGTACTTCGCCACTGTTAATAGTCAAGCTACGACTAGCTTGACCGGCTCTACTTTGTGGGACCCCCCAAGTTCCGTACGGAATGGAGGCGGAATTCGTTAAAATATCTGTCATGACAATTTCCTCCTAAGAAGATTTAATTTTCCATATAGCATCGCCGCTATATGGGCTTATTAATTGCAAGATTATTAAAATGTAAACCATATGAAACAATATCTAAAAATGATTATATATTATTACCCTAGAAGGAGGATGATATTATGAAAGGATTTACACCATTAGTATTATTTATGGAAAGAAACGAGACTAGTCACTTTATTGATTATACTCCGGTGAGAGAGAAACTCTCGAGTATTTGGTCTCGTGAAGATGAGGAGTACTATTTTCTCAGTAAATGGAATGACAAAATATTCCGTGGTATGATCTTTGTAACGACTGTAATATACAATAAAGCAAAAGACCGTTTAGAAGTCTATATCGAGATCCAATTACCAATACAATACTTCTATAAATATAGAGTATACTTAGAAGACTATATTCTTAGTATAGACAATCAAGAGATATTTGTAGATAATCAAATCGGTTCAGAGTTATATGAATATAACACCGAAGATGCATATAGAGACCTAGATTTCTATGTAAGTGGATTTAGTAAAAACTATCCGGACTTATATGAGAAGTTTTTAAAAGCTACTGATGAAGCTTCATTAGAAGTAGTGTTTGGTATTACTATAAGAACCGAAGAGGAGGAAGGAAGATAATGGTAGATATTGATTATGATCAAATAAAATATGACGGGGAGTTATATGTATTTCCGACTTCTAAAGGATATCTTAAAAAGTCAAAAGATATACCGTATTTCTATATCAATGAAGAGTATAATGAAAATGGTTACACAAGATTAGAATCCATTTGGTATGATGAAGAGAAAGATATAATAGGTATTAAGGTTGGAGTCATCTTACCATTCAAAACAATATTCAATGAATTTGAATTAAGAATAAATTCATTCTGTCTTACTCTTAATAATTATAAGGGTAATTGTATGGCGATACTCAAACCAGATAATCTTATGTATGCATATGAAACAATATCTTGGGATGTTTGGTTTGAAGCAAAAGATCAAAAGCTTTTAGAGCTTTTAAAATCTGGTGATGATGTATTCAGATTTACTGCTAAATTTAATCTAGAGCTTTCAATGATAAATGAAATGGACCGGTGTGCACATGAATAAGATGAATAAAGTTCTCTATGAGGATTATGGTACTTTAGTAAAAGCTAAGATCTATGGGTCTTATTTAAAACCAGAAGATCTTGACGTTAATAGAGTGAATGCTTATGTAATGCAGTTTAGTAATATTGATCTTATTAGAAAACTTATCGTTACCATTAATAAGTTTGAGGGAATATCTAATATATTCAATCATGACCCATTTCCGAAATACTATTTAGATCTAATCTGTATAATAGATCCTAGATATGCGGATCGAATCAAACAAGTAAACTTAAGAAGCCTTAGTGTCAAGGCTTCTGATACATATCAGAGAGAAAATTATCTCTATAAGTACGTATGCGATAAAGAATTAGTTGCTCGTGGGTATGAATATAATCAGTTTATTTTAAGTCAATCTTATATTGGTTCTGCAGATAAGATTCATTATACTAAGGGTGAATGCTTAAACGTAGAAGCATGGATTGATATTACTTTATCCGAAAAGGAGAAATGATAATGGATTTAGTAAGACTTGTTAAAAATGAAGAGGGTAATAAATATCTTAAATTTAAACCTGCTAAGGTAAAGATGCATAGTATACGTATCGAAAAAGATAAAGTAGCTATATTTGTACCTAATACATATGGTCCAACAGATCATATGACCGAAGTGCTTCAATTAAAATTAAGCGCTGGATCTGAATATAATACATCAGAACTTCTTCTGATAATGAATATTCCTAAGTTTCCAATACCACCAGTTCAAGTAAAAGACTTTGATGTGGAAGTTCAAATCAAAGACGAAGAGACTGGATGTGAATATACTTTTAAGTATCCTAATAAGATAGACTTCTTCACGTACGATTACGAGGATGATTACTATATTCCGACATACGAAATGCGCTCAGAGCGTGTAGAAGTAATGTTTTATAATATAGAGAAGTCTATGAATAATGGTTTAAAAGATTTCCTGTGGACTTATCCCGGAGCTAAACCTAAAAGAATTACTGTTACAATATCTTATGATATTAAGGTATACTAAGTCTTAGAAGGAGGTGACAATGTAAGACCTATATACCTTAAAATATATTATAAAAGGGGAAATTATTCTATGAAAAACACGGATGTATTGAAATCTTTATTTGATCTTGGAGAAAAAATTCTTTTTCCAGCAGACAATGTTGAAAGAGCTTCTAATGGTACACATAAAATATATAATAGTGTATCGTCTATTGTGGTAGACAATGAAGACAAAGAAAATTGGTTTGGATTGATATTTAAAGATGCTTGTATCTTTAAGTATGAACAGACTCTGAAGAATGGATCTAAATTCTTTCAAGCCACAACCGAAATTAATGAAGTTGTAAACCGTTATATGCCTATTATGGATATAATTTCTTCAGAAAATAGTATTAAGGTTAATCTTAATGCTACACTTCCAATTTACAAAGGAGCGGATCTTTCTAGAGATGCTGTAGTAATATCAGATTTACTCTTTGTAGGTGCTTATTGGGACGATAACGAACGTTTTGGAGGTTATTCACCGAAAATTTATGTGGGTGATACCAAATATATGTGGGAGCACATGTATGGAAATGATACTGATAGTTTGTCTTTAATCGTTACTAAAGACAATCCATTGTATTATGAACTCAAAGAATGTTTAACTTACTTTGAAGAGCATCCAGACAAAGAATTCGGTGTAGTGGCTAAAGTAACAGTATTGTTTAAGAATACTGCTAAATAATATCGACTAAATATCCCCGTAGGAGAGTGATCTCCTACGGGTTTTATTTTTTATTCGATTACCAAATTATAGTAGCGTTTACCGCCTGCAGGACGAATCCCTAATGGGTCATTTGCAGTATGTCTACCGACATATGCATGGTCACCACTAATGGTAAATGTCCATAATAGATTGCCGTTTTGACCATAAACTTTTAATGTTTTGCCGCTATATTGTGTAGACGAAAAATAGATATGGGTATCATAAGAACCCCAGTCTCTATCACGTCTACAGAAGAATTGCCTGATGTTATACACATTATAGTCAAACGAACCAATCCATTCATCTGAATATCCAGCTACTACTCCATAGTATCTGGAAGTATGACCTACATTAATTACCGTATTATATTTAAGCTCAAACGATCCCTCGAACTTAGCTGGACCATCAACTACCCAAACATACGGGGAACTAATATTCTCACTTGCTCTGGGAGATGCGTTTACCCCCCCCCGTGGAGGTCAATATTTTAGTTTCTTCACTCATATCATTTACCTCTTTTATTTTTATTCAATCCAACCATTACGATCATCTATGTCGGCAGAATGAGAATTTATACTAGTAGACCATCTAAGAATCCAACCATAATCACGGCCTTTATATCCATCTACACCGACAAGAAATCTATATTTTCGTCCTCCAGTAACTCTGATATATACAGTACGATGATACGGAGTCCATAAAGTATTAGTTTTAGCATTTCTTAAGAATACAGACCCAGGAACACGATGACGTTCATCTTCACCCCAACCCCAAGTCATATCTACCTGAACAATTTTTACGTCTTCTGGGAATGTATATTCTTCGTTCCAATGACTCCAATAAGTACGTTTCCAAGTAACAGAGTTATTCATATCTATGTCTCGTTTCATAGCAGCTTCATATTTCTCTGGTCCAGTAACTATTGTAGTATGTGGAGAAGTAATATTTTCTACGCCTCTAGTAGCTAAAGTTTCAATATCACTCATTAAGGAATTCCTCCTTATAATAATTATTAAAATGTGGAAAAGTATCCAAACTCTTTACTATGAGAATCGTAATACAAATTATACATATGCAGATTATATTTACTATTAATACTAAATAAATCTACCGATATAGGATAATTGCTAGTATTCTCAATAGTTATAGATAGATTTTTATTTTTCTTCTTCATAAAGTCTACTAAGAATACGTGATAGAAAATGCTAACACCTTTCTTATCTTTATAGAAGCTATTCATATTTACAGTAACTAATGGCATATAATGAGGAGTTAGTTTCATACTATCATATTCATCCTCAAGCTTAAGTTTTACGTCAGTATTAATGCTATAAGAAAGAATATTATGATTTATTTTTACTATTAAAGCCTCACAGATTCTAAAATCATTTATTTTAACTGCTTTAACAGGATCTATATTAAGAACACGTTTTGATTTCCCATTCGGAAGCCAAATAAGACCTTCATTAAATTTACTAGTTATATCTGTTAATAATCCAGCCCTATTGGCTAGATCAAATGGCCTTCTATAAATACCTTTCTTTTCTAGTTTCTCATACAATGTATCTTTATCCATTGTATCATTGCTTAAGAATTGTTTCTTTAAATCAAAAATATCCCCCATAATATTATTTCTCCTTTTAGATAGATTATTGTAAAGTTTTCATATACGTAAAAAGATACCCTCATAGCATTGCTGCTATGAGGGGTGGCAATGAAAAGATAATTAAAGTAGAAAGGAGACGATTTTTGAAAAATTAAACAACTTACTCTATAGTTAGATTAGATGTAATTATTAATGCAGTAATTCATGATTTCATCATTGATATGCTTTTCGAGGTTAGCTACAATGACATTACCTGCTTCATCCATCATCTGCACTTTAAAGCCACTTACTGTAGGAATGATTTCAACGTTATTATATCTAATATCAAAATTCTCTAACAAAGATTTTACATTACCAGACTCGTGCTGTAATGCTCTAATTACAGATTCATTAGTAATCGGAGCCAGTAAACCTTTGTAGTCTTCAGTTACGATCAATTTAGTCTGTGCTTCTTTAGCACGTTTAACTGCTTCTTCGGAGAGATTCTTTAGTTGTTTTTGAGCTGCATCAAGCAAAGCTGCTTCACTTACAATCTTTTCAGTATAAGCAACTTTATGGGACGGATAGATTACACGGTCATACGTAATAAGTTTTACATTAGTTACATATGCTTTACCATTACGCATATCAATACCGCCAAGAGCTCTTAAAGAGAAGCTTGGAAGCTCACCGTCAAGCAAGTCATTATTGAAGTCTTCACCGAGCTGATTATTACAACCTTTAAAGAGACCTTTAATCTTAGAACCCTCAGTCCAGAATTTCAGATATTTTACTACTGTATTATTCGGATCAATGGTCTGTTGACGAGCTAAGTCTTTGCTCATCGGATGACCATTCTCGCCCTTCATATTACCAGTTCTCAGAAGTTCTACTGTTCTAGCACAAGTCAACTCAGGAAATAATTCTTTAGCAGTATAAATACGGCTATTTCTATTTAAACTATCAACGTCTTGAAGAGTACCTTGGGCAACTACACGATTACCTTTTTCGCTAACAATTTTACTATCTTCAACCGTTGCAGGAGATTCGTTAATAATATAGCCAATATTAGCCATTTCACAGCCTCCTAAAATCAAGTAATTTTTATTTTAATGTTGCATGAAAGGCCCTAGTGAGCAATTTAAAAACGCAACTATTGTAGTAAATTAACTGTAAAGGAGAGGGGTATTTTAAGATGATCTCTACACTGAAAAAACGTGAATTAAACTTATCCCAAAATACTCATTTTTCTAAACAACCACCGGTGAATGTTTGTAATCTTTATGAATCGATGGTAAGTGGTAAGTATAAATTTACCAGTAAAAATATGAAAACTATTATCGAGAACTGGTCGTATTTAGACAATGACCCAGCAGTGGCATGTGAAAGAGTATTAGACCTTTTAGAGATCGCCTATGATGTAGATACTCCCAGTAATATAGATAACTATACGAAAGCAGTTTCAGAAATTGTAATGAAAGTTCGTAATTCTAAACAGCTTCAAACCTCTATTAAACGTCGTCTTGGTAGAGTTAAAACAAGAATCTCTACTAAGATAAATAAATCTCTAGAGAAACTTCGTGGAGCTCATGCTGGAAATAAACCATCCATTGCTACGGCTGGTAAGGCAAGTCAAGCAGCAAGAGCACAAGACGCAAAGCAAGACGCTAAGACTGAAGCAGTTATGAATTCTCTTTCTACTATTACTAATGCAATTGATGAATGTGTAAACTGTGATCGTATTATTAGTAATCATGCAAAACTGAATAAAAGATTTAATTTAGACAGATTCGTAAAAGAATCTGTATTTACTTCTGCTCAGACTAGAGATAACGTAATTGAATTTTGTAAGTTAGTAGATACATATGATATTCCAGTCAAAGCAAAATTTGCTATTGCTATTGAGAATTCTCTTTATGCTTATGAGAAGAATCATGTTCCTTATAAGAAGCAAGATATTCTCGAAGCAGCTAGTGATTATTTTTTAATTACTCATAACAACTACTATCAGATGCCTTATCAGATTTCTGATGTATTGGCTCGTACTAAATTATATGAAGCATCTGATTATGAAAATTTAGATATTCTTCCTATTATATATGAGACTAGCGAGCAACTATTTGGAGAAGAAACTCTGGATGGTTATACTGCTATTATTAATGAAGGAATTCGTGAGAAACTGAAGAATATCAAACTTAAATCTGCTACCAGTAAAGCTCATGAATGGATTAAACGTTTTAAGATTGGTGCATATAAGAAGATCGATGATTTTGTTTCTATATTACGTAAAGCCTTAGCAGATAAACCTGAAAACGTAATCGATGAAACTCCAAATATTCTCTCTATCTTATTGACTTTCTTTGTTATTATCGGTGCTACATCTATTCATGCTATACTTGGAGCGTTATCTGTATTAACCATGTATATGCTGCATATCCATGTAGACCGTAAAGAAATGGAAGTACAGATTAAGAATTATGAGCGTCATCTTAAACAAGTAGAATCTAAACTTGATAAAGCTAAAACAGATGAACAGAAAGAACGCCTTACTAAGTATAAAGAACAACTCGAAAAAGATATCGAAAAACTTAAAGATCATCTGAACGATCTTAAATCCGAAAGAGAAAAAGAAGCAGAAGAAATGGAAGATGATTCTGATTTCTCTGAAGCAGTAACAGATCTTTATACTCTTGAAGAAGCAGTTAAGAATATTAAGAAGACTAATGATACTGTAGATATGGTTAAGCAAGTAGCTAAGAAAGCTGATAAGCTTAAAATAGATGATATCGATGTAATCACAGAGTTTTCTCTTAAGTATCCATATGCATTAGATCCAGAAGATTTATGTCTTATTCTTAAAGAGCATAGAGCAGAAGTTCTTAAGGGATCTAATATTAAACGTTATATTAGAAGCTCAGCATTGTCTGAGAATATTACTAAGCTGGAGAATTATAAACCAGTCTTAAAAGAAGATATTACTAAGGAAGAAACTTTCCAAGAGTTAGCTGATTTCATTATTATGAGAGATGCTATTATTGAGTGCTTGGAGAACGTTTCTAAAGAATCTCCTATGCTGGAGATGAATTTTACTAATACTCTTAATATGGCTATTGAGAGAATTAAGAAAGCAGCATCTAATCTTTCTGAAAAAGAGAAGATCTTATCTCGTACAGTAGATAATTCTCTTGATAATTTGAAAGATGCTGTTAATAAAACCATGGAAGTAGAAGATAGAGAATCTGTTATTCGTGGTAGAGTGTTACCTTCTGCTTCTAGAATTATTAAAGTTGGTATTACCGCAGCAGCGGTTGGTTATTTTTTACATCCGGCATTAGCTGCTATTGGTGTTATTGGTTGGGTTGGTATGCTTAAAGATAATAGAGCTAAAGAACGTTCCATTATCTTAGATGAACTCGACGTAGAACTTACCATGTGTAATAAGTATATTCAACAAGCAGAGGAAAAGAACGATATGAAAGGTCTTCGTAATCTGCTTATGATTAAGAAGAAACTTGAAGCTCAACGTAATAGACTTAAATACAAGATGCATGTTGATTTTAGGGATCAAGACGTTGTTAAAGGCGACAACGATGAAAAAGACTGATTCTTCTGAAAGGAGAAAATACAATGGGCTTTTTCTATTATAAAAATCTTTTACCATTACAAGAAATCGTAGCTGATGGTAAAGATCTGTCTGAAGATGATGATCAGAACCAGAATGCTACAGATTATACTCAGGACGATGACAATGCCCCTGCAGATAATCCTCCTGCTACTGCAGATGATAATCCTCCTCAGGACAATCCACCTGCCGATGATGCAGGAGGAGATGAACCTGCTGATGGTAATGAAGAACCCACTGATTATACTGTAGATGATCAGGACGATACTCCCGATGCAGGTGATGCTGGTGGAGAAGATGCTCCTGATGATAACGCTGAACCTACTGATTATACTGTAGATGACCAAGATACAGGTGGAGATGAACCTGCTCCGGCTGATGCTGGCGGTGGAGAAGGTACTGATGAACCACCTGCAGATGCTGGTGGAACTGATGCAGAACCTACAGATTATACTCAGGACGATACTCCCGATGCAGGTGATGCCGGTGGAGATAATCCACCTGCCGATGATGCAGGAGGAGATGCTCCAGCAGATGATGCTGGAGGGGACGCTGGGACTACTGATTATACTCAGGACGATACTGCTGGTGGAGATGCTGGAGGCGGTGATGCCGGTGCAGCAGATGCTGGTGGTGGAGAAGGCGATGCAGGATCAACTGATTACACTCAAGACGATGGTGGAGGAGAAGAAGGAGATAATCCAGAAGGCGGAGAAGAAGGTCAAGAAGGAGATCAGACAGATGATCAAGCCGGTGATGACCAACAACAACCTACTGGTTTATCTGATGAATTAAAAGATCTTGAAGCACAGCTCTTTAGTAATCTTACTCCTGAACAGATTAGTATTAAAGATACTGAGTTAAAGATGCAGTATATCGATCTCTATAAAGCAGTAGATAAAGTACTTAGTCGTGTATCTAATCTTAATAAGACTGATGAAAATATCTCTGTATTAGATTTCGTAAATAAGAAACTTTCTGAAACTAAAGTAATGCTTAACGATTATATCGTTAAAACTTATCAGACCAACTCATACTTCGAGAATCAATTGAATCTGAAACACTTCACATTGATTTTAGAGTATATTAATAAAATCCTGGAAGGTATCAAAGAGAAGCCAAAAGACGACGAAAAATCCGAATAAAACGCTTCTATACTGGCCTTCTAAGATATAACTATATATTAAATTATTTGAGGGTCTTTAATGGCCCTTAAATAATGCTTCATAGCACAAACACAGCTTCTGTTAAAAACAAGAAAAACTTCGATATATATTTAAGGAGGACTAAGCACAATGCCTACTGTAGGACAAAGAAGATCTAGCGCAGATATGAGCGCTGGTTACATGTTAGACGAAATGGCTCCGCTTGCTACTCAGTTTAGAAATGTTGCACGTGACATTCTGAGCGAAAGTGGCATGGACATTTTCAACAATCCTGTTAGCGTTATGCAGCTCGAATCTACTCGTGAAGCTCTGAAAGACCTTTTCGTAAATGAATCTGCTGACCCTAACGGCATGAGCCAGAGAGAATATGAAGACCATATGAATGATATGGAAGCTCTCTTTGAGAACGACCGTAGCGCAGTTCTTGAATATGCATCTATGAATCAGTTCAACCCTGTTATTGGTATGACTTTCCCGATTCATAAAAATATTCTTATGAACTGCATTTTCGATAAAGGTGCTATTCCTAAATTTGTTGCTCAGGAACCGAAATTTACCGTTACTATGGAATCTCGTATTCTGGTAACTCCGGACGGTAAAGAAATCGATATGTTCTTGGAACAGAACAAAATCTTTGACGCAGTTGAATCTACTGCACCGGTTAAAGATACCATTATCGAACTTCCTGAACTGGAAACCACTGATGTACTGAAAGATACTTTTGGTGCTGATCCGCTGGATGACAACCTGTCCATCGAATCTGCTATTACCCAAATTCTCTTCAAGTCTTATGTAGAAGTAGGTGAAACCTACTACGACGACACCGATGATACCATGAAAGTTGCCGATGATTCCACCAAAGGTGTTCACCTCATTTGGGCAAAAGTTCGTCCGATTCGTTTCGCTCCTTCCTATGGCGAATTCGATCGTACCATGACTGGTAAATTCTCTGTAACTAAGAAACGTCTTGATCTTGATGATGGTGCAGTTGTAAGCGAACCGTTCGAAGGCGTATTCCAAGGTTACACCCGTAAAAACAAATTCATGATTATGTGCTCCAATGCTGCAGTTGTAAAGGCTAAACTGAGCTGCCGTATCGACACCTCTTCTGCTATGCTGCGCACCTGCTCCGTACGTTGGAAAACTACGACTGATATCGTAGAAATTCCGAACGCTATTCCTATCAATACTCCGATTTCTCCTGAAGAAGTAAAAGATATCGGTGCATTGTATCAGGTAAACCAGCTCACTAAAATCATGAGCATGTTTAAACTGGTTCTTGCTAACTACAAAGATGATAAAATTCATAAATTCATCGATGACTCCTTCCGTACTATGCCGGAAGCTAACAAAATTGCTAGAACCTTTGACTTCGCTCCGCGTGAAGGTTACTATTCCGATCATGTAGAATGGCGTCAGAAAACCTTTATGGATGCTCTGGATACTCATGTAACTCAGTTGCTCCAGGTTCTGAATGATCCTAACATGACCATCACCGTTATTGGTAATGCTGATTTGATCCGTAAAATTACTCCGACCGAATACAGCTACCAGACTCCGTCTAACATCGGTCCTGTAGCTCTGGACTTCCAGAAAACCGTTGTTACCTCGGACAAACGTGTATACAACTTCATTAGCTCTGATAAAATGCGTGACAACAAGAACTTGATCGTTCTGCTTGCACCGCGTAATACTGAACGTATCGTATATCGTATTTACGATTATCAGCTCTACGTATCCAATGAAATTCGCAACGCAGTAAACTATGCACTGCCTGCAATTCATGCATTTGAACGTTTCAAAACTGTTGAATATCAGCCGGTTCAGGGTCGTATCAAGATCTTAAATCCGACTGGTCTGCGTGATTGGGTTCCGAATGATGATCCGATTGGTACTTCGCTCATGAACGATTATACCATGAATTATCCTGAAGGCTCCAAATACATTCCTGAAACCATTCCGACTAAGATCGACCATATCAACCCGAATGGCAACTTCTAATAGTTGGATTTGCATTTCTAGAATCTATCTAAGCTAACAAATCTAACTACCTAGGACCGTAAAAAGTCCTAGGTAGTTATTTTTAAAGAGATCCTGGAGGGTTTACGATGCCTGCAACAATCAAAAGATATATTGATTATGATTTTACAGATATCGAAAATGCATTGTTTGAGATTAAACAGAGTCCTAACAGTGCTAATCTGAACGAATTGAATAGAGAAATTAATGCTTTCTTTAAAGATTCGAAATGTAAACAGGTACTGTATACTAGAAATACCGATAAAATGTTCTTTGGTATGTCTGTAATGCCTGTTATTAAAGCAGATAAAGTCTATGATATTATTCAAGAAGACGAACCCGTTCGTATTACTGAATACTATTTAGAATTAGACTCTAAACTCTTTTCTCCTACCTTAGGATTATCTACTAGAGAAATTACTGCTGTATTGCTCCATGAAATCGGTCATATGGTAAATGATACTTCTCCGGTAGATAAATTGAGAAAAGAGCTTGATATGTATCTTGTAAAGAATAATGAAACTATTAAAACTTCTGATAGTGTTCATTACCAAGAAATCTTGGCCTTTGGTATTAAAGATGCTCTTCGTAAAATTACCTCTTTATTTGAAACCGATGATGATGAAATCATTGCAGATTCTTTTGTTGTTGCTTGTGGTTATGGACCTGAATTGGAATCTGCATTTGAAAAAGTAGTTAAGAATAGCTATCGTATCAATAAAGACGTAAGCAATAAATTTATTGTATTGGCATGGGTAATCAGACTCTATACTGATATTAAATTACGCCGTATTGTAGCTATTAAGTCTCTCCAAAAGGGAGAATCTTATACCGCATCGAAGCTTGAGAAACGTGAGATGGAAAATGTCGTTCGTCGTTTACGTCGTATCGATGATGACACTCTCATTGAAGCAGTTGGTTTTGATCTGGTAGCAGATAAAGTTAATTCTACTATGTCTCGTATCAAATATAAGGGGATTCGTTCTTTTGAAGATGATCTTTACGATTATAATCTTCAAGTTAAGAACGTACAGCACGAAGACGAAGCTCTTGAATTACTTCATAAGATCAATACAAGGCTCAATATTATCGATGATTACGTTACATCTGAGAATATCTCTGAGAATGAGCGTAAACGTTGGTATGCATTGATCAATAAATACAATAAACTTAGGGAAGTTCTGTCGAATAAATCTGTTTATAGAAACAACTATAGACGTTTACAAATCATTGGTGCTCCTGAATACTATGTATAAAAATCTAGCCATGGATTAACCTCCATGGCTAGTATTATTTTACTACATGAAAAACACTATTGTAATTCAAATAGGAGGTTAGAATCATGTGGGGAGGATCTAGACCTAATTCAGGTAGAAAGAAATTGCCTGTTCCACGTAAATGTGTAACTTTCAGACTAAACGCAGAAGAAGAGCAAATCGTTAAAGATTTTGTACAAGCTCTTAAGAAAAAGACTAATGAGTCTCAAAAGAAAAAATAATCATATATTATATTTACGAGGTGAGAACAAATGCCCAAAAATGTAAGAATTATTGAACGTCTTACTGGTAAAGATGAGCTTACTGGTATGCCTATCTATACACCGGTAGACGTTAAGGACTTAAATAATTTAAATAGTGAAGATTATATTAGAATCTGGGATTCTAAAGAAGCAAAAGATAATCAAGACGGACCCGTCTTAGAAGGATTCTTACTTAGAACTCCTTGGGTCGATGAGAATGATGGTACTGCATCATTTGATATAGAAACTGCTGCTGAACGTGATAAACGTTTAGAGCAAGAAAAAATTGCTGCTTTTAAAGCACGTCAAGCAGAGATGGCTAAGTTTGATGATCCACGTTTTATTGGCCTTTTACGTGGTAAAGAAGCTTTAGCTGCTCTGAATGACGCTTTAAATGATATAGAAAATTCTAAGGAGGCTTTATAATGGCTTTAGGAGAACGCAACTCAAACAACCAAAACGACAGATATTATGAACCTGTCACCATGTCTAACTTTATTCTCTCTAACTCTAAAGCAGAATTAGAGAAAACTCAACTGTATTTTGAATACTGGAGAGGCTTTTTGAAAGTATCTATTGCACCGTTGAAAGATATTGATGCTAATGGTGTAGCTTCTTATGATAAGGAAAAAGCAATTTCTATTTATCTGAGGCACCCGAAAGCATATGTACTTCTTAAAGAAATTGAGAAGTTCGAAGCTAATCCGGATGCTCATACTAATATGGGTATCTCTTCTGGTAGTGGTCTTATTAGTATCTCTAACGGTAAAGAATTAGGATATGATACTCCGTGTCTGATTATCCGTCGTGTAAATCCTAATACTGGAGATACCGAAGCATCTACTGCATTTGTATTCCGTAACGACGTTCATCACGCCATTCGTGATTACAATGAAGAAACTAAATCTTATGACTCCGTATTTGATGAATATACTGGTGTAGATCTTAGTCTGATCAAATTAGTATTAAATGAATTCGTAACTGCTGGTACTTCTGCATATTCCGGTGATCTTATTACCAAAATGGGTTATGCAAACTATCGTACCAATCAAAATATTGAAGCTATTGCTAATAAACTTGGTGTAGATTTTGCTAATCGTAATAAAGCAACCAAGAGCAGTGCTTCATACTTTAATAAACCGAGTAACGGAAATACGTCTTCGTCTAAGCCAGAGTATACTTCTGCTACGATTGACGATATCGATAATCTGTAAAAATTATAAGAGTTGGGTATTACTCCCAACTCTTATTTTATTTTTTAAGGAGATATATTATGGATTACTATTATCTTTTAAACGTAGACTCTACAATAGATATTCTTGGTATTAAGAAAATGATTGATAAGGGTAATTTTGTAGAGCTATATAAAGATCTCTTTGTAAACGTAAATAGTTCTCATGCTACAAATGGATTAATACTTTATAAAGCCACTCCATATAATTTCTTAAAGCTAAAAATGCGCTGTAAAAAATATGTAGTATTTTGTGCAATAGATAATTCTAGAGTCGTAGAGAAGAAAGACGATATGGTAATAGCTCAACAAGTATTGATTACCAATATCGAAGAATATACTCCTCATTTACTCTATAATTATTTGAATAGCTATATCACTAATACAGATTATGATAAATTAGATCATACTGTTTTACAAGACATCTATAACTACTTTATTTTTAGTGGTAAAGAAGATAATAATAATTTTGTAAAAGCATGTGTATCACACTTTCCATCTTTATTTGGTAATGATGGTATTACTGAGTTTAATATTGCTCTTGTTAGTGAGAATATTAACTTTATTACAGATTATCTAAAGCAAAGAAATGATGTTTCAGATATACAACGAGAACTTAATTTTATGAGTGCAGTTCTATACAATGAGCACATTTCAAGCACATTTAAATGTAAAATTATGCGTTTATACAAGACTATCACTGGGGAATATCCGGAGATGCCTCTTGGAATAAAATATATGCTACAATACGCTAAATTGAGGTTGAAACTATGGTTGTAGATTTTAATTTAGTTAAAGCTATGAATAGCAATACTGCAGAAAGATATAGCTCTTCATTGCTATTCATGTTTGACTCTATAGTAGATATAGATCTAAATATGATTCTTTTTCTTAAGAAAAACTATCAGTCTAGTTCATATCTTGATCCAGATATTATTAAGAATAATGATCTTAATTTCTTCAAAGCTATATTGATTAAACGTGAAGATAAGAATCCAGTTAGTCTAATAATAAGAGATCAATTTGCTAATTCTGCTGCTAATCTATACTATGAGATTATCACTGAGAAATATAAAGATATCTTATATTTAGATACTCCATTATTAGCATTCGGTATTCTCTTGTGCAATATTAATAAAGCTGGAGAGTTCCACCCAACGGTGGTATGTAAAAATGAACACGAGATACAATATATTAAAGCCTTGGCGCCTAATGTAAAGACTATCTCCGAAGAAAAAGTCAACTTAGATCATTACGATTCGATCTATGTAAAAGATTTTGCTGATTGTATTAGATTTGATAAGTATGAATCTAAACTCAAAGGCAAGAATATTTATATACTAAACTACGATTTTAATCTAGAGCAAGGAGAACGAGGAATACTTAAATTTGAAATCTTTGAAAAGATTCCTCAGTCTAATAAACTTTCTCTAGTTGATCCTTATACTAATTTTAAAATGCCAATTTATTAAGGAGGAATTTTAAATGTTAAGAACCAATATTGTCGAAAGAGAGCCTTTTCATAAAGCACAAGCTAATGTATTGCATATGCTTAAAGATGCATTAGTTAGTAGCTTTGGTCCGATGGGTTCTTATACTCAGATCATTAAAGAGGGGCAATATAACAAGTATACCAAAGACGGTTATACTATTCTGAATGAAATTAAACATCAACACGCTATTGAAGCATTTGCTATTCAAGACATCGTAGAAGTAGCTCGTAATACTGTTAAAACAGTTGGTGATGGTACTACTTCTGCAGTTATTATGTCTTCTTTATTCTTTGATAAAATTTATAATGATGAATCTTTGAATGCTTATGCACCTGTAGAGATTGCTGAGGCTATTAAAAATGTAGCTGCTCGTCTTGTAGATGCTATTAGAGAGAATAAGCATGATTGTACTCCTGAGGATATTTATAATATTGCTTTGATTTCTACTAATGGTAATGAAGACATTGCTGGTCGTATTAAACAGATCTATGAGAAATATGGTAATAATGTATTCATCGATGTTACCATTAGCTCTACCAAAGATTCTTACGTTAAAGCATATGATGGTATGACTCTTGAGGTTGGTTATGCAGATCCGTGTTATGTAAACTCTACTAAGGGTACTTCTCGTATTAATAATGCTCGTATCTATGCATTCCATGATCCGATTGATACTCCGGAAATGCAGGGTTTCTTTATGCAGATCATCTATAATAACGTATTGATTCCGAGTAATGAAATTGCTCAGGGCAATAAAGAAGCTAAGATTATTCCGACCGTTATTATGGCTCCGAAAATCAGTGCTGACGTAAATGCATATCTTCAGTTAGTAACTGAATCTATTGCTCGTTTGGATGTATCTCTTAGACCGCCTCTTCTCGTAGTAACTAATATCTTCGATATTGATGCTTATATCGATTTGGCTACTATGTGTGATTGTAAATGGATTAAGAAATATAATGATCCTAAGATGCAAGAAGTAGATATTAATAAAGGTCTTGCTCCGACTATTAATAATATTTCTGATTGGGGTTATGGCTCTGCAGAACTCGTAGAAGCAGACTCTGTATCTACTCAATTTATTAACCCGAAAAACTTCTGGGTTGATTCTAAAGGCGAACTCGATGAACATGGCGAACCGATTCGTGTTCATACCGATAAATATAATAATTACTTAGCTTGGTTGCAACAGAAATTAGAAACCGAAGAAAAGAATGGCGCTAATGCTGGGGTAACTGGAGCTATTAAACGTCGTATTAATGCATTGAATGCTAATATGGTTGAGTATCAAGTCGGTGGTATTTCTCCGACCGATAGAGATGCAGATAGAGATTTAGTAGAAGACGCAGTATTGAACTGTCGTTCTGCTGCTAAATATGGTTATGGACGTGCTTCTAATATTGAAGGTTTCTTAGCTGCTAATGAATTAAATCTTAGCTATGTATGTAAGTACGTTGGTCATACAGATAAACCTGTTCCGCGTAAACTTGAAGTAGAAACTATTGTAGCTAGAGCATTCTATGAAGCATATGTAGAACTTCTGACCATTCTGTATAAATCTATGATGATTTCTGATGAAGAAGCATCTAAAATTGTACAGAAGGTATGCAATGAAGGTAAACCTTATGATATTCGTCATCGTGAATATAGCGATAAGGTAATCTCTTCCATTGAATCTGATGTAGTTATTATTCAATCTATCGCTAAGATTGTATCTATTATGGTAACTTCTAATCAGTGCTTGCTTGCAAATCCTCAGTTGAATCTGTATAGCAAAGATTAATAAATTAATATAGTATTAACTTATTTATAAAGGGTAGTTCGCAAGAGCTACCCTTACTTAAAATTCTTCGAACTGAGGTTATTGTTATGAAGATTACATTATTAGATTACATTAAAAACCCGATGGGTGGCAACGTAATGACTAATAGAGCGATGTATCATCAGCTCTATGTAGATAAATTCGATAAGTTATTAGTAAGAGAAAACGGTAGAATAGAATATCATTTATACAGAGATGCAGAGGATTATATTATTCATTTTAAGATACCGTCTGAAAAGATAGCTAAATTCTACTATGACGTAGTATTTAGATTTACCCCTAATTCTACTGCAGATAAAGACGCTAAGACCCTAAACAACTATTCAGTTACTTTCTTCTCGAACGATCCGTCGTTTATCTTTACGTATGCAAATGTATTTATAAAGAATAAGCTTATTATGGAAGATCTTTTAGATAAGATTCCTGCTAAAGCTAAGAAAGAACCTCCAAAAGAAACTAATCCTAAGAATATAATTGGCTATGTAAAATCATTCTACTTTGCTTATTTAGTAATGAAACAACACGGCCTTTTCAATAAAGTAGTCTTCTCTGGTAATGGTAGAAGATATTTTAAAGTCATCTTTACTAAACAGATTGAGCATGCAGATAAAAAAATAGATGAACGTATCTCTAAGGGAGAGCATAAAGACATTATCTCCAAAGCTAGAGATAAGATTAAGAAAGCTAAATCTCTCAATCCAGTTAAAAATGCTTTAGGTATTAAATCTACCCCAACTACTAAGAATACAGCTAAAACTAAATTGACCAAAACGTTTAAACCTATAAGGAAAACTAAACTGACTAAGAAAATTTAACTTTGATTATATATTATATTAGGGCATTAAGGTAGGAGGTATTTGTAAATGTTAAAAGGTGTTACACAACAACAAGAAAAACTAAGAATTATCTATTATAGGACCGATGAAGCTAATAATCCCGAAGGACTTCGTCAAATATACCGTAAAGAAGTTAGAACAGTAATTCCCGTAGATTCTTGGACTTGTCCTCCTGAAGATGAATATTTCAAACAAATCAAAGGTGCCTTATGGTTACCAGTAGCAGAATATTATGGAGTTGAAGATGACGATCAGTTCAACTGTTTCATCTTAACAACTAAGAGATGCTATAATAATGATGATATGCGTGATCATCTTTGTAAGTATCTCAATTATTTCGAAAAATTCTATGATCCTGAGCATGAATTGCTCGCTGTATTTTATCAGATAAAATATCTTATCGATTATGAGGATTCTTATACTAAAGAAGCTCTCATGTATGACCTGAAGAGATATATTCTCCAAGGACGAATCGGTCATCGCGTATCTATGATGAACGAGGATAATTATAATCTTGATCTTAGCTATTATCGTAATAGCAAGAACCCTGGATTACAATATACAAATAAACATGGTTTGATCTTAATGGAGATTAGTCTGTTCCAGAATATCTTCATTCCGATTTTAACTCATTTCATTGCTGTAAGAAAGATTAAAGAAATCAAATTCTTCTTATTAGAGTTCTTCCAGATGATTATTGATAAATATGATAGCGTAGATATTATCAATAAATTATATGAAACAGCTCTGTCTACTGTAGAGAAGAATGCAGATGCTCATCCGATTCTGTGGAATATGCAGAATATTCGTGCTAAGAATGTAACTACTCATTCTATTCAGACCGTAATGAATATCATTCTACAGATCGTTCCTAAGTATACTTATGATAAGAATATTATCAATTTCAACTATAAGTCTGTATTGAAATCTACTTCATATCAAGTAATTGATATTGGTTATGAATTCAATCTGAAATCATTATCTTCTTCTAAGAGAGATGATGATAATAACTCTGAATTTGATAAATTTGATGCTCATATTCGTAAAGCAGATGAATCCTTGTATGTACAAAACAAGGTCAACTGTGAAGATACTATCATGAATATTTGTCGTCAATATCCCGTATCAGAAGAAGAGATAGACTTTTATGAAAGAGAACTTACTAAGGACGGAAAGAAACTAATCATTGATTTCCAGAAGACATTGATTTTCAATCTCTTCTATAATGACTTTGGTGATATCCGTTCTATTAATGCTATAAATGCTAGAGACTATGTAAGACTTGTGATTGCTGCTAAGAAGAAACTCTTGGCTCAAAACATGAAACTCTTACCCTATGTAGTATCTGGTAAGATTGTAAGACTTGTTAATCGTGTAGCTATTAATAAAAAAGAACTTACTAAAATCGAGGCTTCTCAATATTATCCATTGATTGAGAGAAAGTATCGTAATCCGAAGATGTCTAAATTGATTTATGCTATTATAGCTACAATGCTTAGTAGCAAATTCCAATTTATAGATTATCAATCTCAGATGGAATATGAGCATACTATGAGATCTCTTATTGATCAATACGGCTCTAGAGAAAATATTCCACCTACTATATTAGAGGAAGTAGAGAATTATAATATTAACGGTAAGCCCATCAATGTCATTCCTGAGTTTATCTGTGAAGAAGTATTGATGTATATCCAGTTAATATAATAAAATATAATCTATATGACATATGAGTAATCTAGGCTAGTAGATTATAAGACATGATGATCATGTCCACTCCTTTTTGTATAGATGATTTACTGCAATCTCTAATGGTTATTTGTTTGGTTTTTCTTCGCCGGATTTGGCGGATTGTTAGCATCTAGCCATGCTAGCGTAACTATCATATCGGAGGAGGGTTACAGCTCCCCTCCTCCGCCTCCGTAAAATTATAATATAGCTAAGATGAGAGAAGAGTTTAGGCTCTTCTCTCGTTTTAGTCTTTAGAGGATGAATATTATGAAAGACTTAGGCGAATTATTATTCCCGCTATTCCCAGATGCAAGGTATGCTTCTGGTAAGAATGAAATTGTTATGAGATGTAGATATTGTGGGGATTCTTCGGATCCTCGTAATGCTCATTTCTATATAAAGAACGTTGATGGTGAACCCCATCTGTTTAATTGTTTTAAGTGTGGTCAGAAGGGAATTTTTAGTGCTAAAACACTAAGAGATTTTTCCGTATATGATACAGAGTTAGCTGTATTATTAGAGACTTATAATAAGAATCTTATGAATACTCCTAAGTATAGAATGATTAAGGTTAATCATTCTTATAAGGTATATAATACATTCATAAGTGATAATGAATTAACTCAAGCTAAACTAAGATATCTTAATAGAAGGCTTGGTATTAATCTTACTATACCAGATCTACTTAGACTTAAAATAGTACCGAATCTATATGATCTATTAAGTTCTAATAGAATTGATAAACTCACTAGACATAAGAATATTGTCGATGAGTTTGATAGGTCTTTCCTAGGGTTTCTTAGTATGGATAATAGCTATTTAGTATTAAGAAATCTTCGTCCCGGTAAGGTCTATGAGAAGATAGATAAACGATATCAAAACTACAATATCTTTGGTAAATTAGATAATTCTAAAAGAAATTATGTAATACCAACTCAAGTAAATACATTAGATCCTAATCCGATTCATATACATATCGCTGAGGGAACTTTTGATATCTTATCTGTATTCTTTAATCTTAGAGGACAAAACTCTTATCAAAACATCTATTCTACTATTGGAGGAAATCAGTATCTTAATCAGGTTAAAATGTTTTTGACTGAGTATGGATTATTCAATTCTATATTTCATCTCTATATAGATAATGATGTCCCTCAATACAAAATAGACGTAGTTAAAAAGGAGCTTACTAATTTAAAAATACCTCTCTATATTCATTGGAACGGGTATATTGGGGAAAAGGATTTTGGCGTAAATCCTTCTAGAATTAGTGAGCGTGTGCAAGTAGTCTGACATGTAGCCATGAATGCAAATTCATGGCTTTTATTTTTTGTCAACATTCGATTAATTAGAGTTTGAGGTGATTATGAATGGGAAAATTTATAAATACCACCCATACTGATACTATTAACGCCATCGTAGAAGGCGGTAAAGAACGATTAAAGAATCCTTATTATTTATTTACTGATAAGAAAGCTACTATAGTAACGTACTATAATGCTAATGTAGATAAAACCACTGTCGACGAAGGCACTGGTAATATGTATTCTTTTACCGATGGAGATGCTCCTCTGAGATTTAATAAGATAGAGAATGCTTATCTATTCGGTATGACTAGAATAGAAACTGATTTACAAATGGGAGATTGGGGCTTAGAGTCTGAATCTATTGAGAGTACAGCTTACGTAGCTCCTAATACATTTGTGCCTTATCCACAAGACTATTTCTTTATTAATCACGTAGATGATTCTCATATGATCTTCAAAGTTACTAGTGTAACTATGGATACTTTTGAAGACGGAGCTAACTTCTGGAGAATTGATTATAAATTATCTCTTGCAGATGCCGATCATGATAGATTAGAATCTCAAGTAGTAGATACTTATGTAATGAATACTCCGAGCTTTGGTACTAATTTAAAGTCTGTTGTCCGTAAAGCAGAATATGAATTCTTAGAATTGATTGAAAATACAACTACTATGCTAAAGGGGTATTTCCAAGACTTATTCTTTAAGAATAGATTACAGACTTTTATCTATGAACACAACTTAGAGTATTTTTATGATCCATTTATGATCGAGTTTCTTAAGAGAAATAATATTCTCTCTGGAGCTAAAGAGTTTATCTATGTGGATCATCAGACATTTGTACCAAGAACTTTTGGTATTGATTATGACCAGACGTTCTTCCGTAGTCTTGAAGTACATGATAAGAATAAACACTTAAGATTACCTAGTGCGTATGGTACTGCTATATATGATAGAGCTACATTATTCTATCATAGACCAGATACATATTTCGAGGTATCTTATAAACCGTTTGATACTACTAACTATCCGATTCCCTATGTAGAAGAAGAAATGTTAGATATGATTAAAGACGGTAAAGAATACGCCAAGGATAGTCCCTTAGCTTATAATAATATCATTATCAGATACTTTAATAATATTGAATTCAAAGAAGATATTTTTGATATCATCGGTAATATGTCTTTTGAACCTAATGTAAAAATGTTTTATGCTATTCCGATGATTATCTATGTTTTAGAGTATTATGCTAGGCAAATACTCAAAAAGTAAAATTTGCCTCACTTAAACATCTTAATAAATCCTAGAATGGGGGTTTAGACTACATGAAATGCTTAGATGAAATTCTCTTCAACGAAATGGTTGAAGAAGATTCTGCAAATATTTTTCATATGGATAATTCCAGTATAGACACTCTCAGTGATTTCGGCGAGGATGAGGATTTTGGTAATGCTATTCTTGACGACGATGAAGACAGTGCCTATGAAGATCCAGATTTCGACTTAAACCATGAAGAGGAGGACTAATTCTAATGGAAGAAGACGTAATTTCCGTTATCGACGAAGTGTTAGAAGCTACCTTAGATAAAGATATCGAACACGTAGAAGATGCCGTTGCTGATGTAATGACCGGTGAATCTCTTGACGATGGTGATATCATCGACCATGTTGCTTCTACTAATATTCCATCTAAAATTGATAAAGACGTACAAGACGCAGTTAATCAGTCCGAAGATGATCCTGTTAAAGCTTTAGCTCAGGCTTATGAAGATCCTGATGCTGCTGTAGATTATCATGACGATGGTTCTCTCCCCGAGGAAGATGATCCCGAAGGCGAAGGTTCTATTGATTATGAAGATTTTGAAAATGCCGCTGCTGAAGAAGAGCATGTAGATGGCTTTACTGTAGAATCAGTTTTAGGAGGTTTATTAGAAGATGAAGAAGACTGTTAATCTGTATGCTAGAATGCCTGTAGCTCTTAGATATACTATTTTACGTGGCAATCGTTTTGGTATTTCTTTAGATACAGAAGAAATTCGTAAATTACTCTATAGAAAAGTAGTTATTGATGAAGTATTGAGCGATGGTTCTACTGTACGTTTGGACTTCACTAACTATGATAAAGTAAATCGTACTGCTAAAGAAATTGCCGCTGAGGAAGCAGCTAAGAAAGCTGCTGAAGAAGCTAAGATTGCTGAAGCTAAACGTTTAGAAGAAGAAGCTAAAGCTAAGGCTGAAGCAGAACGTAAAGCTGCTGAAGAAAGAGCTAAGGCTGAAGCAGAAGCTAAACGTATTGCTGAAGAAGAAGCTAAGAAAGCTGCAGCAGAAGCAGAAGCTCGTCGTATAAAAGCGGCTGAAGCTAAACGTGCTATGGAAGCAAATAAAAACAAACAACAATCTAAATAAACTGTTATTCCGTTCATTGCAGTTTGACCTCTTTGATTAGCCAGTAGAGAGTGATCTCTACTGGCTGTCATTTTGTAATTTTATGATAATTTAATTGTATATTATTATTGTAGATTGGAGGTGATTCTGCTATGAAATCCGCACGTTTTTACTATGACGACGATTGTCCGTGGTACGACGATGATGATCCGAATTGTGAAGATGGCGAACTTAATGATCCATTCTCTGACGGAGAACTCGATATCTACGTTTGTGAAGATCTTGGATATTAAGCCATAATGTAGGAGAGATCATACTTCAATCCAAAAATCCCGAGAAGGACTTTTGGATCGAGTCCTTCTCGGAATATATATTTTATAAACAGCTTTTATTTTTTGTTAGAATACTGGATCAGTAAGTTTAGTATCTTCAGGAACATATGTGAAGCAATACAAAGCCTGAATGGTTTCTTTATCTACTTCCATTACAGCCTTACCATTAAGACTAATATAATGGACTTTAGATTTCATCTGTTTATCCAATTCATCATTTGCTTCATTAGAGTAAATACCTTTAACTGTTACCTGGTCACCATCATAGTCGCCACCAATAGAGTTAAGATAAGCATTACAAAGGTTGAGCGTGTCTTTAAATCTATTAGAGGTATCTGCTTTCTCTAAGATATCTTTCTGAGTGATCTTTGGATAAGCTTTATAAAATTTATCATGGAAAGTATTTACAATCATCGGTTCAGTTTCTACAGTAGAAGCTACACGAATTCTTGTTGGGAACTGATTGTAGAAACTATCGATTGGATAACGTGTAATAAGAACATGCTTACCTTTAGTAACGTCTACTGCTGCCCAGAAGAAGAGATCACACCAAGTAAGAATTCTTTCTTGAATTGGATATTTAGTAAAGTCATCTCCTTCTTTATAGTCTTTAGGTACTTTTCTACCTTTGAAATGGAGATAACCCTTTTCGCCATGTTTAAAGAATCCCGGAACTACTGGTGCTTCTATAGGAACAAACCTATTGGAGTAACCATGAACGAATCTATCTAATTCTTTACGGATTCTATCATCAGAGAATACTACCTGATAATCTGCTAGAGGTATTTCGACAACTTTACCGGTAGCATCAGTATAAGTATATTTAGACTTACCAGAGAATTCCTCTTCAAAATAACGTCTAACCCAATAAACCATGAATGGTAAGAAGTTTACACATAAAGAGGCTAATGGTACCAAGCTATAGTCCATATCTACGTCTAAGTCATCTAAGTCTTCGACTTTAAGTTCTGGTGCAGAGATGACTAAACGAGAAGAATAGTCTGTAGTCTTAGACATATTGGTTCTACGGATAACGCCAAGTTTACCAGGCATACCAACACCAGAGGTTTTTACATCTGGATTACCAGCACCAAAGTAATTATAAATAGATAAGAGTATTTCTTGCATACGACCTACTTGAGCATGAATAAGAGTTAAACCGTAATCATGAGCTTCTTCGAGAGATCTTGCTGCAATGATAAGAGAGTTATAATACTTATTAATATCACCAACACCCATCTTACCATCTTCAGTATTTACGTCTCTATAGTACGCTGGGATGACTGGATATTTAGTAATGAAACAAGCCTTACCAGATTTTTTAATGAATTGAATAATACGATCTCTCTTAGAGCTATCAGTAGTCTTGATTTTGATCTTATCGAAATTATCTTTAAGGAATTTAATACCAGTCTTCCCATTAGGATCTTCCACTAAATTACCAGAAGCATCTAATGAGTAAGTATTAGTACCAAAGACAATATTCTTGATTCTGCTATCAAGATTACCCCAGAGCTTATAAATTAATGGGTGTAAGAAGATACCGTGAAGATCGATATAAGCAAATCTATTAGCACGTTCTTCTTTAGTAATACCGAATATATCATTAGATAATAAGCCATCCGAGGTCGGTAGTTTATTTTTATCAAAATATATAGGATTTTTAACTTCTTTGAGTTCATTCTTTTTAATGAATTCGTCTATATCTAACAATCCATGTAAATTGAAGTTTTCTGATTTGTCCACATAGTAGTTCAAATCTTTTGGTTCAACCATATCGGTAAAACCTCCTTTCAATATTGACTTGATTAATTAAGATGTGCACACCTACTAGTGATGGTAGGTGTGCAAATCACGTCAATACGTATGTATTTCAGCAATGATATTATTTTTATTTCTCGATACAGCTACACAATAACCGCAATTATGGACTCTTGTTTTAGCTGTTTCTAAGATATATTCTATATAAGCTTTGTCTTCTCCCTCTTTGGGAGTAAGAATATATCTATTCTTTTTTCTACTTTTTGGATCTATTTTCACATCAGCTTCTATATCATAGAAAGCCAAGATATCATGTACAGCAATATCCTGTGAGAAGTTTTCTATCTGAGCAGATGTGGATAAATAACCCAATTGTTTAGCAAATTCTAAGTAATCCAATTGTATTATCCTCCCCCGGTAAGAGTGTCTTCTACTTCTTTTGCTGCTTCGTTTTCCGCATCAGCTTTGTTTTTACTCATTTCGAATGAAATATAGTAGAGGTAGTTTATATCAGCAATAGGGAGATTCATAGTATCAATGATATTAGATCTCCCTCTGTGAAAGTCACATATTACTCTACAAATATTTAGGAGTTCGCAACGAGTGTTAGCTGATGCCGTATAAAAACCAAATCTAACGGGTTATCTGCTTCAACCTCAGGAATTTCTGTACCACATTTCTCACACTTATGAGCCGGGCGTACGTATTTGATATCTATTTCATCTGCATCCAGTTTTCTTACAGCATTCAAGAACAGATTGTATTGTTCAGAGTTAAGTTCTCTAAAGATTTTAAGATAAATACGGATCTTATTCTTAACTGTTTTACGTAAGTCATTCGGATCAGGTTTAGTTTCAATAGGTACTAAGCTCATAGTGGATTCATCAATAATATAGATATTGCTGATGAAAGAAATATTTCCAAGAAGACTAGCAAATTTATTTACGAAGTCTTCATCAAGTACGGCATTCTCAAAAAGTACGTTATAAATAGACGGAATTTTAATACCAATTACGTACTTATCGGATACTTGTACAAGATCTTCTTCTACAGTATTGGTCGGAGAGGTAGATTCTTTTTCTAAGAGTTTATAGAAATCTTTCTTAATCTCTTCGGAACCAAATTTAACCATATCTTCAATCTTATACTGTTCAAGTACGGAGTTATTACATTTATCATTAGAACAGGTATACGGAATAAAGTTAGAGTTCTCAAAGCATGCTTTATATACGGCGAACTGTAAATGTTTTACGTCGAAGATAGAGATGCCTTTGAGCCATTCTTCAAGAGATTTAGGTTTATTAGGATCTACTACATGGGAATAAATAAGAGAGTAGATTCTTCTAAACGTATTAATAGTATTTTGATTGGAATTTCTCGGGTTAAGCAATTCAATTTCAGAACCAGAGAATTCTTTAATAGAGATAGAACGTTTAGTATTCGGAAGTACCCAGTCAGATACACTGGTTTTCAATTCAGCAGAATTTACTGCCATAATTTTCGAATAGCTTACAGGTTTATTGCTTACTTTAAACTTAGCAAGATCAATAGTTTTCTTTAAGGGCTTAATCTTAGCTTTAATCTCTTGAGCAAACTGATCAGTGATCTGTTTATTAATCTTTTCGAATTCTTCTTGTTCTTTACGAGAACGATCTTCATCATCAATGATTAATTCATCATCTTCTGGTTCTTCGGGTTCTTCATCAAGATCAAGCTCGGAAAGATCAAGATCTAAGTCTTCATTAATAGAAGAAGATTCAACCGTTTCTTCTGTCGGAATACCGGAATCGTCTGCTTTTAATTCTTTATGAGGAGTTTCTTCTTTAGAAGGAGCTTCGCCTTTTTCTTCGGCTTCGAGCATTTTCTTAGCGATTTCTTCACGTCCTTTAGGAATAATGTTTTCTGCTAAGTCTTTCTTAGTACGCTCAATAGCTTTATCAAGTTTATCCATCAGATCTTTACGCATATCTGCTTGATGCTGTACCACAGCACTAGGTTTTCTAGGCGAATTAGCTAAGGGATTTATTGTGGTAAGATCATCTTCTCTACCTTCGAGAGACTGATTTTCTCTAGAAGATCTAGCAAGATCTGCTAAGGAAATTACAGTAGATTTCTTTTGTTCATTATTAGTATTCATAGTGGTCTGATCCATGAATTAATTACCTCCATTAATGTTATCAGTAATGCTTTGAAGCGCTGAATCATAGTTAAATCTATAAACTATACCATTTATAGTGATATTTATATACAAATTTCTCTCATCCTTGATCTCAATATTTACATCTACTGATTCTAAACCCGGAAGAAAAGTAGAAATTTGTTCTTTAGCGTCTTGTTTAAGCTGTTCAATATCGGTCTCATCCCCGTATCGATAACGGGAGATTAAACCAATACCCATTGTAGGGTTGCTTTGGAATGTTCCTGGTTCGAGTAAGAATAATCTAACCAGAAAAGTATACATTTTTTCATAAGTATTTAATTGTCTGGGCTTGTTGAATTGGTCCACCGAAAAGACATATTCATCATTTGTTCTTCTTGGCAAAATCACAACAGCTCCTTTCGGTATGAAAGTTTACTAAAAAGTTCTTAAATTTAAAGATTACAAGCATTTGGCAACATTAGAATAATCGAAATCACGATGAAAGGATGAATCTTAATGGCGAGAAAATATAAATGCCCTTATTGTGATTTTAAGGATGAAAGTCCTAAACTGATTCGTCATATAGAACGAAAGCATGAGGAGCTTATTCCTGAGGGATATACTCCGGCTAGATTGGTTTATAATATAAGAAACAAACGTGAGTTTGGTTCTTGTATGATTTGTAAGAAACGTACAGAATGGGATGAATCGACCGGTAGATATAAACCGTTCTGTAGTCAAGCTTGTCATGATAAGTACGTTAAAAGATTTGAAGATAATATGATAAGAGTTCGTGGTAAAGCAAGAATCTTAGATGATCCAGCTCAACAAGAGAAGATGCTTGCTAATAGAAAGATCTCTGGTAAATATAAATTCAGAGATGGTGGTGAACGTACTTATACCGGTAGCTATGAGCATAAAGCATTAGAATTTTTAGATAAAGTAATGAATGTAGATTCCAAAGATATTATGACTCCGGGACCGACTTTACAGTACGAGTATGGCGGTAAGATTCATACATGGATTACTGATATCTATTGGATAAGCTTAAATCTTATTATTGAGGTTAAAGATGGTGGAAATAATCCGAATAATCGTGAGATGAAATCCTATAGAGAGAAACAAATCGCTAAGGAAAAGATGATTACCGATAAGGGTACTTTCCATTATCTTAGATTAACCAATAATAACTTTGAGCAGTTATTTAATATTGCTGCAGAAATTAAGATGTCTTCTATGGAAGACGAAAACGATGCCATTATCAGGATTAATGAATCTACTATTGATGAAGTAGGTCCGGTTGGTGGTATGCCTCCGAAGATTACTCATAGCGGATATCTTATCGATAAGGGATTTAATGGTATTGATCCGACTAAAGATGATGATAACTACTATTCGGATGAGAAAGACGAAGACGATGTAGTAGAAGAATCCGTCTTAGCTAATGACATTATCTCCGATAGAGTAGTTAGACTTAATGAAGATGGTATTCCGGAAAGCGTAGATAAAAGCTATCTTGATGGTAGTAAGATTACCATCTATAAATTCTTAGGTGATAAGAAGAGATTCTTAGAAGTCGCTAGCAGCAAGAAACCAGTAAATGATTTCTATGAAGCATTGACTGGTAAAAAGAGATTAACTGAGAATCAGATCGAATATGATCCGATGTTTGAGAGAGTAAATCTCCGTAAAGAGTATAATAGAATAGCAGAAGATCTTGTGACTATGGAACAAGAAATGATGCTTAGATCTAATAAGGCTTTACCATATCTTCCAGTAATGAATATTAAAGATATGGAAAGTGCTGAGAAGATTCTTAAAAAATATAAATCTCTTAATATTGCTGAAGACGTTAATGGGTATTTCTTATACAATAGATTTACCGGTAGACGTGGCATATCTGTAAGAGATATTAATAAGCTCATTGTTGAGGATACTTGTTTATTGGAAGATGCTAAAGACAAGTCCGAAGATACAGATGAGAAATTAGCTGATAGAGAAGCTAATGATTATATGAGCAATAGCATTAATGCTTTTATTGATGATAACGTAAAGACGAAAGCTGAGTTAGACCAAGAGTACCATGACTATATGAGTATGACTCAAGACGATCGTAAACGTGCAGATGATAAGAGCATTGAATTATATGGTAAAGATAACGTAGAACGCTACGAAGAAAAGAATCGTGAGTTCTTAAAACAAGACATCAAGCCTAATATTACCGGAGAGTATGATGGTGTTCGTTCTGAAGCTAGTAGTGATTTAGGTATCTTTGAAGAGAAAGATGCTACATATCTTGATTTTGATAAGTTTGAATCTGGTAAAGTTAGAGTATTATATATCACCGGTATGAGTGGTGGTGGCAAAACTACTTTAGCTAAAAATCTTGCTAAGAAATATAATGCTGTTTTGGTTTCGCTTGACGATTTCTTAACAAATTATGATCCAATTCAAAGCGAATACTTTAAAGCTAACCCAGAAGATTTGGCTACCCTTACTAAATTATCTAAAGGGGCAAAACATATCTGGGAAATTAAAGACAGAGAATTCTGGAGTTTCTTTAATGAACTTAGAGTAAAATACGTTTTATTCTATTTGAATAAATATAAGAATAAAAAGTTTATCATCGAAGGCGTTCAAGTAGTATACTTGTATGATTACGAGGTAAACACTAATAACTTTAAATTATTTGAAAAAGATTCTTTTGCATTGATTATGCTTGGAACTCCAGTAGTTAAATCAATGCTTAGAAGAATCAAACGTGACGGTTCATCTATTACCGATGTTTATAATCCGCTTAGTTTCTTGTGGATGTATAGAAACTTCTACAAAGAGCAGAATAGATTTAGAAATGCTTTTATAAAAGAAGCCAGTATGTCTGCGGAAGATGCTCTTAATTATGCTAATTTCCCATTCATGCAGGACATGTTTGAAGAAAAGATTAAACCTTCTGCTAAAATGAAAAAAGAAGATTGGGAAAACTTTAAGTTTGGTAATACTGATAGATGCTTAATGTATTCTATGGATGATTCTAGTAGAGTAGGTAAGCTTATTAGTGGTGCTAATAAATATCTTAAAATCGGTAGTAAGTCTAAGAAGTGTGATTGCCCTTATAAGGTTTCTTGTGAGAGAAATGATGGTAAGGCTAATATTTACTTAGTAAAAGAAGCTACTTATAATTTTGAGTATGTAAAATATGGGCAAGACGAAATAGATCGTGCTAAAGTATGGTCGGCTAATGCTATGAGAGTTATTATTACTCCGACTAAGACTTTAGAAGATCTTGAGTTCTTATGGAATCAATTCCAGCAACAGCACAGAAAGCTTCAGAGAGAGTCTGACTGGAAGTCTCAAGAGTTATTTGGTATGGATAATCATACTCATTATATCTATCTAAAGAGAAAGTTTGTTAAGAAAGATATTGATGATGATCCCGTAGAGCATTACGATGGGACAGATGATTCTATCTTAGATGAGGTATGTATGGAGAAAGGTACTGATCTTAGTAGAAATCTTGATTTGTTTACTCATGGTAATACTAAGGTATTGTTTATTACCGGTATTACTGGGAGTGGTAAGTCTACATTAGCTAGACAATTAGCTAAAGTATGCAATACTAAGTTAGTTTCTTTAGATACTTTAGAGAAGTATAAGAATCTTAAAGAAGCTAATTATGTATTCCCCGATATGGTAGAGAATTATATGAATAAATATGGAGATCGAATCGATCTTTGTAAGTATATCGTAGAGAATGCTAATGAGAAATATATCATCGAAGGCGTTCAAGTCGTAGATGTATTTCTTAGATATCCAGATATTTTTGATAAGTCTGCATTGATTCTCAAACAAACTCCATTAAAAGAAGCAGTGGTAAGGAAATTTAAGAGAGATATATGTAATTTAAACTTACTTGAGTCTCTAAAGGATGCTTATACGAGCTATTTAGATATCAAAGAATTTAAAAAGAAGCTCTCTAAAAATATCCTTGTGCCAATACACACGAATAATTTACAAAGCACTATTTTTGAAGAAGGAGAGGTCTATAGTGACCTACCGATGTATACTCCTACTACTATAGGAAATTTATTAAGTTACTATGGTTATGAAGGCAATAAGATGCCTGCATGGGCGGTAGAGTATGATAGATGTGCTAGTAAAGGAGCATTCTCTGATAAGTTCTGGGAACTTAATAAAGAGAGAATGGAGAATCTTAAGAAGGTATTTAAGACTACTAAAGAAAACAGTCTTAGTAGAAATATTGAATGTATTCATTGGGGTTGGAATCCGAATGTAGAGTTTAATGATAAGAACCGTGCTAAGAATGATCGTAAGATGAGTAAATGGTTCCGTGAAGAAAGTAGAAAAGGTTATGTAGAAGAGAAAGCGTTTCCGTTGCAGTTCGATAAGGACGGAGATCTGATTTATACTAAAGACCTCGGAGAAATTGATTATGCTAAGGAATGGAAAAAGTCTCATGACTTACTTAAAGAATACGATAAGATGAAAAATATCGAAAGTATGAAATACGAGTTATGTAGAATGTGGCTGATTGCTAATAATCTCGAATACTATAAAGGCACTAAATTTGGCGATATGAAACGTATGAGAGATACTAGAGCATTAGCGTTGAATGACTTTAAGAAATATATTAAAGTCGTTATGAAATATGATAAAAGCTTTAACTTTGGGAGATATTATGAAGCAAGCCCTTTTAACCAAAATACTTTAAGAATCCATAAAAGCACTCTCGATTATAGCATGGAATACATCAAAAAATTAATCGGTATAATTTAACCAAAAACAATTCCCCATAGGAGTAATCCTATGGGGATTTATTTTATAAACAGATGTATTAGTAATAATAAATTTATTATACCTCTAACCCACCACTAGAACTAACGTAGCGAAAATACGCAGTAAATGTTTTATCTGAAGAAAAAGTAGCAGCTCTTATATCGTCAGCAGTTGCATAAGATACTCCTTGTTCATCTCTCCATCTGTCAAATCTATATCTACCAACACCATTAGCGCTAGGAACCGATGTAATTTTAGCAACACCATCTACTAATGGTATTTGTTGATTTACATCCCCGATTACTAAGCCATAAGTAGGGTCGCTGGACACAAATTATACTGTGATATAATCTGAATAGAAATATAATACGCTAATAACCGTATCTTCTGTAAGTGTCATATTTATTTGTGTGCTTTGAATAAGTCCTTCATAATCATCAGGATTTGTACTATCATTACCTTCTACTGAATTGAAAGTGTAGAAAGAAGTTAAATTTTCAATTTGTGGAATGTCAAGCACAAAACGCCCATTAGCCTCTGCAACCGTATAATCACCAGGCATAGTTACAGATAAATCAGATCGATTAAAATATTTTACGCGAATACTGTAATATGCTTCTTCTTCTATATAACTAGTTACTACTAAATTATTAGCTCCAAGAACTCTCTCATTAGGATTTTCTACAATTGCCATTAGAGAATCCTCCTTTATACATTATTTATTATAAATAATGTAATAGCATTAAGGAGGAAAATATGACTACTAACGCTATTAGTACGGAAAATTTAAAGCAAAAATTATCCTCTATTCTCCACTCGGGGGGGGGGGAGAAAAGCACAAAAATAGCCCCTCTTTCTCTCATAAATGAAAATCCATATGAAACTACTCTTCAACACAATCTCGTAGTGACTACAGACTTACAACTTCCAAATCTTACAGAAGAAACTGCCGTTTATATGTATTCAATGGGAATACTAGAATATGTTATAAATATAATTTTGAATAGAATCTTCTTGCAAAAATATGATGAAAACGTCAAAAATACATATTATTTTTATCCTAAAGGCGAATTAATAGACGGTATTATAACTTTTTACGATATAAATGATGACAGTATTACGTATAGATATAGTTATAATACAGGATCTTTTATTGATAGCATATCAGATTTATCTAAAATAGAAATAAACAACGGACATGCAGACTTCACAATAGGTGATTCTATGGTCGACAAGATAGAATATTACTTTGAAACAAAATCTATGCCAGCATTTGCGATCGATTTTCCTGTTATTGTACCAATAATAATATTCCCAAAAGAAATATCTATTATTCATACTAATAATACAGGATTTCTTGCAAATGTGCTGGGTACATATGAAAAACCAGATGAAAATACAATTAAGTTTTATCAAACAAATAGTGAATATAATAAGCTAACCAGTTTATTTGAACTATCATATCAAGGTCCAATAGTATCATCTACAGGAGAAAGCTACCCTTATGCAATAGAAGAACCACTCAAAGGCGTTGAGGATCCCGATAACGAAGTAAAAGCAGAATTTCATAAACAAACAAGAAAATTGATTATAAGCATTAATTATCCTGCAGGTACAAGTGCAGATACCATGTTTACAATATATGGAATAAATTTGCTTGTAGGTAGTTCTTTTGGTATTTATAATAAATTAATTTATAATCAAGTAGAAATAACAGCAGGTACTTTTATAATTTTATCTATAGATATATCGGATGAACCAGAAATTTTGAATATACTTAATGGCACCGATGTACAAATTGGATATGACTATATAATGTATTGGGATGATGATCCAGGTCCAGAATGGCCAACTCCTCCGACACCTTAAAATAAAAATACCCTATAGCATTGCTGCTATAGGGATTTATTTTATTCCATTTCAACTGTCAATGGTATAGTATTACCTCTCATTTCAACTTTCTTATCTTTAAACCCTTCAGGGAATATCATAGGCTCAATCCCTAAATGAACTTCATCGAATTCTATTATATTTCCAATATTTTTGCATAATACATACCAATCTACACTAACTAAGTCACAGCTATCGGCATGATATTCATACGTTCTATCATCCTCGAAATTATCAAAGACAAAGCAGCTTACTTCTGGTTTATATCTTAATAAACCAGCACAACTCCAACTCTCACATACCGCTCCATATACTTCAACATCAACACTTCTAAATAGTCTTAGCATTTCATAGAACGGTACTGGACCGATCCATTTATATCCCTCAGAATTACATTCCATTCGTTCCATATATACCGCACAGTTATCTAATATTTGCTTCTTCATACTTAATCCTCCTTGAAGAGATAATACGATTTATATATAGCATATTCTCTTAACTCGTCTTTATCATTCGGAACTAATATACCTTCATTGGTTATATAGTATTTTCTTCCCCCATCAGTAATCACTTCCACTGTTTGTCCTTTATCTAGACGTATTTTTTCTGTACTATTAGACGTTGTATCTATTGTATTACAATAAGACCTAATGAATAACCCAACTATAAAGAATATCAATAATAATAAAAAGATAATAAAAGGCAGACTCTCTATCATAGCAACAATAAACCGTTTCATCATATATCTCCTTGCTATAGATTATCCGTTTGTTAGCCATATAATAAAAAACACCCGAGATAGATGTGAGTCTATCTCGGATTTGTAATAGTTTGATTTTTCAATTATATATTATATATATGAATAAAGGATAATGATATTTCCTTTATTCATAGTGTCCCCACAAATAAAAATATTATGAAAAGTCCTATGATCCTGGGGAGTTGTAGGCAAGAAAGGAAACTACTATGAAACTTGATATCCATGTAAAGGTAAGTATCACTCCGGAAGAAATTAAAAATCTGAAGGAAAAACAAAACATGCTAATGTCCATTGTTAATAAAATAATGGACCAAGTGGAAGCAGAAGTTGCTTCCAAAGCTAGTGAAGTAGAAGCAGAACACTGCACTAGCGAAGATGTCATGAACTATTTAAAAGTTCGTGACGAAGAACCCTGGAAAATCTTCGGTATTACCGAAGAAAAATACAACGCCTACAAGAAAATGTATGGTAGGCTGTCCAACACCGAAGTGCCGAAAATCGGCGAATCGGCTCAGTGGATCACTGCAAAGACATCTGATACTTTGCATGAATTTATTAGAGCGGCTGAAGATTGCAGTTTCAGCTTCTTCTAATAAAAAATATATAAAGTTATCCCCAACAAAAATAAAATTTAAAAGTCCTGGGAGTATGGGGACTCCCAGGCAGAAGGAGAATTATTATGTTAAGTTTATCTATTTATGAAACCAATATTCAGACCGGTATCGATCTCTTTACCACATACAAAAGCATTTTACTTGCTGATGAAGTTTATGGTACTGGCGTTGCCAGAAATATTTTTAATGGCATTAATGAATGCTCCGATAAATTACGAGTTCTCGAAACAATCGAGAAGCTCAAGCCCGAATTTAAAATTTGGGAGCTGTTAAATATATCCAGAGAGCAATACATCAAAATCAAAAAGATGTGGAAAGCCTTTCAAGGCAAACAGAGCTCTGGAGAGTTAAAATATTTTGCCAGAATGGCTAACAACCATTCCATGGTAGAATTTTTATACATCGTTGCTTCGGATAATCCGGAGCATCGTATAGAAAAATATGAAGCTTACAAACATGAGCTTCATTAATATAAAGGTGGGATTCATTCCCACCTTTATTTTTTGCTTATACCACGCATTTCTTTTTTGTAATTTATTTAGGGTCAAACTCTACTATAATCATATATTATAGCACTAAATAAATTAGAAGGAGTGTTTGTTTAATGAAGAATAAAATAAGAAAAGCAAACTATTTTATCGGTAGTAAATACTACCGTTACATTTCTGATACAGAATTAGAAGTTCTTCGTATTAGTAGAATCAAAAATGAAAATCAAGTAGTAGCTATAAAGAATATTTATAAAACAGATAAGACTCCTGAGTTAATTAATAAGACTACTTGGGATGTACCCTTAGAAGATACAATTAGCTTTGAATATCTTTCTATGAAAGATCTCAAAGATAAATATACAAAGCTATTGTCCGATGGACTTATGATCTTTAATATCATTACCATTGGTGATATGGAAGACGTAGTCGTTACACTTATGAGACGTGAAGACATTAATAATGGTATTCAGGTTCCATATGTAATTTGTCGTCAAAACGTTAAAGACTTCCATGATTATCTTATCAAAGCAGATTGGAGTAAGACTTGTGTTGGGTCTTGTATCTCTCAAGACACAATTCCTAATGGATGTGACTTCCGAGCTATGTTGACTGCAGATAATGTAGTCTGCTCTAATATAGTCAATGTATATATAGACGATACTTTAGAAGATATTCTAAAGTTTGTTAATACGTTAAATTATGATGATTGCTTAAAACGTATTTATGATTTAGCCACTAAGCATGCACAGACTTTCAATTATCCGATGCCTGATGGGTATTGTAAGACTCTTGCAAAGCTCTTAGAGGATAATGCTTTTATGGATGATTTCAATCGTGGATTTGGTTTGATCAAATTCCCGACTGTATTGGATTTCAAAGATAATCGTCTCTTTGATGAGGATTTACAAGTTCTCTCAGATCTTACTGGTAAATTGTATTTAGGACATTTCATTTGCGCTTATGATAAAACCATTGATCTGTCCAGAATATCTTATGATTATATCTTAATCAAAGACCTCTCTGATAAGATCTATATCATGATCTATGGAGAATCTAAAGATACATTACCGTCTTATGCTAAATTACATCAAGACATTCTGAGTTCCATGTATTTAAAAACAAACGATGGAACAACTAAGTACGACGTATTTGAAGATCCCTCAAAAATAGAGGGTTAATCTTAAATATGATTGTATATTATTACCACGTATAGAGATGAGATTATATTTCTAATATGGTCTCAATATCTATATAAATATATTTATGAAAGGGGTTATCGTGATGGATAACGAAAGATTCAACTATGCACGTAGCACTAGCTATGAAGGAGAAAAAGTTAATGGCAGTGTTGATGATGCAAAAAGTGAAAAACCACAGAAACTCAAATTTAGTGTGACCGAACACCCAATCGAATTGGATTTCCCGGTTGTTGAAAGGGTAGTCACCACTACAAACTCTTTTGCAAAACTTATTGGTAGTCTGTTCTCTGCATCCTTCTCTGACTATGATGGTTGTGTAATTGAACCGACTAAAGAAAATGCTAATGTACCTATGCTTAGCATCTTCTTCAAACAATTGCCTTATGCACAAGAAAACGATAGTCGTCTCAAAGGTATCGTTTCTACAGTAGGCACCAATACCGTTGCTGATCGTCGTACTAGCAATTTCGGTATGGCTGCAATCAACAACTTCAACAAACGTTTTGCGAAAAACCGTTTCATGCTGACCGATGAAGCTATGGAACTTCTTGATCCGTATGTAATGGAAATCAAACGTAAATCCAAAAACAATCTGAACTTCGGTCCTACCAAACCGACCAAAGGCGATGCAGATTGGAACAAAATTACTTCCGAGTTAGTTGATCAGGTTCCTTATAATGATCCGCGTTTCAACGGTGCTATTCCGGGAACTATTCTGGTCAAAGTGTCTCACTTGGATCTTGGCTTATTCTTGAAACTCATGTATGGTGAAAATGCATTACTCACCAGAGAAGAAATCAAAGCTAAGAAAGATCGTAAAGAACGTCTTACCGATGAAGAACGTGGTAGCTTCTATAGCTATCGTGTATTGTTCGGTGGTGTTCTTGGCGTTAAGAATGATCGTATTCTGGTTATTGAACGCATCAAAGCTAAAGATCAGAACCAGATCATTGATTATGCAGGTATGCCGTTCAGTCCGAGCAGTGTATATCGTGTACGTTAAGGCTAATTAATCTTACTTAGAAAGAGCCGGATCTATCTGGCTCTTCGCAATTCTAATTCGAAGTGTATATACAATAATCTCACACACACTATGAGTCAATGGAGTAACATCCATTGGCTCATATTTTTAATATACACAACAAATATTTTTTAGGAGTGAGGAGTCATGTTAAAAGACAACAGCGGAGCAAAAATGGAAATCGTAGGCGATCAATACATCATAGAGAACTCCGGTTCTTCTTTAACCTCGTTTGCGAAAGTATCTTGGTTTGAAAAACCAGCTAAATATGAAATAAGAAAGTGGTCTATTATCGGAGATAGTATGGTCCCCGGTAAAGGCGTATCTTTTAAGAATAAAGCATCAGTAGATAGATTAGCTGAGACTCTTGTTGAACTTGGTTTTGGTAATACTGAAATCATTAATCAACATATCGCTAGTCGTGAAGATTATACCACAGAAGAATCTACTGAAGAGGAGAAAGAGAAGACTTATTCTTCTCAAGAAGTATTAGATAATATCTTATAAAGGAGGAATATCTAATGGCTGAGACTAAATCATATCCACAGTTCGAAGAATGTCGTAATGGTGGTGGATGTATTTTTTGTGATACTGGAGGACAATGTATTTTTGAAACTTGTATTTGGGATGATGAACGTCCTAAGTATAAGGGAACATGGGCATATACTTGCCAGATTTGTGGTAAGAATGTTTCTAAAGCTACGAGAGACGTAAAGATCTTTATCTGTGATGAATGTCTCAGTAGACTTAGAAGATCTGCTAGTTGCAGAGAGTGTGGTAATAGTCCATTATAAGGAGGATCCAATATGAATCCTGTTAGTATAGAACAGATGATTGGTATGAGCTTTCCAAAGTACGTAACTCTTAATGATGCTAATGAGAGTTTAGCTCATACCAAAGCGGAGCATGTTAATATTTATATAGATGCATACCAAGTGCTCAGTGCTATCTATAATCCTCAAGTGACTATAAGTAGTACTGAAATTGGTATAGTATCTGGTTTAGTAAACCTATGCATACATTTACGGAGTTATTATCGAACAGTATTTTCCGTAGAAAGTACCATATATATAATCTACACAGATGGCTTGTTTCTTAATAATGCTAAGTATTTTCCTGAGTATAATAGATCTAATATAACCAAGAGATACGGCTTTAAAAACACTGCCACTGTAGTAGAAAACAATATTAAACTGCTCGATTTGCTCTGTAAGTATTTACCTGATATTTATATGGTAAGAACAGAGCTTGAACCTGCTGTAGCAATCTATGAGTTGATATCTTCAGATAAAAACAATAAAGATCCTAATATTGTATTCTCTAAAGATCCTCATATGTATTTGCTATTAGCTACTTATATAGAAAATACCGTAATCTTCCGTTTAACCAAACGCTATACTAGCGAAACAATTCGTACCATTTTCCCACCCGATTGTTTAATTGAGTACGTACGTTCTACACGTAAAGAAATAGGCACAGATACGATGGGTAGACTTAAATTAATCAACTCTTCAAACCTTGCCTTAGTACTTGCACTGATAGGTGATAAAACTCGCTCAATTCCATATACGAAGAACCTAGATGTGGCTATTAGGGTGCTTTTAGATATGATAAATGAAAATAAGATGCTTAATACTTATACTGGGGATATTTATGAAATCTATGATAACTTCCCAAGTAATATTAAAGCAAAGATTGATCGTACGAGCTTTGGTAATAGATGGAAAGCATTAGATGTGTATTTCCAGCACGGCATATATTTCAAGACTCATACTCCACTAAGAGCTGGATCTTGGAATACTAATCTATATGATCCGGAGGCTGTTAAGGATATTAATAATAGATATTTCTTAACTAATCCGATCGATTTAAATAGAATCTAAAGCCCCAAACATACAGGTATAGTGCGAGCTATACCTGTATTATTTTTTGTACTTGGAGGTGTATTTATGAGCCGCTATAGATACAAAATATCTATGTCTTATTTGGATATAGCTAATTCTAGTGAGACTGCTATTAGACCAGAATGTATTAAGTCTTTTGCAGTTGATAGAGATTATGATAATATGAATATGCCAACTGCACTGATGATGCTAACACTTGATAAGAATCTAGTGGATCAAATCATCTTAGGAGCTAAAGATAATCTCTTTAATATCTTTATCTATAAATTCAGCTTAGACGGAGATCAGTACGCTGAGAAGATTATTGCTGGGCAATTCACTTACTTCTTAAAAGAAGATATAAATTACAATAAGGATCTTGATTATTCCGAAGAAGAAACCAGTCTTTATGACGGTATGGAAAGACGAGATCAGTATCGAGACATTGCTATAGGGTTAATGCTTAAGCAGAATATTGATGACAATAAGAAGACTGTTAATGATATCTACTACAATACAAGCATGATTAATATTGTAGCTGCTACTACAAGCAATATTAATATTCTAATAGAGCCTTTTACTTATGATAAGATTATGGAACAACTAGTAGTTCCTCCCATGGAGAGTATCTCTAAAGTCTTAGATATGCTTAATAAATTAAATGCTTTTTATGATACTAAGTATAGATACTTCTTAGATTGGGATATTGGTTATTTGCTGAGTACATCTGGAAATTCTGTACCTAAGGCGGGTGAGAAATATCCTGCAGTAATGATTGATATTAGAAATATTACTGCGAGTGATGCATTCGAAGAAGGCATGACCGAAGATGAAAACGGTAACTGTTATATTATTCCAATATCTACTGTAGATAGTAAATATACAGTGAATAATAGTACAGATAAATCCTTTAATAATTTGAAGGCTGTATTAGATAACTCTAAGAAGCAAGCAGAGAAACAAAAACAAGGATTGATTGGTACTATTAATAGTCTTACTAATGCAGCTAAGAAAATCAATAATGCTGTTAGTAGTATTCAAAGTAAATTATCCAATGTAGGTAATACTTTGAATCGCATGAAATATGAGATAGTAGATGACGTAGAGACTGCATTGAATACTACTATAAGCGTAAATGATGTAACAGTAAGAATAGATGAGGTATTCTCTGATCCTAGAATAGATGTAGATAATAAGAATGAAACCCTTAAAGAGATTATGCATATCGGCAGAGAAATATCTGATATGTATAATGACGTAGCTAATATTCCTAATGAGTACGAACGAATGCGAGATCAGATCTTTGATAACGTAGTTAATGCAGGGAGCTTTGATAGCTACGTAAATGGTGTAGATCCGATTAATTATTCTGATAATATCAGTGGTTTAAATAAACTCTATAAGAACGTAACTGATGGTGGTAAAGCTAACCAAGCAGAAGTTGATCGAGTATTCACTCCGGTTAGTAGTAAATATAGAGAATTATCTGATAAGATTGATCAATTAATAGCAGATATTAGAAATCTTCCTGATACAATGGAAGCCACCGGTGGTAGCAGTAGTGGTGGTGGAGAAGAAGGCGGCGAAGGCGGAGGAGAAGGTTCTACTACGGTAGACGTATCTGCAGCTAAAGAAGTTATACCGGATTTAGAGGCTCTTAAAGATCCAGTAAGAGCTTGTGCAGATAGATTTGATACTAATACTAGTACTTTAAAAGAAATGCCTGATATGTGTATAAGTACTGCGGAAAAATGTAATAAAGGGATTTCTGAGATTATAGCTACTCCTAACTTACTCAAAGAGGAGTTTAAGGGAACTACTAATAATCTTTTTAATGTCTCTACTATAAATAATGCTAAGACTAGTGCTACACAAAGTATTATTGATCGTACAGTAGAAACAGCTAAGATTAGTATGACTGGGTTTAGAGATCTTGGCAAGAAACAGTTAGAAGATATTACTAACTTTGGTAGTGGTATACTAAATGATATTAAGAATGGTTTAGATGCTATAGAAGATATTAGTAATATTGGTAGTACTGGAGTAACTGAAATAGAAGTAGGTTTAGATGTAAATAGAGACGAGTATACTGGAGATAAGTTTAAGTTGATAAGGGTTCCTAATGATAATGCTAATCTATTAAAACAAATGAAATATGAATTAGAATTATCTGTTGCTACTCTATATATAAATAAGAACGATCTTGATACTTCAGTAATTACTCCTAATAAAGAATACACCGTAAAGAATTATGATACTCATAGCGATAAGAACGGTAGATTCTTATTATGCCAAAAGAAAGAAATCTATATTCGTGAAGGCGATTCATTCATACTGAATATGGCTTTAATGCTCAAGAAGATCCCTGAAAATACAAATTAAAAGACTGGAACCCAGTGATGGGTTCCAGTAAATTATTGACCGCTGGTTTGTTGGGCTTGTTGCTGTTGATTTTGGTTATTCTGGGTGTTTTGCTGAGGTTTATTACCAGCTACCTGATTATAGTTGGTTCCCTGAGCTGCAGGAGCTGCAGCAGCATCTTTATCATTACCAACATAAGAACGAACATGGGCACGAATAAATTGCATATATTCGTTATAAATAAACTGGCAAGCAGTAATTTTAGAAGTAGCAATATTACCAGCTACGCCAAAATATACATTGGCTTTCTTAGCAATATCGTCAGTATTAGTTCCAGAATTAGCTGTTTTGTTTACCTCATTAGCATCTACCTTTTTATCAGCAGTAGCATTTCTTTGAGCGGCAGCAGCAGTATTAGAGGTATCATTGGTAGTGTTACCAGTACCAGTAGAAGAACCTTTATCTACTACTTCCATCTCATAGAACATTTTTGCTTCTACAAGAGACATCCCAGGATATACCAAAGATTCAGACTTATGCTGAACTTTTGCATTTTGAGTTGCTGCACTAGCAGCACCTGTTGCCCCAGCAGCAGTAGCAGTAGTTGCATTTATTGTAGTAGCACCTTTAGCTTTGTCGTTTTGCTGTACCTGTTGGTTATTCTGGTTAGCAGCAGCATTCTGATCACCTTTACCAACAGTACCTTTTTGAAGATCAGCGGCATTTTTAGCTCTAGCCTTTTTAACTTCATCTTCAAATTCTTTGTTAGATTTTTCAATAGCCTGTTTATCAGCATTGATAGATTTTTCTAACTGCCCATTACTATATTCATAACAGAAGTTATACATATCACGAATATTAAAACTAGCATTATTAGGAGAATCATCAATCTTTTTATCAGTAGCCATGAAATAGTTCTTAAGCCAACCAACAAAGTCATTCTGGTCGGGGTTGCCACCAACCGGATTGTTACCGTCATGCCATTCAGGAACCATTCTGGTACGAAGCTTATTAAGTTTCTCTTCATCATTATCCAAAGGAATAGCATCAAGAGTGGCAGCATCGATTACTTTAACTTGGGCTTTTACAATACGTTTAACGCCTTCAGAACAGTCATTCATTTGAATTCTAGCTGCAAATTTTACAGGACGATTCAAAATAATATCCTGATACTGTTTAAGATAAGCGTTATTAGTACTGATAAGGTTATTCATACTTTCGGCAAATTTTGCCCACATGCGACGAATAAAATCAAGCATTTTATTCCATGCAGTAGATACTTTATCAGTGATTGCTTCATGTAAAGTTTCGAGTTCTTTAATAGAAGCACCTTCAGAAAGGCACATACATTCGGAAATATAGGCATTCAGCTCATTTTCCTGTTGCATCTGCTCTTGAAGGTATTGAAAATATCTCATCTGTTCTACGTAGGAGAAATCCGCTACGCTAGAACTACTAGAAAGATCATAAGTTTCCATAACGAATCCTCCTTATTTACCCTGTACTTTATACAGAGCTTTGTAGATGATATTCTTATCTTGATTATAACAGTCTTTAATGGCATCCAATTTAGCAGAGAATGCTAAATTATGAATATTCGCAATACGTTGAATTTGAGTAGCTTTAGCTTTACACCACAAATCAATAGTAGTGATAGTATCTTTATTAGCCTCAAATTCTTCATCGTCTAATTTAATACGGAATTTACCGTCTTCAATCTTACCAATAGCAGAGTTGAAAGATTTTTCAATCTCTTTATATGCATTGGACAGTTTAGATTTATTATTCTTAGTAGTTTTAAGAAGTTCAGAATGACCTTCGAAACGTCTCAGAGAATCGTTTACTTCTGTAGATGTAATAGTCAGCTCTCCCTTACTATTATCATCATTACGGAATTTCTTAAACAATTCATCTGCATAAGACGATTCATCAATAGAACGGTCTTCACCTAAAACTTTACCACGCACTAAATCATAGAAAGAGCCTTCGAGTTCTCCTATAAGATTAGCATAAGCAGTTTTAAGCTCTTTTGCATCCATATCTTTACCAATTTTAGAATCTTTAATATCATTAGCAAAGTCTTTAAGAACTTCTGTTTCAGGTACGTTAGGATCTATAGTAAATTCGTAGCCATCATAAGTAAATTCATCTTCAGAAGAGAATTTGGCTAAGTCTTTCTTATGTTTCTTAATATAAGAATCAGACTTGAAGAATCTCATAAGGGCAGTCACGAATTTATCGTAAAGTTTTTCAAGAAAGGCAATGATCTTTTTGATGATATTCTTAATAGCATCAAAGAAGCCTTCAAAGCCTTCATGGATGACATATGCATTACCAGCAGATTCTAAAACGGATTTGTAAAAGACTTTGTTGGCAATGAGTAAGTCATTATTAATTTCACTAGCAAAGTTCAAAGCTTCCATAAAATAGCTATGAGACATAGTGTCTGCAGTAGCTATATTAGAAATGGAATATACTTGGGAATTTTCAGTAAGAATTTTGCTAGAAAACAATCCCGAAAGAGCCATTTACAAGTACTCCTTTCATGAGAATAAAAAATTTTAAATTTTAGAGCTAACCGATAATGGTTAGCTCTAAAGAATTTATTTAATCAGACGAGATTAGATAAATTTAACGTTTTCCAGGAAGCTGGAACCGTAAGCAGGATATTCAAAGGAAGCAGATTCTTTCTGGAGAGTGCCACCTTTGGATATAACTTTTACGCAGATAGCGCGAGCCTGACGGTTGCGATCTTTCAAAGCCTGAAGATAAACACCAGCGAAGGTTGCAAATACTTCAGAGCTACGAGTCAAAAGGGTTCTGTTATTGCTCATTTTCTTAACAATTTCAGAATTCTTTTCTTCTTTACCAGTGATCGGATTGGTGGCTTTAGTATCACCATCAAAATCTTTAGCAGAAGTGAAGTCTTTTTCCATCTGATCAACTGCTTTGATCATATCTTTAAAGGCTCTATCGACTTCTTTTTTAGTTTTTTCTACAGCTTTCTTAGAGTCGTTATAATTTTCAATATAACCAACCTGTTTAGAAACTTCAAGTTCATTGCCTTCCAAAGTTTCTTTATCACCATAGATAGAGTCTTTTAATTCAGAGTTAAAATCGCTGGCTTCAACTTTATCTTTACCACATAAAGTGCCACGAATTTTATCAACTGCTTCAGTAATTTCTTCATCATTGGATACATCGCCGCTCTTTTTAGCAGTATAAGAGCCTTTTTCGGTGTCCATCTGTGCTTTAAGACTAGCCATACCGCTAGTTTTATTAAATCTAGCTAAGGCGTCATCAATCCCACCAAATTTGTAGCCTTCATAAGAAATATCTTTAGTATCTGCCATCAAAATACGTTTCTTATATTTTTTAACAAAGTCTTTGTCGGATGCAAAGAATTTGTCGAATATAGCAACGAATTTCTTAATCAGACCTTTAATTTTTTCCCAGATCTTCATAATGAAAGATTTTACTTTGGCCCAAATATCAGAAAGAGTGCCTTCAGTATATACATATTCACTACCGGTCTGAGCAAAATAAACTGCTTCATTAACACCGATAGCTTCCATTAATTTGTTTTCATTGTAAGTAGATTCAGCAACAATTGCAAGAGCGCCTTCCATAAAGTTATCATAGAAGCTCGGCTGAATCTTGTCATTATTCATTAACTGTTCCAGAGTCTCCTCTGCATAAACAGTAGCACCATTAGTGAAAAAACTCATAATGAATTTTCCTCCTCGAATTTAAAATTAGAGCAGAATGGTCGGATCGTATGCAACAGCATCAGCGATCGTATCAAGACCAGCAGCTTCATTTTTAGGTTTATATGCAACTGCTTTTGCCAAAGCAGCACGGCACTGAGAAGCATGGAATTTAGCTTCACGAATAACACCAGCAGAAATTTTATTGATAGCAGTTTGGGTTGCAGAAGCACGTTTGCTAAGCAAACTCAAAACCGCTTGTTTCTTCTGATTACCTTCTGCGGAACTATCAAGCGAGCTATCTGTATCATCAGTAGCATTAATGGTAGCTTTAGTAGTGTAAACATCGTTACTAGTTGCAGTATAAGTGGTTTTGATTCCTTTATGATCAGTATCAGATTTAAAATCTTTAGTATACTGAGATTCTGCTTTATCGATATCTTTAATAATATCGGCAATAGCTTTGTCCATATTATTTGCTATTTTTTGAACATTGGAAACTAATTTGTCATCGCCAAGAACTTTATAAACAAATTCTTTAGCTTCACCCCATTTAACGTCGTCCTGATCTTCAAACATATCGTCATGAAGTTCTTTATCAAACTCATTGATATCGCTAATATTAAGACCAATAAAGTTTTCAACAACGGTGCAAGCGAAATCATTTGCATCAAAATCATCTAATAATTTTTTAGCATTATTGATTTCATTAGCTGCAACAGTAACGCTGATAAATTTACCTTTAACTTTAGCTTCGTAGTTATTTTTAGGTTTGCTGAATTTTACTTCAAGATCAGAAGTATCTTTCAGTTCGATTTCTTTTCTATATTTTTTCAGCAATGCTTTGCCGGATTTCATAAACATAGAATCGAATTTTGCAATGAAACTATGGAAAAGAGCTTTGATTTTAGCCCAGAGTTTCTTGAAGAACTCTTTAATTTTATTGAAAAAGCCACTGATGGAAGCTTCCTGGAATGCAACGATTTCACCCATAGAAGCGCCTTCATGAACCATGGAATATTCATTGATATCCTGATACAATGCACCAGTGAACAGTGCATAATCGTTCTGATAACCTTCGATCAGAGCCTGCATGCCACTATAGCTCTGATCATAACCTTCTGCTGCTTCTACAGTGATACCAACAGCAGGTTTAATGTCAAAAAATGCCATTTGTAATTTCCTCCTTAATATATTAATAGGAAAATGAAAGGATAATATGATGGGAAAATATAAATTTTCAAATGCGCTAAACATATTCAATTCTTGATGCATAAAGCACACAAGAATTTACTATTATGTTTAAATAGTTAAAAGCTTACGTTAAGCAATATAAGCATTTATTCTACGAATTCAATGCTTATATCAGGCGATCCATCATCTAATACATTTACACATAAAAACTCAGGAATTCTGTCAATAAGAGATTCATCTGGACGGTAAATATGTTTATATGCTGGACCATAATCATTAAATTCAATAAATTCGAAGAACACTAATTGCTCCCTATACTGGTTTGTTATTTCCGTTATTAGGTTAGGCATATGCAAATTAGCAATACCATCATTAATATTCTCAATTGAATCTTTAATGAGAGTAATAATATCGTCTTCAATATATCTATCCGTTACAGTATTCAGCTTACATCTAAACTTCAAAGAGAGATTTACTCTATCAAGTCTAGATGGATCACCAGTAACAGTAAACAATTTAGACGGTCCATATGTATTAAAGAACTTAAAGTCTATCCCGAAGGAGTCTTCAAGAACTTCTAAGCAATCTTCTATATAATAACGTCTAGCTTCGAGTTGTTTAATGAAAGTCTGAAGTCTTTCTTCGCTATTGATATATCTGTAACGAATAACTGGCATCTTATTGATGGTATACAATAAGCTAGTATCGTTCTGCTTAGTTACATTGACAGTAGAATCCATAATATGAGAGTAGTTATAAAAGAAATCAATACCATTGATAATACTATACTTATTACTCAAAGCGTAATCCTGCATATCAGGAATAGTACCATCTGCATCGTCACGTCCAGCTAATGCACCGTCTTGGTTCTGTACGTATACATAGATCCATGCAGTAGTATTCTTATCAAAATAGCCATAAGAATAAGCTTCTTCTCCAGCCGCTGCAGTACCGATATCATAAACATCCTCGATTCTAATTCTAGAAGTAAGATCATCTATAATATCTTCAGTAGTCATTACGCACTGGAAGTCAAATGCTACGGTTTCTTCACGATAACCAGTGAAATCAAAGAATTTATAACGATACGGTTCACCATCAGCATTATACAATACTAGAGCAACTTTCATCTTTGCTCCGATTACATTGTCTTCTTCATCTCTGATAGCAATATCCATATCTTCTACGATATTCTGAGTAAGAGTAATATCAAGTTTATATTTATCTCTATCCGTAAAGTATTCACGTTTCCAATTTACCTGAGAAGCAATGAACTGTAACTGAGATTTATTATTGATATACTCAAAGTTCAAGAATTTCGTGGTATCCATAATGGTAAGATAGTAAGATACATAGAATGGAGATTTGTTTACTACACACATGAACGGATTCATATATACGAAACCGTTCTGTTCCATAGTCTCCATCTCTTCATCGTCTACATCCGACATTACTCTAGCATTGCTAGTACCGGTATAGTAGATGATATGACCTACATCGAATACATAGTTATCATTCGTAATACCATTAAAATTAGATCTAATAAGATTAATCGGAATGGTATTAGTTGGTACAACTATTTCATTGTATTTCATCAATAAGAACGAGTAATAAAGTCTTTCCAAACAGTTATCAATCTTCTTAAAGAATAAGAGCTGTACGTCATCAGTATTAATAGAGTTAAAGTAATTATTCAGGTCAGTTGCATTGGTAACGCTACCACGAGCTAATGCCTCTTTAGGAATCAATCGTTTTAATTCTTCGATAGATTTCCTATCAATACCACTAGCAGAATCCGTGATAGGAGTCAACTGCATATAGAGCTTGTTGTAATTATATCTTTCAGAAGTCAGAATAATTACTAAGTCTTCACCACCCCACTCAAAGTTACCACTAGAACCCTGAGTAGTATAGAGATTTACAATTACATCTGCATTTAACTCTGGTATATATACATCAGGCTCAAACTTAATACGAATCTCATTTGTATTCATATAATTATAGTAGCAATACATGGTCTCGGTATCATTGATTAAACCATCATAAACCGGAGTTAAATGATAAGATTCATTATTCTCAGTTACATCAAGATCAAATGCAGCTAACTGAGATTCAAATGTAAAGTTAAAGATCTTGTTTTCTAATGGATTAGAAGAAAGAATCTTCTTATGAATCTGAGTATACTCTACTTGGTGGAGCTCTACTTGAATCATAATAACTGGTACATTACCAGTATTTACTCTAGCTACAGGTGGTAAATATGGATTAGTAATTTCACTAATCGGATTCTGTCGATCAATTACATACATGGCAGTGTATACATACTCACCACTTATAAGAGTACTACGGGAAATACGAATATCATAGTCTGTATGGAACTCATAGTCGCCAATCATAATCTTCATATCTTTATCAAATATAAAGACATCGTTAATCATATTAGCAACTAAGATATCCTCAGGAAAACCTAAGTTGACACTTATTACTGCGGGTTGTGCATTAAGCTTTTCAATGCCTAAAGACAATGCATGTGTAATAATATTCTTTTCAAACTTAGCTTTTACTGGAATAGCTTCATTAGAATACTCAGAAGCCATAACAACTGCTGATTGCATAAGAGAACTAGCTACTTCTGAGAAGTAGCCAAAGATACTCATAGCAAGAGTAAGTTGATCAAGACCACCTATATTAGCAGTCTTAATATCTTCTATTAATTGGGTAATTCCATAGACATCTGAACTTAAATACTTCAATGCCATTTGATTCATTACCTCCTAATTAAGTATACCAGACCAATCTAGGTCTAACAATTCTTTGGTTAGTATCAGATCTTTCTACGTACTCAATTCTAGGCAAGTAAGTCCAGTCTGGGTTTACTGCATTGATAGAAGTATCGTACATTTTGAATCTGCGATGACCAGTCAATCTTGGTTCAGTTATAGCATTGAAATCTGCAAGAATTTCTGGTTTCATATCTTCTACAAATTGAGCTTTAAACTGAATGCTATAAGAAATACCACCTGTTTCTGGGAGATCAGAAAATGTGTCCCTAGGAACAGACTTTGGATATACACCAGTTAATTTTGCCCAATATACAATGGTTTGAAAATCCTCATCCACAATAAACTTATAGACAGAGAATTGATCATGAAGAATCTTATTTATTACATAATCTAACTTAGGTTCAATAGCACCGTACTGTTTAAGATTCTCATATTCATCATAAAGCTTAAAAAGCATATAGACTTCTAAGTATTTAGAATCTTCAAACTCAAGACTAAATTCATAGCCATCGTCAGCACTATATGAAGTATTTCTATAGGTCATTTTAGTACCATGAATATTAGCAGGAGTTTCAATATCACTTAGAGTACTTACAGAAGGTAACTCTAAATTGCTTCTACGAGAATTGCATAATAGATTCATAAACGGAAGACTAGATGGATCAGCGCTATATTGTAGCTGTAGTAATACTTCCTTATAGTATTTAGCAGCATACTTAAATAACGTTTGATTACTACAAGCATCAGTCAAAACGCCATTAGTTCCTTGGTAAATATATAGATCTGGTTTAGTAAAGAATACGTACTCTTTCGCATAGTTTAAACGTCTATATGGATCTAATACTGGAAAGACTTGGAATCTTTTATAGAGATCAAAATCCGTTCTTTCATAGATACTATTAGCCTTAACTATGCGTTCGAGATCGGATATTATTTCAGGATATCTTCCGCCATCACTACCGTTTACCGGTCCATCGATTGGCATAGGATCTCTCCTTTCTCTGCCGAATTATTCAGATGTTTCCTATGTAGGTCTATACGTGGTAATATAAGAAATAATGATATATTATATGAAGGAATAAAGGTCGTCCGTATAGTAAAAATTCCTCTGTCCCACATAAATGTAATCACGTGTTGATTAGAATTTAAGAAGACAGAAAGGATTTGATATTATATGGGCACTGGTATGATTGCGTATCTCTCTTATCAAGCAGAAGAAAGAAGGCAGCAAGAACTTAGAGAACGCGCTAAGCAAGGCGATGTCGACAGTCCATATTACGAGTATTATCGTGATCTTGGAATGACTCCAGAGTCTAAAAATCTTAGAGTTATCTATAAGAAATTGGCTAAACTTTCTGATGCTAATAAAGCAGCAATCGATTATATAGATCAGGTCGAAAACCCTTGTGAGGATCTTCTAGTTGTACGTTCTCTGCTTACTTTAGACTAATTCGCTCAAGGACGACCTTTTTATTTTTTATCAACATAGATATAAAATTACCTAATTAGGAGGTTTAATGATATGCATGAATGCAGAACTATTCATGAAACCGTTATAAAAGACGTTATCGGGATGATTTCTGATCTCAGTAATACAGAATCTCTGCCTGGCGTACTTTCTAATAAATCGTATAGATCTGTAGCTCAAGCAGCAGAGAAACTTACTTTAGTATTCCCTGTGTTCTGCAGCTCCAGTGTTCCTGTGGACAACGCAATTATGGTATCTAGAGCGATTGAACGTAAGTGCGCTACGATGATGCAGATGCTCTTCTCTGCTATTTGTATTTCGGATGCTAATGATGCATTTGAATACGTTGAAAAATTCCATGGCAATATGGACACTGATGATTTTACTGTAGATGAATTTATCGATAATATAGATAAATTTGCTGCAATGTCTGAACACAGCATCTTTAGTGATAAAGATGCATATAAACTTTTGTCTGAAAGTTTGAAAACTCTCAACTATACACTTCCCGAAGATTTGAATGAATCTTCTCTGAATAATTATAGTGTAAAAGTTGAAGGCGACAATGTAATGGTAAGTACCATTCATGAAGCACCTATTGATTTTTACTCTAAATACACTAAAGCAGTAAAAGACGATGTAGATGCTGCTCGTAATAGAGTTTTCACTACTGATATTAAGAAGGCAAATGAGTTAGTACCTACAATGATGGTAATTAACTTCTATCAAGCTAATACTGGTTTACAGACCACTGCTGTAATTGGTATTAAAGCTAAACTTTATCCAATTGATTCTTCTGATGCTATCAATAGAATCATGCTTAAAAACAAAGATAATGAAGGCTTTCATAATTTCATTAGAGCAACTACTCGTGAAATCTCTTTCTGGAAAGACTTCGTATTTGCTGTTGATAAAGCAAAAATCGATGCTTTGAGCTCTGCTAAACGTGGTTCTTCTTCTAAGATTTGGAAAGTTCTTGAACGTCGTGCACTTAAAGGCAAAATCAAACGTTATCTTGGTATGAATAGCGATGCTGCTGCTATTGCTACCTTGGTTATTTCTCGTGAAGACGCAGAACGTTTGAAGAAAGATTACTCTATTGATGTAGACAAACCTAATATTATTCGTCCTATTATGGAGTCTTATAGCTTAATGGGATTTGCTATCATTGATGAAGCAATGGAAACTGTTAAGTTTATCTTTGATAGTGGCGATGATAACTATGAAACCATTTCCTTCACTCACTTAGAACGTGAAGCGGCTGATGGTTCCTATAGAAAAGTAGTTAATTTGATCTCTAAAATGACTCGCTAAGGGGGACCGAGAAATGCAAGATGAAATTTTAAAAGAATATTCCGATCTTGTATCTATGTTTGTAGATGATGATTGGGATGAAACTGATATGGTGGAAACTCTTCAAGCTCATACTACGAAAAATATGGTTCCCAGCAAATTAGTATCTCCCAATGATAAATTTGCAAAACGTTCTGATGACAAAGATGCTAAGAAACATACTTCTGCATTGGTAAAGAATGAACCTTTGTTTACTAATACCGGTGATTATCTTTGCAAAGAATATGCAGAAAATCTTCACTACTTCGATATTACCGATAAAGAAACTCGTCGTGTAATCTTTGCAGTTAATGAAGACGATCAGAACCGTTTATTAACTGCATTGACTTCTAAATTATACGATAATATCATTGATAAAGTAGATGATATTGACTTTGGTGATATTCCGGAAACTAAAGGCGATATTACTAAATTACCAAACTTCGAAAAGATCACTAACTGTATTGATCTGATCGATCAAATCGTTAAGAAATATCGTCAAGACCCGGTATGTATTAAAACCATTAAAGAAGCTCTTAATAACTTAATCTCTCGTAAAGAGACTTTCATGAAAGCTTATAGATATAACTCTGAGCTTTTACAGATTCTTTATTCTAGCATTGCTCTTGGTATTGTTTCTGGTTTGTCTTTATTGATTGCTACATGCATTGAATTCATTAAAGCACCCGGTAAAACTGAATACCAAGTTACATTCGATACCGTAGCTTATAATAGATCTAAAGATCATCTGATCTTTGATAATCTTGATAAGTTTAACGTAGCATGCAAATCTGGTAAAATTGATACCGTTGCTGATGTGATGCTCAGAAACCATATGAAGAATTTCACTGGTGTAGAAATGGGTATGTGGGCAGCCGGTGTTGCTGCTATTGGTTTGATTCTCAATATCATTCCTATTTTGAGAGAATTGATTTTCTTCTATTATTATTCTCGTACCAGAGTAGCAGATTACTTCGAAATGCAAGCTAATCTGTTACAGATGAATGCTCATAACTTAGAGATGTCTAAGAATATTCAATCTGCTGAAGAACGCGATAGAATCATTCGTAGACAGAACAAACTTGTTGAAGTATTTAGACGTATTGCTAACTTCTTCCAAGTTACTGCTAAGAATGCAGAAGTTAAAGCTACTAAAGAAATCGTTAATGACGATAAGAAATTTAAGACTAGCGAATTGATGGATGAAGTTCCTGATAGCGCTAATGCCTCATTATTCTAATTGGGGGTAAATGAGATATGAATATTGTAAAGAAAACCACCGAAGCTGCTATTAGAAACTATGAAAACTATTTAGAATCTAAAGCTGCTAGTGACTTTGAGAAAAAGAGAATTCTTCGTGAACAGAGCGCTATTCATGAAGAAGTTATTACCAATAAGCTTGATGGTATCGCTAAGCAAAAAGCATTCTCTGAATTTGCTACCACAGTTAAAGAATCCTTGATGGCTGATTATATCAATTATATCTATGAAGGATGCTTCAATAAGATTTATTCTGAAGACTCTAATTATGAGAATATCAAAGGCAATCTTGTAATGGGCTTCATTAAATCTGAAGGCGTAAACAAACTCCTGAATAGATTCAAATATCAGTCCGAAATGCTTGCTGAAGCAGCTCTTCTTATTGAAGAATCTACTAAAACTATTCTGGAGAAATGTGCTGACTCTAAATGCTCTTTCTCTTTGGATACTTGTGATAGAGATAACTTCTATGATAAGATGATGAATGCTTCTCCTGAAGCTGTTACTGATAAAATCAGAGCTAGAGTTGGAGATGCATTTGAAGATTTCATTACTAAGAATGCTGAAAATCGTATGGAGATTAAAAGCATTCTTCAGCAGACCCAAGAGAAAATCGATAGCACTAAGAATGACGCTGTAAAAGAATCTTATAGTGCTATTGCTAAACGTAAAATCTCTAATATTAATAACAAGCCTAAATCTGTATTTGAAGCGGTTGTTTATAAACTCTCTAAAGCCGCTATGACTAAACCAGAACTTAAAGAAGCTTACTTAGATTCTGATGGTCATCTTAAAATGGATGCTATTGTAGAATCTTCTAAAGTAATTTATACGTTCTTAGAAATGCTTAATACAACCAAGATGGTTGATATGAACGAATCTACGGTTAAAGATGTTTTGCAAAACATGTTTAAATAAGATAACATCTATGTAGTGCTAATTGTATTGGGCAATCTTTCTCCACAAAAAGATTCAATTGGTACAGCATTTTCAAACCTCCATTTAACTCAAAATATTTTTTATATCTGAAAAGCAAGACCCTCATACCAGTGATGGTATGAGGGCTTCTTGTGCGGATATCATAATACAATTTTAATAGAGTTTTTGAATCTAAATACATCAAAAAGATAAATCTTATGTAAGCTAAACATAAGGAATGCTTTTTCGTCTTCTGAAAGACTTGTAAGATAATTATGATCTACTAAGAATTGATATATCACATCAGCAAAAGCTTGTATATTCATCTGTGAAGCAAAGTCATGCTGAGTTCTAAATACTATTGATATATTATCCCAAGTAGAAGAGATGCTTTCTATTCCTTCAAATATAGATCCCAACGGATCTATATTATGCAAAATATATTCTGATAAAGAAATTACTACGTCTTGAGTATAAATAGTCTTAAGTTTAACACGAATACTACCACCCATTACGAGTGGATCAACACTGTAAGTCGAACACATCTATTAGTCCCCTCCGAAATATTTGATTTCGGCAGTTTCTGGGAGTCGTCTAATCATCTGTTTATACTGATATTTATTAAACAAGATATTGGAATATTCTAAATCAATTTCTACTCTCGGAAGAATAGAATACCACTTTCTAACTGTTCCGTTTATAACAAGATCATCGTCTAACCATACATTGCTGTTATACATATCGGAATATTTCTTTCCGATATTATCCCAGTCTGGTTTTCTTATTGGCGGAATAGCTCCGATCTCTGCAAGAAATATGTCTGTTACATTAAAATTCCTAGGAGTCTCAAAGTAACAGTTCATAGTTACATTACACGGAGTATATATAAGTTGATTAGCTTCTAAATAATCATTTTCTTCCATTAGTCGTTTCATATAAGCATTATCTGCTGCTCCAGTAATAGAATAGATCTGAATAAATGCGGAATTAGTTTTAGATAAATCTAATGCATTATAGCGGTTAATTAATCGAGCTCTAGGTCTAGGTGAACCCTCAGGAGATTCATAAAGAATAATTCTAAGGGTTTTATAAACAACACTATGAATGAGTTGATTTCGTTTAGATATAATCTCAGACATCTTGGATTGGCTTAGATTATACTTGTCACACATAAAAAATAAGCGCTCAGTAAAGTTTTTCGGTATATCTCTATACCGGTCTTGATATTCGATAAATTTTTCTTTTCTTGTTTTCATAAAACCACCCATTTGAATAGCTAAAGTACTCACGTACTTTAGCTATATGTTTAGGTGTTACTATAAATTTATTTTTTAGCCATATCTGAAAGACTTGCTAAAAGATATGCAAGATTAGTGATTAATAAAATACCTATAGCAATTTTATAGATGTCTATGAATACAGCAAGAGCCGATATTGTTGCTACAGTAAGCAATGCTAAGATGATATAGAAATCGTTACTCATAGCACACCTACTCTTTTTTATTAAAAGCAAATATAATTCCAAGAATAAATCCAATTACAATACAACCAATGATAAAGCCAATTGGACCACCAATAAGATTAAGAAAAGATTTCACAATAGAAGTCGGAGTTACAAATACTATAGCAAATCCGATTACCATACAAATTGCTATTGTTTTAAGTTCATTCATTACAATCACCCCTTTAGATGATTGTTTGAGCAAGGGTATTTTTATAAATGACGGAATAAACCACCGAATGTATCAGTAATCCATCTCATAACTGTATCAGTAGCTGCACCATACACGTTATAAGACCACTGAGTAATACGGTTTCTAAATCCGATTTTATAATACAATTCTATCGTACGACCTAAATCAGGCTCATTAATATTAATACCACAAAGATTTGCTAAGTAATCCATAAATAAAGAGTTCTTAAGAATATTCTGTGTTACACCATTCGTTTCAGTAATAGATATAGCACCATAAAGATCCTTAATACTCATATTTACGTTTACTGTTGTGGGAAGACCATCACGAGTCCAACCACCCTCAGAACCCTTAGAGATTGAAAGGTTAGTTACAAGACCCATATCACAATTAAAGAGGCCTTTATAATATGCTCTAACTAAGAACGGAGATACAAATCCATTAGGACCAGTAGATCTCGGTATAGTTAAACAAAGCAAATGACAGATAGGAACTAAGATATTTAAATACCAGGATACCCTATCATAATCAGGAGATACAAATTTAAATTGAATATCATATGATCTAGAGAAACTAGAGTCAGACCAAATATTCGGAAAGATTAATTTACCACCAGCTAATACTGTTTTAAATCCACCTACTACTTGGTTAAGGAATTGTCTCATAGCGCCTTGAGCACTAACGGCATCACTTACAAAGTTACCTAATTCATATGAATCATTAATAGCATTGGTACCAGATAATGCATCTAATCCAAGACTCGTAGCTGCAGATGCACCGCCTAGCAAGAAGCCTACTTCTCTAGCCATATCAGAAAAGTCATTTACTTTAGAAGCTAATGCAGATGTAGTATCTTCGTTAGTAAAGCTATCTGAAATCTGGTTATCAGAGTCAATATAAAATGCTAATGCTCTTTTACCTGTCCAATAGTTATAAATAGAAGCATTATAATTTCTCTGCCAGTTGTATTGATCCAATGTAGTTCCACCATATGCTACATCACCAATATCTAAAAGAATTGCTGCTGTATTGAGCATTGGATTTAAGAATTGGAAATACCTATTACCAGCATATCTGAATGAATAATACTTACCCTCATCACCCAAGAGTTTATCAAGAGCTGATTGACCACCAGATATATCTTTTAAGAAGTCACCAGTCTCACCAATAATTGCTTGAGCTACATTACGTTTTTCTGTTTCGGTATAACCAGCCAGGAATTCTGGTTCACCTGGAGCTATAATGAGTAATGGCATACGAGCAACGATACGTTCACCATATACACGTCCAAATTCAGCACCTTCTGTAGATCCCTTATTATTTCTAAGACGTGGATCTACATGGGGCATAAACTGATATGGCATACCCATAATACCATTTAAGTCTTGAATATTAATATTAGATAAAGCTTGACGATACTGATTTCCTAAAGTATCAATATTACTTGCAGTGGTATTAAATTTAAGAGTTCCACCTGTATATACTTCAGAGAAACCGCCACGGTTAACTTCATCATATACGTCGACACCACTCTTGGTACCAACTTCGGTTTTATCTGTAGAATATTGCGTATCTCTTGCATCCTCACGTGGTTGAGGAACCGCAAAAGTAGCTATTTCATCGGCATCCATTTTAGCTACTAAACGAGTAGATTTGTCTGTAGAATATTCAGACACCCATCCTTTAGCTATTCTTAAGAAACCGTCTTGTTTATTTACAACTTCAATCATTTCATTGGGGTAGACAAGAGCTACTGGTTTAGCGGTACTAGAAGCTGCTTTTCTTACCCAAAGAGGAGATGAAGAGACTACTCTATACTGTTCTTTCACTACTTATCACCTCATTAATAAATAGTTGGGATAGTAGTCACCTACCATCCCAATCATTACGTCACTCTTTAGCCAGAGCAGCCATAATAGAAGAAATATTATTAAAGTCTTTGGAGAATGGTAATTGACCAAGACCATTAGCACTCTTAAGCAGACTAAGTTTCTCTTTAATATTATCAATAGCATTCTGTCTCTGCTCTGCAACAACTCTAGGAGCATTACCCATATCATTGCTTTCTGCAGTAGCAGCAATACCACCATTGGCAACAAGAGTTCCAATATTCTGATCAATAGAATGCAAAGTCTTAGCAATATCCATTAAGTATGCAGTATAATCTGCTTCAGATCTAGACTGAGTCGGAGTAATAGCTTGAGCAGTACCAAGTTCGTTTGCTCTACCAAATAAATTCTTAATAGGAACTCCTTTGAAGCCTCTACCGAATTTACCACGGCCAAACTTACCATTAGCACTAGTCGGTCCAGCATCTCCAATAACATCGGCTTGAGATCTTGTAAGATTACCACTAGCAACAGTACCAGTAGACGGATCACCTGTAGCAATATAACCAAGGACATTATTAGATCCAAAGTCACTACCCAAATTACCACGTACTACCATATCTCTGCTAGAAGAGTTACCAAAGTACCAGCCAGAACCATCTGCAATTACTGCATGGTCAGGACCGTCACCAGGGTTATTATTAGTTTCAATAATAGCAACGTCGCCTTCAGAACCTGCTTTAGAACCTTCTTTCCACTTGCCAGCTTTCTTAGCAAGTTCTTCTAATTCAGGAACCCAAAGAGACGGATTACCTCTACTGCCAGCTAAGAAGTTAGTATTAACTCCAGCTTTAGCGAGATAATCAGCTACGAAAGAAGTACAACCAGTAGGACCATAGCCTTTTTGACCAAGCTTAGAGTTAGCCCAATTGGTTGCTGCTTGGATATTAGGATTAGTACTCTTACTATTATATTTCAAAGCACTGAAATCAGCACTACTACCAGAAGAGCCTTCATCCATAGATCCACCAAAAATAGAATTATAAATCTTAGTCAACGGAGCAGCTTGTTTCGCAAGGAACGAGAAGAAGCTGTTCTGAGTTTTCTGCATGCTTCCAGTATAAGTTGTCTTAGTAACTAAGCCTTGACCAACTTTACCTTTGCTTTCGTAGAGTTGATCTGCAAAACCACCACGACGAGCTTCTTGCTGAGGATTATCTGCAGAACGTTCAAATACTCTATGGAATATAATTGCTGCATCATATGGTTTTGTACAATTGTTCAAAGCTGTAATAAGAGGAGTACCGTCATCTGTAGCATACGATCTCATCTCATGTAAGCAGAACTGTACTTGGACTTCAGCATCACCAGAAGATTTATTCATTTGCTTAGCAAAATCTTTCAATGCTTTCTGACGACCCTCAGAGGTCCACTGACACAAGCCATAACCAGTTTTACCGTCTACAATAATTTCATCATTATAAGAACCGCCTTGTACAATACGAGGTTGTAAATTAGATTCAGCATACATATTGCCCATAATACCAGCAATAGCTACTTCAGTAAGTTCACCTGTAGCGACAAAGAGATTCCAAATCTTAACACCGATATCTTTTTCGTTATCGTTTGCAGGACCACGTCCAAAGAAACCACGACCGAATTTGCCTCTAGCTGCTACACCAAATTTGGTCTTAGCTAATACACGTTCGGCTTTATAACGAATATCATTTCTAGGATCTTGAGGATCTTGGATAATCATATTACCACGACCATCAATACCTGTTGCAGTTACGTAATGAGGACCGGTTCCATATGGAGTATCTCTATCGATACCATTAGATTGACCCATCATTACTACGGGATAACCAGCTTTAAGGTTCCGAATAATACCGGCACCATTAGTATATTGAGCTTGTTTACCATGTGCATTGAAATAAGAGCTAAAGAATTCAGGACGAGTACCGCCATCTTTCTCCTTATATCCACCTTTCAATGCAAACTGAGCTGCTTCTACAGGAGAAGCCAAGCCACGGCCATAAATAGCATTTACGGCAGCAACTGGACCACATCCAGAATCAGCCATATTTTGATATTGAGTATCACCAGATACGTTGAATCTCATTCCAGCATATCTAGGATCTGTTTGTTTAAAGTAATTACCCCTACCATATTTACCAACACCAAAAAGACTTGCTGCAATAGATCCTTCTTGATTTACTTTACCACCAGAAGGAGGAGTTGCTTTAGCTATAGTGTTTTGATAGCTTGTAGGAGAAGTACTAGTAGCAGATGCTACTTGTGTGGTTTTAGTAGTTGTAGTATCAGTGGTCTCAGCTGTGCCAGGAGTATACCAAGAAATCAAAGTTTCAGTTGAAATTAACCCGAATAATGATTCACTAATATAATTAGCGCAAGCTGCTACTACTTTATCTACGAATGTAAGATTTTCTTCGGGCATGCCATAAATATCACTAGCATTAGCATAGCCAGATATAAGTGATGGCAAGCTAAATGCTGCTTTTATAGCTAAACCACTAACAGAGAATGCTGCACCAGCAGCTACATAAGGACCAATTTTAGTTACTACGGTTTTAAGGAAAGGAACTGCAGTCTTCTTCCACGCACCAGGAACTTTATCAGCAAGCCCTTTAATGAAATTAGCAACCGCAGAAGCTTTTCCAGCAGTACCTGTTTTCATAGTAGAAGGAGCTTTTACTTTTCTACCAACACCAGTTGCTTTACCGCCTATCTTACCAGGTTTTTTGCCTTTAGTAGTTTTACCGGTGTTAAGCATATCTTGTGCATTATCAAGCATACGCCCAGCTTTACCGCCAGATACTGCATAGAGAATTTGAGTTAAAATATTATTAGTCTCATCAGCTTTATCAGTAATAGCAATAGCATCGGGAGATAAATCACTGTTTCCAAAGAATTTATCTCTGATCATATTACCAACACTGAATTTACCGTATTGCTTCTTAATACGACCATAGTAGTTTCTTGCACTACCAATAGTTCTAGCACCATAGCTAAATACTTTCTTACCAAGGTATAAACCAGCACCAGCTAATGCACCACTAGCAGCTAATGGATCGGTATCCATCAATCCCTGAGAAGATGTCGGAGGGGTAACTTCTACGCCATCTTTAAAGTAATGATTAATACCGTCTGCATCTTTCTTAATAGTATAGCCTTGTTTAATAAGATCTTCTTCAGTATAGTCTTTACCAAAGAAGGCATTCTTCACTCCAGTATATACACTGCTAGCAATACCCATTGCCATAGAAGGAGTTTCTTTAAGCAAATTAATACCAGCAGTAATAGCTTTAGTTACGAATGTACTAAGACCACTAATCATAGTAGTTACGAATTGTTTTACTTCGTCTTGATGATTTATAATATAACTAATACCAGATCCAAGAAGATATCCGATAACGCCATATTTACCAAGACCAAGCGCGAATTTACCTAAAGAAGCTACACCGCTTCCTAAGGTACCAAAGATAGCTCCTGCTTTGCCTAAAAGCTTACCAAAGAAGCCTTGCTTCTTATCAGCTTTATCAGCTTCAGCATCTTTGCCTCTACGTTTATTAGAGAAGATATCTACCAAGCCCTGCTGAGAAGCTGCTAAGTCTTGCATAGCTTTAAGTCTTTCACTTGTATAAGCTAATGTTTCCTTAGTATCACTGTCAGAGAGGTCGTATGTTTCTTCGCCATCAGTAGATATAATAGTACGGACAATACCATTCTCGGTTACTAATGTCTTACCACGACGTTTCTTCTTATCATAAGAATAAGAATAATTCATTCGATCATCAAAAGCATCAGTACCACCGAGAGTAGCTTTAATCATCTTGGTGCTTACGCCTTCATATGATTTACCAGTTGCTTGCTGAGCTCGCATCTGATACCACATGTTGACAATACGTTTATCACCAATTTCTCTAAGATCTTTAATAGTAATCCCGTATTCAATGAGTTCAAGACACTTAGCAAAGGTCTCGTTACTCATTTCACTAACCATAGCAAGATTACTAATTTGAATATTAGGATTGCGTTTACGTGCAGCATCCATTAAGAGAATAATACGCTGAGCACCTTTAATACCAAGCTTAAAGATGTCTTTGTAGTGTTCTAACTTAATATTCTTTCCTGCAAGTAAAGCATGTACAGTAGAGCAAGAATAATCATTATTGATAAATTTAATCTTATCGTCTTGACTAAATTTCTCGCCATAATAATCTTCGATTTCGGAGATATAAGATTTCTCTTTACGTCTCTCCAAGATACCAACAGCCGTGATGGCTTGTTTAGTATCCATATACGGTTGATTATTTGCTGTAGAAGTGGAACCGCCAATAAGAGCTCTCTTAATTTCATCAAGCTTTTCAACGATATTATCTGTACCGGTTTTTACACTATCAGAAATTCTGGTTGCTTCATCGGCTTGTCCAGTTGCAGTATGCAATTCATTATAGCGTTTAGATCTTTCTGCAGTAACATTGTTCGAAAGAGTTCTAATATTAGATCTATCAATCTTAGTACCGAGTACTTTAGAAAGTTCTTTATATGCTTTATCTTCAGATAGTTTGCTGTTCTTAGCAATGCTAGCGGATTCTTGAATACCCATTGCTACAGAAACTACATAGTTGAAGAATTTTCTCTTATCTTCAGCGTTTTCAAACTTATCTCCAGCAGCTTTGTCAATATCTTTCAAAGCATCTTCGAGCATAGCTTTATCGCCAGATAAGAGTTTCAGTTTAATCTGTCTAAGAGTCCAATCATTGTTAATCTTAAGTTTAAGATTTGCCATAAGAAGTTCAGTATCTTTTTCTACTGCTTTCTTAGCACGTTTAGATCCGCCACTTAAGAGTTGATTTGTAAGAGCTTCTACTCTAGTAAGCTTATTATAATCTGCATTATTTAAGAAGGTATCGATATCCTTACCGGCATAATCGAATCCCTTATCAGAAGCATAAGCTAATCTAGATGCAGCATCCATATTATAAGCTCTACCAGTCTTGATTAAACGTTTCTGAGACCATTCACCGAGTTTACCTATAGCTTTAAATGGAGCAGATATTGCAGCACCAGCAAGTTTCTTAGCACCTAATAATGGAATTCCCACTACTGGTTTAAGAAGCTTAGCTAATGGTTTGCCTACAACAAGATTTAAGTATCTACCTAAAACACCACCAGCAGAGAAAATGCCACCAACGACAGATCCTAATGTGCCAGCAAGTGCTTTACCCATATCTCCTACCATGAATGCAAGATTTCTCGTAAGAGGACCAATACCCTCAGCAAGAGGTTTCATGATGTCGTTCTTAAGATAATCTTTCATATCTTTAACAAGAGTTTTACCAAAATTAACTAATGGATCAGCAAAGTTCTCTCTAAGTGTACCTAAGAGACCTCCATGACGCTTACCGTCATACATCTCTTTACCTAAGAGAGTTTCTTTAAATTCATCGCTAGATGCTGCTATACCTGCAGCACTACCAATCAATGCAGAACCTACAAGACCAAATGGACCAAAAGCAAAAGTTGCTGCAGTACCAAGAGCCATTGCAGGGAATTTCTCTTTAAGATATGCTTTACGTTCTTTATTAAGAAATGCTCCATCTGTATCACCAAACAAAGCATTCATAATATTTTTATTATTCTTAGCATATGCTGCGGCTGCACCAAGAGTAAGACCACCGACAATGCCGAATGGAGCTAAACCTATTAACCCAGCACCAGCACCAATTAAGCCGAATTTCTTTAAGTCAGGAATCATTCTCGTAAGGGTTTCTTGTGTGTCACGAGACATCAATGCGCCACCTTTACGACCTGCTCCTTCTTCATCGACTTTTTCGCCAAATAACCAGTTTTTGACTGCTTCTGAGCTGTTCGCTACAGATGCACCAGCACCAATGAGCAAACCTGCCATTGGTCCTAAACCAGTAATTAAACCTAAAATACCACCAATAGCACCACCGGCTATTCCTTCAGGTACGTATTTGGTAGGATTCTTTACAATATCATCATAAGCTTTAGAACCAACATCGCCAGCATTGACATAGAATACATCTCTGAGAGCTCTATCGGTACGTTTTAAAGCTTCATTAGCTGTTCCCTTAATAGCTTCGCCATAAGAAATATTACCAGTAGCATTCTTAGGAATAGATCCAAAGATTGCTCTAGTGAATGCATTAGAGAAGTTATTAATATAGCCTTGCTCGTTTTTAATCTCTTGAGACTTATCTACATTACGTCTATTCTGATTGAAAGGATTCATCTCTGCAGGGATGATCATTTCACCCGGAGAAATAGCTGTAATGCCACCTCTAGTAATTTGACGAGCACCATTAGCAAAACCAAAGTTAAAATCTGCTTTAGTATTTTCTGCATTATAAACAGATGCTTTTAAAGATTCAATAATTGCATCTTTAGCATCAGCATTATTAATGCCTGGTATAGTACCGCCAGTAAATTGTTTAACTTTAATATTACGAGCTACATTTGCTGTATTAGCAAGACCAAACTGTCTAGCTGCAGCTTTAGCAGCTCTTCTTGCACTTCTAGTTCCTACAGGAGAAGATTTAGCTGTAAAACTAGATAATACTCTGGATAAGTTTTCGGGGTTAATCATATTAGCCATTCTTCTCATGAGGGCTAATTCTAATTCAGCATCCCTATAACTTTCATCCATTCCTCTTGGTACTGCAGGAGCAGCAGATTTTCTAAGACCAAGATCATCTAATATACCTCCACCGATTTTATCAGCTTCAGAGAGTAAATTAGATCCCATAGAGAAGAAACGTTCATATGCTGGATGCAAATAATCTTGATAAAGTTTAGATCCTTTAAACCAGTCTTTAACTTTCTTATATTTTTCATCCAAACCAAGTTTCTTTCTAAGAGGTTCAATAATCTTTTCATTTAATCCATTACCAATACGGTCAAACAAGTTTACTGTTTTATCAATCATAAGATTGAAGAAACCTTTAACTCGTTTGCCAGCACCAGCTTCGGATTCTTTTTCAAAGAAGAAATCATAAATTGCATTGTTAGCTCCAATAAGCATATTAGAAAGATACCTACTAGGAGCTTCGGTATAAGAATAAATCTTATCTACAATGACGGAGATTTTGCCACTAATGGTCTCAGCAGCTTTATATCTTCCTAAGAAATCCTTACGAAGATCTTCACCACTGATCTCTTCATTCATTTTCTTTTTAGCTGCTTCATGTGGAGCTTTCCAAGCATTCTGAAAAGCTTCAGACAAATAATATTCAGCTTTTGCGGCTTTAAGTGCAGATTCTTCGTCTTTTGCAGTTTGTCGAGCAACCGCACCTTGCATCGTACCTGCAGCATTTTCTGCATCTACAATAGTAGCTTTATCTTTAAGCTTCTCATTTTCTTTTTCATGAGAAGCTGCAAGAGTAGCCATACGCTCATTAGCTTTAGCAATATTACTCTTATACCCATTATCAGGAAGAGTATATGCAGGAATACCCTTTTGAACAGAGGATTTAGACTTATACTTACCAGCATTATTGACAGCAATTCTGTTGGCAGTATAAGACGAGCTCATCATTATATTGCCAGTATTCTCGGCAATAGCCCTAAGATATTCAAGCTGAGTATATCCGTGCGAATCTCTTATAGGATCGATTTTTCTACCATTAAGAATGATAGATCCATCCTGAGCTGTAGTACGTTTAATATACTCATCAGCACCACGACCAGCGAATAATGCATTATAAATAGAAGTACCACTATCTTCCAATCCTTGGATTGTAGTGGCATATCTATTTCTAGCTTCCATTACTTCAGAAGCAACTTTCATTTGAACTTCTCTAGGAAGTTCTTTGTACATTGCTACAAGAGTTTTAAAGTTATCCGGATCGCTAACTCCATAGTCACTAGCATTACCAGGTCTATTAGGATTAAAATAGCCGCCACGATTATAGATAGCCTCAAAGAAGCTTTGCATATCTCTGTTGAAACCCGCGTGTTCGGCATATTTTCTAAATCTAATTTTAGCGCTTTCTCTAGCAGAGCCAAAAGCGTCGATGACTTCAGAGAAACTACCACGTACAGCGTTTCTTTTTAGATCATCATATTCTCTTTTGATCTGCTCAATATCTGCAAATTTACCAGTGTTGTAGTTAAAATATCTTTCGTTTGCACCAGTAATAGCAGATTCGATCTTAGCTAAATACGTCGGGATAACATCAACGATGGCTTTACGAGTAATACCATCGAATGCTACGGCTCCCTTATTATAATTACCAGGATCTATTTCAGATTTCTTATTCTCTCTAACACCGAGAATTCTTCCGAAGAATCTTTCTACGGCGTTATTATCTGAATTTTCTGCCATGGCATTCATACGAGCAATGAATGTACCAAACATGCCAGATACTGACTTATCTAATTTCTTTAGATAAGTCTTAAGCTTCGGTCCCATTGCCGCATCTATAAGTGCCATTGGAATAAACTGAAGCGGTGCTGATGCTAAAGCCATAAATGGGTTAGTATCACCATCACCAAAGTTCATATTTAATAGAGCACCGCCTTGCTCATCAAACCAGTTCTTAAAGTTAGTACCAATATTACCGAAATAATCAGAGAAATTAACAGCACCAGAAGCATTGACAATATCGGAGAAAGTTTGTCTTTTCTTTCTCTTATTGCGCTCTTGTTCAAACTTCTGTTTTGCTTGATACTCTTGACGCTGCATCTCAAGCATTTCTTTTAAGATAGCAGTTTGTTCTTGAGTATTCTTAGTGATTACATCATAGAATTTGGTAGAGTTATCAATATGAGTTTGAAGACTAGAAGTCTGGAACTTAAAGATATTATTAATGCTATCATTTACAGTTCCAATTCCTGCTTGTAAACGGCCAAAAAGCCGTTCGTTCTGAGAAAAAAGAATACTAGTATTCATCTTAGAAACTTCTGCATTGTATTTAGAAGCTTCTATAACTGATTTAGATATAGTAGAACTAGAGGCTTTAGCTGTAGACTCTATCGTACTAATTGTAGCTTTATCGCCATCGCTTATGTTTTCATCGGATAAGGCTTTATCTAATTCAGCAAACGCATCATCACCAAAATCAAGATCCATACCAAATGCGGCAGCATCCATCTTATTGGAGCGTTCTCTGTTATAGAAATTACCAGTTAAAAGGTCATCAAATGCATTTTTAGCTGCTGCAGTACCAGCTTCATATACTTTTGTACTCTGAAGATATTCTACTGCTCGCTGATATGTACCACGGTAATCTTTAATAGCACCGTATACACCCTTAGCTAATTCTGCGTTAGATTCTTTATAGTCAAATATAGCAGGAGCTAGATTTTTGACTGTATCGTCAGTAGCATAAACGACTGATTTAGCTACATTCTTGATATAATTAGCAACTTTGCCTAGAGCCATTTCTGTAGTAGCCTCCTTTCTTAAAAATATTACAAAGATGTTCCCAAATAGCCTTATAGCGAGAATTTACCCTCTAGGAAGTGATTCCTAGAGGGCTATTGTTAAAATTTTTAGTTATATATTATATTGGTATAGAGAGGAATTTTAAACAATTCCTCTCAAAAAAGAAAGGTGGTGATAAAATGATACAAAAAGCTCAAGCTATAAGCTTGGACGATTTGGTGGCTGGACGTTTATTTCCAGAACAGATCCAGCCACCACATCCAAAAGTAGCGTTAAAGCCTTTTATTCCTAAAGAGATAATCAATAGGATAAAGGCAAGGTATGCCGCTATTAAAAAATAGCGTACCTATAAAAAATAAAGGGTGGTCTTGGTCCTCCGTGTATTTTAAATACATAGTGGTATACATGCCTCCCTTTATTTTTTAGTTATACTAATATTAGAATATTATAATCTCTTCTTCATTCTCCTTATGATTAAAGCCTTTGCAGCAGAACGGGTTAGCTTCTTCATCTTCAGGATCATACATTTCTATCTCTTGATCTTTAAGATAACAGAAGTGCTCTGCAAAATCTTTACCACCTTCGCTAATCATAATAGGCTTATTGTTCTTATTGGTATAAATAAGAAGTTCTGTTCTACCTAAGAATTCATAATGGATAGTTTCTACTTTTACAGAGATCTTATAGCATTTCATATATTCAGTTTCAAAGAAGAGGTTTTCTTCATCAATAGCTGCAGCTAAGATTTCTCTAGTAAGCTTTCTATATCTGTCGAATTCAATACTCGGAGTAATAGGTGGTTCTAAATTTTCTAACAAAGAGCGTGAAGCTTCAGAAGATAAAATAGCTTCAGAAGATAAAAGATTAATTTGAGTAAAGAAATTATAGTCTGCATTAGAACTATAATAAGTCATAATATACTTTTGAATAGTGATGTCAGTTTCTTTCATAATGATTCCTCCTTTGAAATAAAGCTCCAAGAGTATTGCTACTCTTGGAGTAAAGTTAATTATTTATTGCTTACCCAACGCGGGCAAGGTGCATAAGATTTAATTGCCTGATATGCAGGGACTTTAGTTTCTACTTTTTCATAGCGATCGCTACCGTCGGAATTAATACCAACTTTCTTAGGATATAAACGAGTAGATTCTTCTACGTCTTTTACGCTAAGAGCGATATTAGATTTTTCACGACCGCCGAACGGTAATTTACGACCGGTCTGCAGATATGTATGAACGAATTCTTTAGAAAGATTTACAAGAGTTACAGCATCAGAATTCTTGAATTCATATTGTTCTGCGAGTTGATCTGCTTCAGGTTTAGTCATATGGGTAACACCAACGATGATATTACTTACCATATCACGAGAATCTTCAAACGGAGAATAAGTACCAATTTTACCACTATTCCCATATACATCTACTACATAATCTTTATCGTTAAGCATAGAACGCATTACACGATATTCATCTTTCTGGGATGCAGAAGTCTGAGAGAGATTATCTCGAATTTCTTTGATGAGTTGTTTTGTTACATTATCCATTCTTAAATACCCCTTTCAAATTTTTTGGTAATGGATTTAATAAATCGTTTAAGATTTATTTATTTACTAAAGTAATAGAATCTAACCAGTTTAGGTTCTTTACCTTTAGAACGTATTAAGTCATGTATTTCTTGACCAGTCATTTCTTTGAGTTGTTTTATAAAGTTTTCTTTAACAACTTTATCTTCAGATTTATTTTTCATTTTTCTAAACCCACCTAATAAGGTATAATTACGAAAATGTAAAAGCAATTGTAAATAATTATATACTATAGAATTGATATAAGTAATGCGTATATCAATTTTATAATATATAATTGAAGGAGGAATTTCATATGGCAAAAAAGAAGAAAGAGAAAGAGTTAAAGAAAATCGAAGAGGAGATCAAGTATGTAGATCCAGCCGAGCCAACCTATAAAAGTCCTTTGGATATTTTTAGATATTATGAAGAAGAACACATGACTGGCTTTACTCTAACTTACCCATGGACTAATATTGCATTACGAGTATTGAATAGCGATAATGAAGATGCTAAAGTGCTACTCAATAAAGTCTTCAAAAAAGAATGGAAAGACTTCATTGAAAGCCATATTGGCAAATTCATAAGTGTTTATTTAGATATGAGCATTCAGCGTAACATTGAACACTGGACTAAAGCTGATTATCTTAGAAACAAACTATATGTATTCTGGTTTAGATTAGATAAGCAGTGGGCATGGTCTGCAGCTAGACTAGAATTCGTAGACGTTTCCAAAGACAATATCATGAGCATTTATGGCTAAAAATAATCTATAAAAGGAAGTGATGTATATGAACCTAAAGACGATAATCAATATTGATTTTGCATCAGCATTTTTCAACTCATGTGCAGTAGCTTTCAGTGTCCCAACAGTCAAACTCTATATGGCTAGTAACGTAGATCCAATGTATTTTAAAATTAGTCTAGCCATAGATACTATTGCTGGAGGTGGATTTGGTCTATTCATGTCTGGTGAGCTAATATCCAGATTAAGACCATATCTAGCATTGTTTTGCTTCATAGATGCACTGACTATGCTGATCATAAATCTTGTATATGGTACTGATCCAAATATGAGATTTATATTGATAAGTTTGACGAGTCCTATTAGCACTTATTTTGTATTTACCATTATAGCTAATATTTATGATAACGTCTTAAGTGGTAATGATAGAACCACATATAGAATGAGGCTATCTTCCTTTAGTTGTATTGGTAAATTCATAGGTGTTATTACTGCTTTATTTGTAAATATAGATATAAACTCAGCACTACTAATTCAGTCTTCAGCTATATGCTGTACTGAGTTTATAAATGTATTAATAGGTAAAGGACTTATTAATATATTAAAGAAGAATCAATAACCGGTATTCACATACCGGTTTAATTTTTTCTCATTAACAGCTATATAATCATTGAAAGGGGGAACTTTATCTATGGCTATGTATATAGAAGAGCTCAAAGAGCTTCAGCTATATAATAGAGACTTTTATGCTCCCATTGAAAAATCGAATAAAAATAAAGGAAGCTGTGTATTCCTACTGACCCCTAATAAAGAGGGCTCAATTTCACTTATGAATAGTCCTAAAATGACCAATCCCAATTGGTTTAGAGGCTATTATATGGAAAGAGATATAGATCTCATTATCAATCAAAAAGGTCAAGTAACCGAAAATGTAGAAGTTTTAAACGAAGCTTCTAATAAAAATAAGCTTTTATTTCCTATAAGAAAAGCTCCTCAAGGAACAGAACTTTTTTGTATAAATACACATGTTTTAAATTTATCTGCAATGGCTGGTATTACAGCGGGTCTTGGAGTTTCTTTAATGATACTCCATAATACTCTTACATTAAGAAATATTGCTAGATTTGCTAAAATAATGGCTCCTATTGTAGCTTTATCTGCTATACCTCAGATTAATGCTATAGATATTATGGCAATAGACACTAAAACAGATAGAAGTCATTTTAAAGATGATCCTAAAAAAGCTAAGGATTATTATATTAATGGAGTAGATGTAAGCGCTATTGCTGATGGTGTAGTAATTAGAACAAAAGAGTCTGTAAAAGATGCGTTTGATTTAAACGTTCTTGATCAGACTTTAAAATTTGCTCAACTTGCATATTTTGGAACATATAACGATGTTGAAGGTAACTTTATTGTTATCGCCCACGATGACGGTAGTTTTTCATTATATGCACATTTAGCTGGAGGAAGTATTAAGGTTAAAGAAGGGCAAAAAGTAAAAGCTGGACAAGTTATTGCTAAAGTTGGTAATACTGGTAATAGCACTCAGCCACATTTACATTTTGAATATCTTAAATATGCTCCAGATATTTTAGCTAAACATAATCTTGCAGTATCTGTTCCTTTAGAGGGATTCGAAGATTATGAATATATTCCATTTACAGCTTCTAAAAATAGTGTAAAATCTACAGTAGAACTTGTAGAAGGGATTATTAATAAAAAGGATTTTAGTAAAACCTGGAAAAAAGATACTTCCGGTAAAATTCATCCATGTTGTTTAATTCGCCCTAAAGGTAAAGTTCCTATTAGAGAATCTGTATTACACGAAGATAAGCTTAAAGCAAGTGAACGTACTGACTTTGGTTTGCCTGAGGATAAGAAATATCCAATGCCAGATAAGGCCCATGTATTATCTGCTATTAAGTTCTTTAATTATGTAGATCCGTCTAAAGAAAAGACTTTAGCTCGGAATATCAATAAAAAGATTAAAGAATATAATATGCGTGATGAAGTAAACGTCGGAGAAAAGAATCGTTTCTCTAAATACTTTAAAGAATCAGCTTTATTAGAAAAAGCATCTTTTGAAGATACAGTAGAAGTTTATAACTCTTTATCTTCTATAGAGAAAAAGTATATTGCTCCTGATGGTACTTTTGATGATTCTCCGTATTTAGCATATAGAAAAGTAGAGTATTATAATAAGAAGCCAATTGGCTTTATCGAACTCTATAGAGAAAGAGATGACGCTTCTATTGCCTTAGCGGTTAAGAAAGAATTCCGTAAAAAAGGTATAGCTAAGAAGCTCATGAATAATGCTATTGATTGGGCTAAACAGAATAAATTGAATAATCTTCTCTATAAAGTAGAGACAGACAATTTCAAATCTATTCAATTAGCTAAAAGCTTTAATGGAGATTTATTAGATAAGGATCATGAGTTTTATTGGTATACAATCAAACTCAATGATGAGGTTAAAGCTGAAGTAAATATCTATGTTCCTGAGGATGGATATATCTTTAATGAAGACTATGCCATGACTAAAGGAAACCTCATAGTATTTAATGAAGCTAATCCGAAGTTTAATCCTAAACTGAAGAATATTCTCTTTAAACAGAGAATCAAGACTAATCAGGAACTGATGCAGTGGTACGAAACTGTACAAGAGAAAGTTCCTTATATTAGTAGGACTTATGCTAATCTTGATTTGTATAAGCAATACAATATCTTTGTAGACTTCTCCTACTATAGTGAATTATTCTTAAAAGTAGATTCTCCTCTTATGAAAAAGGATAAGGGATTAGAATTTTATTTTGACTTTGTAGATAGATTCATCTCTGATAGTAGATACTTATTAGCTGGCTATACAAAGAGAACTGTCTTTATACCAGTTGATGGTTGGAAAGTAGAAGAGAATTCTGATATTTGGGATTATACTAAGAATATTAATCCGATCAGTCTTATCTATAGATATACTCGTCAAGGAAGATTAGAACTTGCTAGAAACTGGAATTCAATGGATTTTGTATTCATTGGTAAGAATGGTTTCTTTAAAGTTCGTATGGAGCATCTCACTAGTAAAACTCTTACTAAGTTCATTAGTTGTATCAAGAAGCTCGTAAATAATGAACGTATTATAGATGATACTAAAGATAGCTCTACAGATATTGCTACTGACGTTATTGATAACTTAGAGACTATGTCTGGTATTAAGATTCATAATTTTACTGGTACCAATAAGAAACTCTCTAGAGACGAATTAATGGATAAAGCTCAAAACGCTATTCATTCCGGTAGTGATGAAGAACGTAAAGACGCTTTAGTAGCTATTATTAAGAATAGAGCTGATGATTCTAAAGATGCTTCTGAAGCTATTAAAAATTTAGAACAAGACGCATTTGCTAAAGAATTAATTAGTTCTTTGACTTACGATAGTGAAACTGGTATTAATTTCTCTGCTACTAGAAGAGCAAGACTTAATGATCTTAACGACAAATTCTTGCATAAAAGCATTAATGGTAAATCGGTAGAAGAATTACTTGCTGCTTCTAGAATCAATAATGAAATTCCTAAGAGTGATATTCCTATAGAGAGCTTGGATGATCAATGGAAGGGGTTAACCTTCAATAACTTTGAGAAAGCTTATAATATTAATGAAGATATTATGGCTATCTTGGCTTGTTTTGCGGATAAGTCTCTTCCTATGGCGGTAAGAAACGTTGAGCGTGAAGATATCTCTACATCTGAAGACTTACTCTGGTTATATAAGATAGAGTTTGAAGATGGTTTCGGTAAACGTTTTAAAATGGAAGTAGAAGTTCCTAAATTTAGAGATGGTAAGTATATGCGTCTTAGAGGTAATGATAAGATCATATCTAACCAGTTAATTTTACTTCCTATTATAAAGACCGACGAAGATACAGCTCAAGTAGTATCTAACTACAATAAGATCTTTATTAGAAGATATGGTACTACTACGGGTAAATCTTGTATAGCATCTGATAGACTTCATAAAGCACTTAAGAAATACATAGAAGCAGGTAATACTAAGATTAAGATTCGTACTGGTGATAATAGTAGGATTTCTTCTAAATATGAATTACCGATTGACTATGTAGACTTATCTTGTGCTTATACTTCTATCGAAGGATCTTCCTTTAAATTCTATTTTGATCAAGAAGAACTTATGAGAGAATGTCCTGAGTTCTTTAAAGGCAAAAATCATCCTTTGATTCTTGGTTGGCAAAAAAGAGGTAATGAGAAAGAACCTATTATATGGACAATAGGAGATCATTTCTGTACTCTTGCAATAGCACCATATTTAGAGAATGAAGATCCAGCATTTAGACAAATCTATGAAAATACTTCTGAAGCTGCTAAGTATACTTACTCTAAAGCAAGTATTCTTTCTACAGAGATTCCTCTTATCGTAGTAATGGCTTACTCAGAAGGCTTACAGACCTCTCTGAAGAAAGCTAATATTGGATATGCGATCGTAGATAAACGTCAGAAGTATGACAATAATTATGAAGACGTAATTAAATTCAAAGATGGCTATTTGTATTACAAATTAGATTACAATTCTAGCTTGCTTATGAATGGTCTCAAGGAATGTAATACTGAGGATTATTCGATTTCAGAAATCAATAATAAGCGTATGTGGTTGGACTTCTTAGATTTATTTGGCGGAAGAATCTTAGCTGATGGCTTGGATAACTTCTATGATTTAATGATAGATCCGATCACATTGAATATTCTTAAAGATTGTAATCTTCCGACAGATTATGTTTCCGTATTAGCTTACGCAAATAACTTGTTGGCTGATAATAAGTATAATCGTCATATCGATATCACCGGTAATCGTATGCGTTCCAATGAGATAATTGCTGGTTACTTCTATAAAGCAATTTCTAAAGCATATGGTGATTATCAGAGACAGATTAAACGCAATCGTAAAGAAGCTACTTTCTCTATGAAGAGATCTGCTGTAGTAGATTTAGTATTCTTAGATCCGACTGAATCAGATGCTTCTGTTATTAATCCGATCTTAGATGTTGAAGCAGCATCGGCTTGTTCCTTCAAAGGATTATCTGGTATGAATAGTGATAGATCTTATGGTCTTGATAAACGTACTTATGATGATTCTATGCTCAATGTCTTAGCTATGTCTACTGGCTTTGCAGCTAACGTAGGTCTTACGAGATGGGCAACTATTAACTCTGCTATTGCTGGTAAACGTGGTTATATTAAGAAGACTGATCCATCTAAGATGAATGACGTAGATACTCTGTCTATGACTGAAGCTCTTACTCCGTTTGGTACTACGAGTGATGATAGTATGCGTGTAGCTATGACATTCATTCAGACTTCTAAACATAGTATGCGTGTAAATAAAGGTAGACCGTTATTAATAACGAATGGTGCCGATGAAGCATTACCATATCTTTCTAGTAATACGTTCTCCTTTAAGGCATCTTTTGATGGTGTAGTTAAAGAAGCAACCGATGATTATATCATCATCGAATATAAGAGTAAGAGTGGTGCAGTACCTGCAGAAAAACCATATGACTTTATTGATCTTAGAGAAAAAATAAAGAAGAATTCTGATGGTGGTTATTTCGAGGTACTTAAACTTTCTCCATGTGTTAAGAAGGGTCAGAAGATTAAAGCTGGTCAGATCTTAGCATATGATAAATTAGCTTATTCTAATGAATTCTCTACTGGTGATAATTTAGCCTATAATGTAGGACCTTTGGCTAAACTTGCGATCCTTGTAACAGATGAAGGCTTTGAAGATTCTGCAATTATAGATGACGATCTCTCTGAGATGATGGCATCTGATATTGTTATTCTTAAAGATCTCTTCTTAGAAAAAGGATCTAATGTCTATAGCATGGTAAAGAAAGGTCAACCCGTACAAGAAGGCGATCCTCTTATTATCTTCCAGAACGCTTTTGATGCTGAAGATGCTAATGCTTTGATTAAGAATCTTTCTGCTGATCAAGACGAAATCAATGAGATTGGTAGAGTAACTCTTAAGTCTAAAGTAACCGGTATTGTTCAAGACATTAAAATGTATCGTACCGTTGAACTCAATGAGCTTTCTCCGTCTTTGAAGAAGATCTTTAAAGAGTATGAAAGTAATATTAATAAGACTAAATCTGTTATGAATAAATATCATATCAATACTGCTACATATGATTCTTCTAGTAAGTTAGATGCTACTGGTAAGCTTAAGAAAGCTGAAGGTAAAGTCTTAATTGAATTCTACTTGAAGTATCATGACAAAATGGGTGTTGGTGATAAACTTGTTTATTATGCAGCACTTAAAGGCGTAGTAAAAGGTATCTTCCCTAAAGGACAAGAACCCTATACTGATAGGCGTCCTAAAGAGAAGATTAGAACATTCTTGACTGCTTCTTCTATATCTAAACGTATGGTTGGTAGTATCATTAAAGCAGGTGCTATTCAGAAAGTAATAGTAGAATTAGATAGAGCAGTTAAAGATATCTATGGTATTAAGTATCCAGATAATATTGTATAAAAAATAAACGGATGGGAGTAATCCCATCCGTCCTTTTATTTTTTACTGATTACGATAAGCTTTAAAGAGTTCTTCTAACTCTTCTTTAGTGCCAGGGAATATTCTAGATGCTTGAGTAGTAATAATACCAGGAAGCTCTTTAGTTACTCTACCTGTTTTCAAATAGGACTCAATATCCTTTTTGAATTTAGGAGCAGAGTTTTTCGCAAGTCCAGTTACTACCACATATTTCTTATGCTTACCCGACAATGCAGAGCTTATCGATTTTACACGAATATCATCGGCGATGATACCTTCTGTATTAGTTAAAATACATTTGTGGGTTGAACCAGTACCTTTAAGCTCTGCAATAAATAACGGGTATCTGTCATCTTTGTAAAATACAGCATAAGCTTGTAAAGTAAAGGTGGCAGAAGATTCAATCCTTAATACGGTAAAATCAGATTCTTTTAAGTTAAAGTCACTAAACATCGTCGGAAGAATGTTATGCTTAATGGCCTTTCCAGCAGCAAAATCTAATGCATATGAGAATAATCCGGCCTGAGCCATTCTATCTTTTTTCAGCACCACTTTAAATGTGTTTGTAATATAGTCCTTTTTTTCTTCTATAATCTTATTGGTATTATAGAAGAACCCTCCCTGAGCTCCATACTTACGATAAAGATCTGTAAGTTCGATTTCAAACTGCTCAGATACTTTGGGATTAGGAATAGTGAAAGTTCTGAACGGATTCAGATCAATCGTTAAATCCTGAATTGGAACTGCTTCTAAGTTTTCATTAATATGCAAAAATTCGGCATTGGAAACACTAATAAGATTAAAATATTTATCTCTCAGTGTAATTGCAATACCAAAATTGCCAGAACTAGCAGCAGCTGTGGTCTTGGCAGACTTTTTGTCTTTTTCGTATTTAGTAAACATATCTATGGTTGCTGAATAGATAGATATTGCAGCATTTACGACCAATCTATCTAATGTACCATCTTTAACGCCGGAGAAAATCAGATTGGTGCCTTTAAGACGGGAAGTAACTTTTACATACTTCACGTCAGAATATCCAAGCTCTTCAAGACGCTTGGAAACGATATCGCCAATAAGCGTTGCAGCGATTTGTGCTGTTGCATATGCAGCTATATTAGCTACGTTTCCATAATTGCTAACAGCAGAGTTTATTTTAATATTTGTTGGAAATCTTTTTGTTATTTCCTCAAAGAACGTGCTTGTTCTCGTAAAATTGCTACGTTCTAATTTGTAAATATTCTCTTTGTCAGTTTCTATGAAATTGTAATACCTTTTTAAGTCTTTAACTGTATTTATGGCCATTGTCATTTCCTCCTATCGAAGCTATAGTTTAACGGTCTACTACGTAAACCATAGTTTTTACTCTTATATGCTGCTACACGTCTTGCGTCATCCATGCTAGTTTCTCCCTCAGGATCATAGAGAACCTTGAAGAAAGTAGCCCTGGTAAACTCGGGATTGACTTGGATTTCATATAACTCATTAGGAGATATAATGAACTCTAAGTCTCTAACAAACCCCATGACTGAATCATTATCAGATACTTTCAAGAATAAATCTCTTGTATCTTTTGTGGCAATGATTTTGATAGTAATCTTACCATAGAAAATGGTATTACCAAGATCAAAATCAAGCCCTTTAGATCCATAAAAGATCTTGTGAAGCATTGTAGCAAGAGTCCTAGAGAATAATGGATAAGGATTTATCTCATCGATCTCTTCAAACCCATAATCTCTACATCTGTCTTTCTTAGTAGACAATAACAGGTAATATCCATTGGGTGATTTGCTCATACACCCATAGACATTACGTTTCTTTCTAATCTTCATAGATTAGTTCCTCCTTTCAAATTTCTTGAACATCGGAGGAAGATTCTCCCTATCTTGGAAATATCCAAATACTACTTCTCTCTTAAAGGGATTGATCTCTTCTAAGAAGTAAGTTTTCTTCGGATACAAAGAACCACAATAAAGCAAAGTACGTTTGTACTGTAAATCACCTGCTTCAGGACCAAGATTGGTAATACCATAGATCTTGAAGTTTGTTTTCTTCGAATAGATCCATTCTTTCTTGATATCTATTACAAAGATAAAAGTTTCCTTAAGCCATACTTGTCTTGCAGTATCGCTAGAAGGATCTTTCATAATCGTAATATCATCAATATTGTAATTGAATCTACTAGTGATCTCATAAATCAGCAATTCAAAGAACGCTTTCTCAAAGCATTTCTGATATGAGTTACCTAACTCAGTTGAGTATTGCTGATCAACACAAGTTACAGACCTAATGCCAGGTGCTTCTTTCCAGATTCCTTCGTCTGGTTTCTTGTAATCTACCCTCATGCAATTTGCTTCTTTTTTCACATAAGCAAATACTTCATTGCATGTTTTTGGTACTACAGTACCATCAATTTGTCCGAAGATTTTACGGTTTTTCACCGTATTTTTTACGGGTTTCTGAAATGTCGAAGTCCCGTATACGACACCGGGGGGGTCAATTTTTGGAAGTTTACCCCTCATTTTTCTTGATTTTTTCGGCTTTTCTGGTACAGCTCTGAGCTGAGAAATTAAATTTTCTAAAGCCATTTTTGTTTCCTCCTTTGAAATTGTAATCTTGAAAATGTTCTAAACGCATTGAATTCAATACGTATAGGACCTTCAATTCACCTTTATAGTATATAATCATAATTTTTAATTATGCCAAAATGTAAAAAAATAAAAAGTTACAAACTTAAAGAGTAATCAGGGTGGTGGGTGGGCCTATGGGTATAATGGAATGACCTAAATAAGATACATAAGAAGAAGAATAATATAAAAAAAGAAATTTCTAATACTAAAGAATAGTAGTCTAATGAGTATATACTTCTAAAGGGAGCAATAAAAAAAAACAAAAAACAGAAGTATTATAATACTAAAGAATTCAAAGAATAATAAATACAAAAGAAAATAAAATCAAAAAGAATAAATACTAAAGAGAATAAAATTAAAAAAAATAAAATTAAAAAAAAAAAAATTCAAAAGTATAAAATTCAAAGAATTCAAATTCAAAAAGAGAAAACACAGATGTGGTAGATAAGGGAGTAGATAAGGGAATCGAAAAACTCGTAAAGGAAAAACTAATATCTCTAAAATAGAAATCTAAATAAGAAAAATAACTAAACTTCAAATAGGAAACTGGTTGTTGACATTAACGAAATTTTTGAAGTATTACAGTTTTCAAGAATTTTTACCAACATCTATGTATTAGAAGACTTATCTATGGAGAAGATATTCTTACAAAATTTCGGTCAGACCCAAATGATTTTTCTTGTTCATATAAAATGCCTTCTGTTAAAATATAAACGTTTTCTCTGTACTTTGGAAATTTAAGTTGAGAAATCTTACTCATCATCAGAAAGTCTTCATTAATATACAAGGAGAGAAGAAAGAAATTTCTTCTCTCCCTATATTATGATATTTTAATAAATCGAAAACTTCTTAATAATCAATTCCAGGAGGTAAACAACAATGACAGTTAAAACACAAGATTTATATTTCCCTAATACTGATATTATTTGTCTTGAAGGATTGGATTGTGCAGGAAAAGAAACGATATCTAAATTACTTAAAGAGTATTACGAGAAGTCTAATACTTATGCTAAAGTAATGATTGTTAGTTTTCCTGATTATGAAGCTAATGATGTATTATCTACTATCTTACATGACAAAGATACTACCTTATTAACCGAGGTTAATTATCATACTTGTAATACTACTACAGAAACTTGTAGATTCTTTGTAATCAATATTATGAATAAACTCTCTAAGATTAATTCCTACATTAATAGAGAATACAAAGCATTACTTAGAGACGGAAAAGAATCTCAAAGATTCTTATTAATCTTTGATAGATACTGGTTCTCTAATCTTTGGTATCAATGTACAAGTAAAGAAGATTATGAAAGACTAATAGATCTTAAAACAACTTATCATCTTCCTAAGGTAAAGTATACATTCTATCTTAAATATCCTCTAGAGATTACTAAATATCTTTTAGAAACTCAAAGAGGAAAAGATATGGATACTTATGAAGAAGATAATGATTTCTTATCTCAAGTATACAATAGATTTGAAGATAATCAGAAAGAAATTTCTTATATTATCTCTAAACACTCTTCTAATTTTAAGATCATTAATGGAGTAAAGAATACTACTATTGATACGGATAAGACTAAAAGAATTACTATTTATACAGATATTAAAACTCCTGAAGAAATAGCTAAACAGATTAGAAACTTTATGTCTGGTGATAAAATTTCTGATAATAAATCAATGGAGGAAGCAAAATGATTTTCAATACTATCTATACTAATGATAATCTTTCTAGAATCTATGTAGCAACTAAAACATGTGTTAGAGGAGAAATCAAAGAAGAAATTGAATTAAGACTTAAGACTATTAAAAACTCCGTAGGAAGAGGTCATGAATCAGTCTTAGAACACTCTAACGTAATCATGTGTTTTACATTTAACGAAAAAGAAATGAAAGATCCTAGAGTAATAAATGCTCTTTTAGATATTCTTGAGTGTTGTAAGTATATTAACTATCGTAGATATACTAGAGAAGATAATCATGTAGTATTTATCTTCGCAGGATCTATTAGAGGATATAAACATATCTTCAGAACTATTAAGGATATGAATAATCCTATCTTAGAAAGGATTAAATCTTGCCTTTATACAGAAACCTTAGCAGATTATTATCAAGACTTCATTAAAGATAATATCATGGATCCTAATAAGTTTCCTGTAGCTATATATCCAAGAGCAAGAATCTTCTATGATAACAATGAAGCAGATGCTATAGAAATAAAATGCCCTCTTAAACTTAGGCAAATAGAGGTTTTAGACTACGATAATATCAGAAATATTCAAGAAGACATACTTGCCAGTACACATATACTGGTACCATTTGAAGATCTCTTAGATTTCTGTACTATTCAAATTAGATTTAATCATATTTCTCGTACAGCATCTCATCAATTAGTACGTCATAGAAATGCTATCTCTCAAGAATCCCAAAGATACGTAAACTATTCTGGAGCAACATTCATCAATCCAGAATATGAAGATATGAAAGCTAAGCATAGAGACAAATTAGATATTAGAGGTAATCTTGCATGTACTGGAGATGCTTCTGATAAATTCATGATTGAGCTTAACTCTATAGCTAAAGACTTAGTATCTAAATATGAATCATTAGTGTCTCGTGGTATGAAGAAAGAAAATGCTAGAGCAATCTTACCTAATAATATTGAGACTACTTTGATTATGACTTTCACTTATTCTAATCTCTTTAAAGCTATAGAACTCCGTACAGATCCAGCAGCTCAATCAGAGATTAGAAATCTCTTTAATGATATCTATGATATTCTTACTAACTACATTCTTTATTTCGAAAAGAAAGAAGATATGTATGAGTATATTTGTACTACTAAAGAGAATCATTATAGATCTCAAATCAACGGAGACTCTTCATCTATTCTTTATATAGAAGAACCTACTAATGAGATCAATGAATATGAAGAATCTTTAGATGAAGAAGAAACTAAAGAATTAGTAAACCAAATGAATACAGAATTAGGATTAGATTTGAAAGAAATCTATGATCCTGAGAAATCCTTACCTAAACAAGTATCTCCCTTAGAAGCTAATAACTCTTCTGAAGATATCTAAACTCAATAGGAATATACCAGTGATGGTATATTCCTAAATTTTGATTGTATATTATAGAAGTGAAGAATGGAGGTGAATTCAAGGTATTTTTAAAATTTCATAAAGGAGGAACAAAATGGAAACTTTAGTTCAAGTTCAAGAGAAGCAACCACAAGTATTCAAACCAACCATGGGTACAACAGGGGAGTTTTATTTTAGAAGGTATACTTATAGCCACAATGAAACTTTCCTAAGATTTATTGCAGATTCTATAGCAGAATCTTTAAAGCTTTCAAATCCTGAAAAGGTCAAAGAATCCTACAAATTTAGTTCAAACACGATGAATGATAATAGCAGCGAATGCTGTTTAAAGATAGATACCTATAATGATTATGGTATCTACTTTTACATTAACTCATATGATCTCGCTGTTAATTCTAATAAGAATAAGCTTATTGGAAAGATTGTAAAGATCTATATTTATGATAAAGATATAGATCCAATTAAATTTATAATCCTTAAACCTTCTGATTTGGTCTGTGTAACATATTTACCATTATTCATTAATATGGTATATCGTAAATCACCGATATTCTGTACAGGCTATTTCGATAAGATATTTACTTTGAAATATTCTGGTAATGAATATGAAATGAATATCAGAGCAAATATCCTTAAACCGTCTTACAGATCTTTGTCTTCTGTAAAATGGTTCTTTGATTCCTATTTTGCAAAAGGATTCTTTAATGCAGATAAAGTATCCTATCTTAACTACAAAGAAAGGAAGTTGAAAGAAATGGCAGAAGCTAAAGCAACTCCGGTAGTAGAAAACAAAGTTATATATGGCATTAATAGCAATAGCGAATACGAAGCTAAACCGACAGAAATTTGCTATGCGTTGTTTGTACAACGTAAACCAGAAGAAATCCCAGAAGAAGTTCCAGAAGGAATTCCTGTAGAGCCGATAGCAGAAAAAATAATTGTTACAAGAACTCATGAAGAAGTAAAAGCTAAAGAAGTTCCGAATGTTTATTTCAATGGGATCAATAATCCTGTGGATTACGAAAAGAAATACAACGACTCTATTATTACTATTAAAGATCTTTCTACTAAATTAGAGATCTTTAATGATAAGCTTGTTAATGCTAATAAGCAGTATGCTAATCTTGTTGTAATCAATAAGAAGCAAGCAGAGCTTATCAAGAAGCTCAATGGTAGTGACAGTGAAAGCATTATGGAACTTCAAGATAAGTATAATTCTCTTGTAGAAGAAAATACTACTCTTAAAGATCAAGTCAAAGATCTTGAGAGCAAGTATGCTATTGCTATGGTTGATATTGAAAAGGCTGAAAAACAGTTCGAACAGGAAGAAGAGCTGTATAAGAGACGCCTTCTTGATCAGAAAGCAAATATTCGCAGAGATCTCGATAAGCGCATCGAAGAGCTTACCAAAGAGAATGCTACACTTAAACAAGCTAATGCAATAGCATCTACACCGGCAACAAAATTAGAAAATAATCTCTATCAAGTAGCAGTATTTGATTTTCCGATCTACATGAAGAATATGGTCTTCAAACCAGCTGGATCTTTTGATATTGATATTTGCGATGAATACTATGATGAATTAGTAAATCTTATCAAATCAAGCATTAAAGATAAGACAGATATCGTTGTTGATATCAACAACAACGAAGATTTAAAAGTATTAATCAAAAGAAAGATTCATACTTACGGCAATGATTATAGAATGATGCCGTTAATGATGGCATTCACCAATTGCGAATTAGATGAAAATCTTAGAAAATTAGCTTTTGGTGTTATCGCTTATATTAATGGGAAATAATTCATAATAAACCCGGTAAATATTTACCGGGTTTATTTTTTCTCAACAATTCAATATAGGAGGTTTGATATAAAATGAGAGATCCAAACAAGTTGAATCCGGTATATTCAAATCAACCAAATTCCATAAATCTTAAAAATCCTCCTGTATATGATATAGAGGACTGGGATCTTAACGATCAGAAAGAATATCGTAAATATGTACGTGAAGTAAAGAAAATCGTTAGAGGTTCTTTTGAGTATAAACAGATGATAGACTTTCTTAAAGAAAACGTAGGAATGACTGCATGTAGTTTCTTTGAGAACGTAAACAATGTAGACTATAGTCACGTAAGAATAGAAATCCATCATGAACCACTTACTCTTGATGATATAGTAGATATTGTCACTAGAAAACGTATCTTCTATGCAGAAGATCTTAATGAAGAAATGACTGCTATGGAAGTAATGATGCTTCATTACAAACTCTTAGTAGGATTAATACCTTTATCGGAAACAGTGCATGAATTAGTCCATAATAGATATCTCTTTATACCATCAGACAAAGTCTATGGTAACTATAGAGAGTTTCTTAAAATATATGATAAATTTATTCTCCCAGAGCAAAAAGAATATATTGAAGCTATTGAAGAAGCAACCGGAGAATTCAATGATAAAGTAATGGAAGATCTTCTTTCTACTAAGTACGTTTACGTAAATGCTGACTATGGGTATCAATTACCGTCATATGAACAAGTACAGCATTTATTAGAACAGAAGAAAGAAGAACGTCTACTACAAAGTCAACCATTAAGAACCATTTATTACAAGACTAAACCAGATCCTAATTTAGAGGTAATTTACCTCAACGGGACAACATCCAATTAAATCTTATAATATTAGAAAGGAAGAGCTTCTAATGAATAAAATTAGTGGAATTATTTATGAATCAGCTAAAGCAGAGCCTTTTTCCACTACAGATTTGGCTTTTGCTAATGAACTTGCTATGATTGAAGAAGACTTAGCTTCCATTAAAGAAATGGATCAAGCTATTGTTTATACTGCAGAAATGGTACCTGTAATTGCTTGCCATGAAGCTGATGGTTCTCGTATTCTTTGTGTAGAAGCAGAGAACTTAGTTAAATTCATGGAAGGTTCAGATCTTGAAATTGGTGAATTAGAAGATGCTATCAAAGCCGTAGCAGCAGCTAACGGTGTAGAAGTAAACGATATTGCTCTTGTAGTAGAATCGACTGAATCTTGTGCTCACCTTATTCAAGAAGCAAAGAAATCTCGTAAAGTAACTAAGGGACCTTTGAATGCTTTGAAATCTATCTCTGACTTAGCTAAACTTGCTAAGAACAAAGGTATCAAAGTAGTAAAACGTAAACTTAAAAAATAAATAAAACTAAATGACATTAAATGAACTCAAACGAAATAAAATAAAACAAAACGTAAAACATATATGGTAATCCGTTGTGTTCTTCAAGCATTTGTCCAAAAGCAGTTCTTGGAGAGAAAGTTTGTTTCATTAATGACTCCAGATATGCCCCCGTGGTAGAAATACCACGGGGGAGTATCCTGTGAAAATTTATTTATGATTGTATATTATAGTAATAGGAATATGAAAGGAATTAATGAAATGGCCGAATTTTCATATTATGGAAACACAATAAATATTTTTACTGATGCTTCCGTTGTACAGAAAGGAAGCGAGTATTATACATGTGGAGCAGCTATAGCAATCTTAGGAGGAAATACTGATTGCCCTCTTAAATATAGCTCTCGTATCTTTAAAGCAACAAATAACTATGGTGAAATAGATGCCATTCTCTTAGGCATTCTATTAGCACTTAAACTTAGAAATACATTTCCACATACAAGAATTAATCTCTTCTCAGACTCACAGATATCAATCTATGGTTTGAAAGAGTGGTTATTCATGTGGGCAAGAAGAATGAAAGATGGTTACTTCTATACTTCCGAAGGAAAGCCTGTGGCTAACCAAGAAGTATTTAAGAAGATCATTCATCTTATAAATTATTACGACTTAGATATCAACTTCTATCATATAAGAGGACATGTTGAACGAGTCGGTTATAATAAGGCTATGAAAGGTTTTAGAGCTTCTAATGGATTCCAAATTTCTATAGACGTAATCAGATCTATTTGTAAGATGAATACGTTAGTAGACAACTACAGTAGGAATACACTTAAAGAAGCAAATCTAGCTAATTATGAAGCATTACCAACATTCTATTCTTATGGATTCCCCGAAGAAAACCGAAGGGAGTACATGAGGCAATTCAGAAGACATATTAACTTAAGAGGAGAATGAGAACAATGGAAACTGAAAAGAAAATGGTAAAAATCAATATATTTGACGTAGCAGTTACAGCTAATAAGCTTGGATCTTTTATTGTGAAAAATGCAATTAAAATTCAAGAAGAAAGTGGCTTCTTAATCATTAAATGTAGAGAAGATAATGGAGATATTAAAGCTACATATATAGCTCAAAGCGACATTATTTCTTATGCAACTCCTGAAGATATTGACTTCAAAGAAGGAGAATCTCGTTTTACATATGATATCGTAGTAGATATCTATGATGCTATAAATGACAAGATTAGTTCTTGTTCCATTAAAGAGGTTTTACAAGACTCTATCAAAGACGATAAGTATATTGTAAAATCTAAAGTAGAGATTACCCCTGAAGGTAAACTCTTATGCAACAACCATCATATCGATAAGTCGAGGATTTTAAGAATAGAGAAATCTAACTTTAAATCCTTTTCTTATACATCAACTTTAAACACAAAGGAGTCGAATGAAAATGAAGAAAACACAACCGATTAAACTTACCCCTGAACAAGCAGAAGCCTTTATGAAAGTATTACAAGAAATGGAATCTGCTAATCAACCACAAGTAATACAAGATTCTACTGGTGAGGAAATAACCGTGGATAAAACCGTTACTAGCCAACTTGGGTTAGATCCTAGGGATAATTGGACTCAGAATATTTCTGAAGATGCAGAATATACTCCTAAAGAAACTATTGGTACTATAATGGATCTTGGTGAAGTTTATGATAAAACAACTGGTCCTAATAGAATGATTGAATTTCTTAAAGACTCTAAATATACTAGAAAAGTAGCAGCTATTATGGCTCCTATTACAGCAACTTCTGCTATTGATGCATACATGGATCCGGCTCATGCATTCTATTATCGCAATGCTTTAATAGATCTCTTCAATACCAGAGCAGCAATGGTATTTGAAATCTATCTTTCTGCTATCTATGAAGAAATGACTGGTAAAGATTTAACTAAGGTATGCTATCCTAGAACAAAAGGTTTTATTCCTTATAGATTTGATTGGATCATTAGGTTAGAAACTTATTGCAATAATGGTTTTGGTTCTTTAAATGGTAATATGTATAGCATCTATGCAGACGCAATTTTATCTGAAATTTTGTCTTGTGATAGGTGTGCTATTACAGAAGAAAATGCAAAAGAATATTATTGCGAAGCAGTAATGAAACTCAGTGCAGTTCTTATGGCAGTTGCTGATTCTGCACAGTTGTATATTACTCTTGGTGCTATTCCGTCAAGAAATCCTGAAAATATTGGTATTCTTCCGGGATATAAATTCGATTTTGATAGACCGATTAGATATCAAAGCGATAATACTGAGTACGAAGTAATTCGTAAGATTTATGTAATCAATAAGGACTCCGATCTTTACCGTAGTGAAGAGTAAAGATTATCATAATCAATGATATATTATAATCATGATCTTAGGCGAAAGGAGTTATAAAATTGAACAACTTTTATGCCTATGGTGGTTATAATTATGGAGCCATGGGAAGTCAACCCATGGCTCCTTCTTATCCACCTCCACAGGCTAATCCACAAGTACAATATGCAAATCCGTATTGTAACGTAAATCAAGTTCCTGTTGCTAAGAATCCGAATAATCTCTATATTAATCCAGCGAATATCGCTATGTCTCAATCGCAGTTTGTGAACAACATGCAACAATACGCTAGAGAGAATTATTTCAGGCAACAACAGCTACAACAACAAGTTCCGTTCGTTCAGAATAATGATCCATATAATCCACGTCCAGATTATTATGGATGGAAACTTAGAAGCGGAACAAGACCTCGTACACCAGAAGAGGAAGAAGAAACGTTCAAATATTATATGAACGTAATCTATCCAGCAGAAAGGGGAATCTTACCTAACCAACCACAACAACAAACCGGTTATTCGTATCAGCCAGCACAGCAATTCACTTATGGCTCTACGAATAATAATCCCTATGCATTTGGATTTGGCTATTCTAATCAGATATCTGCAAGAGAGCGCTATCTTGCAAATCAAGCCAAGATGTATAGAAATCTGTCGATAAGTGCACTTAAAGTACAATATCCAGATATGTCTGACGAGAAGATCAATGAAATTCTGGACTATAATAAACCAGAGAATATCATGAAGCGTCAGCAGAAAGAAAATGAACGTATACCGGTATTCGAAGTAGCAATTGTTAGAGGTGATGAAGTAGTAGTAAAGAAAACTAAAACTAGTATAACTAGAATTCCACCGCAAGCATTAGACTTTGTACGTCTTAATAGACTTGCAGCTCAACCGCCTGTACAGTATGTATGGTGTTCTCCTTATGGAGAGTTCTTTAGACGTAATCAAGAGAAATATGCTAATATGAGTCTTCTTGATTTCTTCAATAAAGAAGGTGCAAATGTTCTTAGAGATACAGCTAAATTCCAGAAGATGGAAGAACGTAGGTATCGCTTAGCTAACTCTTATGATCATGATAGATATAAAGAGTTAATCAAATCTATGGAGGTGAAAGACGCTAAGTATAACGATGGGTTATATAATGACCTTGTGGCATATAGATTGGAGGTTGAAAGAACAAGACCAGAAGGATTCCATTATGACCCAGAGAAGAAAATGATTACCATCGAAACCCCAGACGACTTTGAAGAATTTGCTCGTAAGGATGCTCCTAAGATATATAATAGAAGAAAAGCCTTCTATAAACACGTCCTATCGAAGCATCCAGAAATGGCGCATATTCTAGAGGGGATTGAGTTTAGTGACGATTGGTAATACTGATATTAAGAAAGTGCTCTATGCTACAAAGAAACCTGATAGTCTGACTATCATGAGAGCACAATTCGATAGTATACAAGGACCACCTTTAAGGTCTATGCTGACTGAGCAAGATATAGCTCAATTATATACTATCATTATGGATCCAAAGCTGAGTGCTAATCTTCCTTCTAAGCATAAAGCTATGAATGAATATCTCAAAGCTAGAGGATTCTATAAGTTCGCATCTGGTACTAATAGAATAGCGTATCGTTATGCATATAATAACAATATCATTCTTAAAGTAGCAGTAGATAAAACTGGTTTATCTGATTCTCTTAGAGAATATCAGAATCAAGAAAAGCTTAAACCATTTGTATGCAAGATCTTTGACGTTCATCCAACAGGTATTGCAGCAGTGGTTGAAAGAGTTACTCCGATTACGTCTCATAAGACGTTTGCATTAGTCATGTCTGATTATTATGATATCATGACTAAGTTCTTCATTGGTAGATTCGTCATGGAAGATATCGGTGAAGAATATTTTATGAATTGGGGTTTAAGAGACAACTTTGGGTTGGTTCTTTTGGATTATCCATATCTATATGAACTTGATGATGCAAGGCTATATTGCAATGAACGCGACAGACGTTATCCTGGGACGATTTGTGGTGGAGAAATAGATTATGATATTGGCTTTAATCGTCTTGTATGTAAGAAATGTGGAAGAGAATATCCCGCCAAAGAACTAGCTCGTTCTATTCAAGAAAGGAGAATAACAATGGTTCGCACTAATGTAAGTAATTTCAATGTAAGAGTTATGCGTGGCGATAAAGTCGTAGTAGACAATGGTTCTACTAGCGATGTAATCTTACCACCGTCTGCTCCTAAGGTTAAGAAAGTATATGCAAGATCTAAATTTGATATCAACCATACTACTTATCCTAAGAACAAAGATGGTATTCAAGTAAATCCATATTTCCATGGAGTTACTAGAGAGCAGCTCAATGTTCCGAGACCGATTCAGAAGGACATCTTACCACCTGCTGCCCCTCCTGATCCGACTGTAGAGAAAGTTACAGTTAAACCGTATATTCCTAACAGAGTTGTCAAACCACCTGTAGCTCCTCCGGTTCCTGAAGTAAAGGAAGAAGAAATTCATACTATTCCGAATGAACGTATGGATCTCAATCCGAATATAGAAGAAGAACAACCCGTTCAGAATGAATATTTATCTAAGGAGAAATTAACTTCTATGACTACGTTGTTATCTCCTGATGATATAAATAGGATCTTCATGAACGTTATCAAAGAAGCTGGTTCTTTTGAAAAGGTTAAAAGCGATATTATTAGATTCTTATCTGTAAGAGTTGAAATGAGCTTACCTGAAGAACAGATGATGTTTAACTTATTAGATGCACTCAAACCGGCTTTTGAGAAATCTAAAGACAGCGTTCTTTCTGAAGTTGCTAAAATTGAAGAAGAGCACCATCATGAACATGTAGAAGAACAGAAAGTTGTTTCAAATGATTCCTATGAAGAAGATGGAATTACGTTCGTAAAAGCACCTAAAGCAATGGAATTAGAAGAACAGAAAACTGAAAATACGTATTCCGAAGAACCTATCAGTGCTACTGATGTGGAAGAAGAAAAAGAATACGTAGATTCGTTAGATGCAGTAGATTCTCTGCTGGATATTAAAAAGGAGGAAGAAGACGCAATGGCAGAAAATGTAGTAGTAGAAAAATCTCATGACGAATTAGTAGAGGAATTCTTTGCTAATATCAAATCTGTAATCGATGATTATCTTAAAGATTATCTTGAAAGAGATCCGAATCCGACTTTCAAAGCATTCCGTGACGATATGCATGGATTAGTTGATAATGATTGGCCTGATTATCCGTTCCCCGAAGAAATGTCGATAGCAGAAGGACATAAATGGATGGATCGTTATCTCAGAGACAACCAATTCTCCAAATACTTCTATGAAGAAGATGAAGAATCTATCAAAGTAGAAAAGATTCATCGTTCCAAAAATTATCGTGACATGGGAGCGTTCTAAAAATGATGCTCGGAACTCTCTCCTATACGAATAGTAAAGAGACACTGGCAATGGCGAGTAGCTATGGATTCACTCCAATAGCTCTCGTCGAATCAGTAGAAGATCTTGAACTTCCGTTTAGGAATAATATCCAACTAGCATCCGTACTATTACCGTCGTATGATGCTATAAGTGCTGCTCTTGATAATGATATCATGACTTTCAATGGTCTATATCAAGCACAGCTTTGCGGTAGAGAATGTGATGAATTCATTTCCTTGATCATGTATGCACTCTTCAAGAGAAAGAATATCCTTCTGTATATAGCTAAAGATGAAATGGAGTTGCCTTATCCGTTTACTCTCTTTAACTATATTGAATCATTCTTCGGATATAAAGTAGGTGTAGAATTCAATAGAGAAACTGCTATGTATAATCAAGCATATGATGCAGTTTTGATAAACAAATTCTATGTATATGACTTTATTGGAGTAGAAGAATTCGTTGCTTTATATCCTCCGGGAGTAGAGTTAGATCCCATGACTGTAAACAAATTAGCATTCGATGTATGTCCGCCAGTAGAACAGAACCCAGTATCACTGGCTAAGTATTTCTCAGACATGATCAATGCTGCACACGGGATTTACCGTTCAATCTATATAAAGAAATGAGGTGAGACTATGAAACTCTATATCGTAGATGTAGGACTTCCGATACCGGCAGAAGTTGATACTATTCTTGATGCTACCGGATTTTATCGAGACGATGATAGAATAGGTCAAGTAGAAAATCTGTTTCCTGCATTCGTAGATAATACAGTACTGGATTTTGATAACTGGTATTGGGACTATCTTCTTAGATATGATTTCCCGTTTGTAAATCTGATGAAGATAGTTTATCCATTGTATGAAGGCAAATCAGTAGCTGTGTATTATGACCCAGTAGCTGGTATATACAATGACTATATGGAATCTCTCTTGAAGTTCCTTACTTTGAGATATGATCTCCTTGGAAACAGAATCCAATCTCCGATAGATTATGAGACTGCGGTAGATTGTGAATTCTCCGTAAAGGGGTTGTATAATCTTGATCTTGATAAAGACAGATTAGTTGCTCTTCAGATGAGTGGAGCTTTCAGATGGAGCAATGTGCCGCAACAACCCATTAGAAAGATCTATAAACTTGGCTAGTACTCTATATACCAAGTCGATCTATCTAGCTCCGATAGATTATATCATCAATACCAGTATAACAGAATATGATATAAGTAAAGCAAATATCAATATTCTGTTATATCTGGGAAAAATATCTCAACAGCAGTACGATTATTACTATAATCTCCCTAAGGGTAAAAGAGAGATAGCTGTTGGGATGCTTCAGAAAGATCCTAATATGGCATTAGCTCTTAAGCAAGGACTTGTGGAGTTTAAGAAGAAGTTCTTTGAAGCTAATGCCATAGAGGACTATGAAGTCTTATCTGTAAAGAGCGATGCAATCTTTTTAATTAACAAGATTCCTAAAGTAACCAAATTTGATAATGTCGTCTTTGCAGAGAAGAAAACCTATACTTCCTATTATCGCTTAGGAAGAATAGAGTGTTATTACTTTTATGAATACTTTTCTCAGAAAGAGTATATGGATATCAAAGGCATGAGTGAAGAGAAGCAAGCTCTACATGAGCACTACTTTATAGATTTTCTGAAGTGTTTGTTTAATAGTGCACAATTAGACCCACTTACAGAAACTATATCTCTACTTAGAGAGTTTCAGTCTGACTATATAAACTTGAAATTAGAGATGCCTTATTATAGAGAATTCAATGCTGGTAGTACTTATTCTATTAAGCCACCACCTAATTCTAGTAGGGTATTTAAAGTAGACTTCTTTGATCCAGCTTATCTAAACTATCTAGATATCTATTATAACGAAAGCATTCTGAGACATCTTCATAAAATATATGCTAGCATGTATTTTACCGGAAAATGAGTCCAGTGGTAGCAATACCACTGGACCTTTATTTTTTTTTAACTGTTTTTGACTTTATTATTGTCTATAGTATAACTAAGGACTTTGATATATACTTTATTAGCTATTACTTCGGAGATACCATCAGCACTGTAGTAGAAAGAAAGCTTATCTAATAATATAGGAGAAATCCTATTTTCAATTACTTGTGCTATCTCACTAATTAATTTTTTCTCATCTTCGCTATTAATGAAGTTTCCTTGTTTCCATCCATAGTTAATTACTAAGTAATCTACCATAGCATCTTCAATCATCTTATCTAATGATTTAATAGCTTCGTCATCTAATGGCGTGGTTACATTCACTTCAAAAGATTTAATATTATTTTTTTCTCTAAGAATGAGAAGAAAAGTAAATCCAAATATAATAGCAGCAATAATAAAGACGATAAGTGTAATACATAAAAGATTTATAATCATTATAATCCTCCCATTTTATAGCTCCAATCAGCTATCTGTGATCTTAGTCTGAAATAAATATTCTTATCTTCACTAAAGTCTTTGGATCTATCGAGATATCTAATAATCTTATCACATATCTCTGGGGTAAGACCATACGGATAACGATTAATAAAGCTTATCCAATCTCCAAAGCACATCTCTGGAGGGAAGAACATTGATTTCGTAGAATGATACATCTGATGAGTAGTCTTATCTAGCATAATAACTTGAACGTGATGTTCTTTATGCTCTATTTCCATAAGATATACTAACTCATTCGTACATATAAAACCACGAGTCTGTAAGATATGCTCACAAATAATGAAAGCGATATCAAATATCGTTAAGATATTATGATGCATCTCTATATCAGACATATCTGCAGTAATATTACCATGTACTTGAGATCTATCAAGACCAAGCGAAAGAAGAAATCCTTTATAATTAGTATAGAATTTAGATTGTCTAAATCTTCTTATAGCATTCTTTAGAAACCTAGTATAGAGTTCTACGTCTGCTAGAGTATCTTTGGTTTGATAGAACGGTAATTCAAAAGGAGAATTAGGTGATTTTAATGTAGGGTTTTCTTGTATGCCTTGATATGACACTACTTCATTCATCTGCATTCACCCTTTTAAAACCTCTCTCTAACATCATCCATTTACGAATAGTAATATCAATAGCTTTATCGAAATTTCTTTTATTAAATTCATTAGAAGTTTCTATTTTAGTAGTACTAACGAAATGCTCTACAGAGTAAGCATACTTAATTCTATTTTCTATTAGATATCTAAAGAATGCTATTGATATGGTATGATTCATATCTGTTTTAAACACAAATTCAGTTTCAGGATCACTTAAGTCATAATCCTTTCTTATAGCATCTAAAGCACCCATATTACCATTCTTTGTAATATAATGATCCAGTTCTATTATCATTTGAAATCACTCCATACTTTGATTTAAGAACAGAATTTATTGCATCGCTAAATAACTTTTTCTTGCTTATATCTTCACAAGAAACAATCAATTTCTCAGAAGCTTCTTTATAAGTTTCATATGGCAAGGATTCAAATAATCCTCGGAAGAAAGACGGTGACATAGCTAGTACGTCATCTGGTACAAAAATGATAAGCATCTTATCTTTAGATAATTTTACTTTGAGATTGAATAAGCTAGCAACAAATCTACCGTATTCATTACCAACAAAAACTACCTCATTTTCATTCTTGAAGTCATTTAAATCTAAGAGGACTACGTCTATAGACATGTCTAAACCTCCCCAATTCAATGATATAATTTACGGTGATGTTAAAGGGTAAGTATTTTACATACTGATAATCAAAATTGCTTAGAAAGGGGGATACTGATGGCTAAAAGTCTGTACGATAAGGTATATAGTGAAAATCCATTTGTCGATGAGTTAATCTATTATGTAAAGCTTATAGCTCCTGGATGCATCATTAAAAATGAAACAGAAGCTGATAATGCTGAAACAGTTGATTCATTGAGAGATGCTGATTTATATATTGCTTGTTATGAAGGCAGAGCAACTTTTGAGCTATTCAGCGAATTCCCACGAGAAGTTATTCGAATGGCACGAGTTCCTGAAGCTATTCTTGATGCTTGTGCTAACGATAAATACAATATTCCAGAATCGTATCGTTCTGCGGTTGTTAAACAAATGATGCCTTACTATATGGAGCACTATGTAGAGAAGAACGCCTACTATAGAACTCTCTTAGGCTTACCTCCATTGAATGATACTGATTATATTTACCTAACGCAAGATCAAATCCCTGAAGGAATCTCGGCTGATCTAACTTTACCTATTCATGAACAAGATCCTAACTTAATTCTTTTATTAGCTAATAATGGAACTTTGAATCAAATTATACAAGATAATCCCACAAAGGATTATCTTAGATATCTTGACAAAGATATCGAAGTTTATGATGCTCGTTTAGCATATAATTTTCAGCTCTTATATATGCCAACTACTGAATCAGACGTAGTAAATGCTAAGTTTAAGGAGAAGTATGATCTTAATAGAGATTATGTATTAAAGACTATTTACTCTGAAGCTTTCAAATATGAGTCTGATTACTATGACAATATTATTGCTATTATAATTATTCTTCAAACAATGATCGATATCATTGGTGAAGTACAAGAACACATAGCAAGAAAAGACGTATTTGATGAAAGATGTATTAGATATATCTTTGCATCATATGGTATTCCTTACTATAATGAAATTCCTATTAAGTATCAAATCAGAATAATGAAGAATTTAAATACTCTTCTTAAGTATAAATCTACTCCGAGATGTATGCTAGAGATATGCAAAATCTTTGGGTTTGATGACGTAAGAATATATAAGTACTTCTTGCTTAGAGATAGACACTTAGACGAGAATGGTGAATATGTCTTCAACTATAGACAAGAAACCATTATCCATAAGGGCGAACCGATTACTGAGATTCGTACCTCTATCATTATTACTGATGAAACAGATACTGTTACCGTACCATTTCCATTTGATCAGTTTATGGAAAAGGGTAATGCTTTCATGGTTAAAGTAGATAATTACTTATTATCTTCTGACGACTATGTATTAGCAGGTGACCAATTAACCTTTAAAGATCCAGATATGTTGCATAACGCTAGCAGCATTGAATTTATCTTCTATTATAATGAAGACGGTCAAGTACAAGATCCAGTTGATACTTTTCCGTATTGTATTAAGACTGAGTCTAATAGTCTTACTATAGATACAAATGGTCAGACTGAATTCCAAGTTACTTTACCTGAAGGATTTACTTTTGAGCATGGCATGATGAATGTCATCATTGGCTCAGTATGGATAGATCCTAATAGATATACCATAGATGAAACAGGTAAACTTACTTTCTTAACACCAGAAGAGAATATCGTAGCTGGTAAGTTAATAAGTTTCTTATTCATCTATTCTACCGTATATGATTTACATACCGGCTATACTATATTGCAAAACGGTGATACGTCTACTACAGATCTCTACGTAGACTTACCGAGAGAAGACTACTTTAGAACTGGTGATTCATACTATCTGACTATTGGTAGTACTTATATCTCTCAGCAACGCTATAGCAATACCGATAATGCTATTGTATTCTTAGACTCAGAAGATAGACTCGGTAGAAATCGTACCGCTACAGTATACTATGTATATGGTGATTATGAAACACCTGAAATAGTTCGTGAAGAAGTAGCAGTACAAGCTACAGAGCAGAATCAGAGAGTCTTCACTGTACCATTCCCATTTGAAAACTATTTGGATGATGGTTATCAAATGTACGTTAGAGTTGGTTTGACAGATCTTTACGATTACCAATACGAGGTATTCGATGATCAGTTTCAGTTTGCAGATGCATCTCTCTACGTAGCATTAGGACAGTCAGTACACTTTACATTTATCTATCCGAAAGATAAGTCGGTAGATATTTATACTCCGACATTCGTTCGTGCTGAAACAGATAAACAAAGGGAATTTACTATTCCATGGCCATATGACCACTACTTAGAGCGTGGTAATATCATGATCGTACAATACAACGGTCGTATATTAGACGAGTCTAAGTATGAATTAGATGGTGATATCTTAAGAATCTTTAGAATAGCAGATGCAGTAGCTGATACAGATGAATTAGCATTTTGCTTCTACTATAGAAAGATTAATAAGAATGCTGTAACGGTTAAACAAGTAACCTCTACAGCTATCTTAGAATCACAGAATTCATTCCAGATAGAATTCCCATTCTTTGATTACTTAGAATCTGGTAATGGATTCTTTGTATCGATTGGTAGTACATTTGTAGATCAGTCTCGTTATACTATAGATCAAGGCGCTATTACATTTACTGATGGTACCACTATAGAGCAAGGACGAGACGTTACATTTACATTCGTATATCATACCATTTATGAAGATTATGATAAATACGTAAACAGTGACACATCTAAATCAGAACTTTCTCCATCTGGTGAAGATGCTTCTGTAGCTATTCCGTGGCCTTATGAGAACTTCTTAGACGATGAAGGTAATTCTATGATCGTCGTAGTAGGTAATCATGTAATAGAACCAACGGATTATGATATCTTTGAAGATAGATTATATTTTGCAGATCTCGATTACGTAATAGAGAATTATGGTACTACAGTAAGATTTGAGTTCCATTATTCTCGTATTACAGAAGAGACTATATTAGTTGATGATAATCAAAAGAACTACGATTTGATGTTTGTAAAAGTTCCTCTTACCGAGGATATTGATACTTATATCAAGAGTAGTACAAACTATATTGATTATGATACATTGACTTATGGCGATCCATTATGGGATGGCGAATATCCACATCAAGATATCAAAAATCAAATTCTTGATTTGGACTTTTCTTATACAAGAACTAAGTTTATTTCTATAGATAATATTGAACGTATGGCTAATATTATGCTTGACATGCCATACTTCTTTGGTATTTTGTTTGATGATGTACGCTTAGAAGAACGTTTAACTCTTAAGCTTCCATCAGTCAAAGCAAACAAGAACTTTAAACTTAATGATACTTTTGTATTCTTAAATACAATGACCTTTGAGTATAATGGTTTAGATGATAATATTCTTAAGACCGTTACTCAAATGCTTTATGTAAAAGGATTCAACTTCCGAGCTGATATTACTGCATTGCAGAGTTGGATTGTAAATAAGATGGCTTATCCAATAGAAGATACTCGTTTAAGAGAATTCATTGTACCACGTACGTCATTATTGAATTACAATCAACTCTTAAATCTCTTTAATACAGATATGGAAATATATGAATTCGTAACTCATTCTATGTATATGGCAGACAATAAACATATTTACGATATCTTCAAGAAGATTTATGACTGTTGTATGCGTAGAGAATATAGTAAAGAATTCTATCAGATCGCTGATGGTACTGGTGTAATAGCTGATACTTATTCTGATTATCTTAAGTATAGAGATAGAGATCTCTATAACTTAATCATGGAAGTTAGAGCTATTACAGATGAAAGCACTAAGAAAGCAAGAATTCTTGAAATAATGGATAATGTAATTCGTTCCATTGACGATTATATTGATACTGATGAATATAGATTCATCTTTGCTAAGTATCCTGGAAGCAATACAGATGCTATCAAGAGATACGTAGAATTGATGATCAACTTCTTTAAATCATATAAAGTAGAATTGACCGGTATCAATACTATCTATACTTTTGATGATAAGTTTGAAAATATGATTCGTCCGATAGATGAGATCTCTAACTACTCTCAGTATATCAAAGATGAATATATCATTATCAAAGACAGCATCATCAATCGTGGATATATGACTCTTAAAGATTATGCTAAGATAAAAGAAAAGATCTACATTGATACTTATTGGATGCTTAATAGAGCATACGATGATCGTGTAGAAATTCGTGATAAGATTGTAGATCTTCTCATTCACTTGATTCTTAAAGATCACGTTACCGAAGATATATATGAGACGATTGCATCCATGCAAGTAAACTTCGAAGTTACAGATTATATTAGTATGCGAGATACTTTTGGATCGACAACCAAACTCTTATTATCAGATAACGGATCTCCTATTGATAAGGTCTATATCACTAGAACTTCATCCTAAAAACATATTAATAATCTATCTAGAACCTAAAGATTTGGAGGTAGAAAAATGAGTACTAATTCAGTGCTTAATAGAAATAAAATCATAGTAGCTAATGATTTTAATGAAACGAAAGACCATGCAAGTCTTTCTCGTCATAGATATGGTGATACTCAAATTGATATTGTAAATCCTGAGACAGGTGAACTTATTTGGCGTGGTCATAATAAGATCATTCTTCCTGGTGCTGGATTTACTGCAAGATCTCATTTTGATCTTCCTCGTAACGAAATTACTCCGTCTTATAATACTGCATTAGGGCTTGAGAATACAGTAATTGAAACTCCTGATAGTCTTGAAAAAGTATTCTTATTCTGTGTAGGTACTGATGGTTGTGGACGTGAAAACTCCGACGTATTTGATGTAAACTATGCTAAATGGATTACTCCGGATGCATTAATTCCGTTTAGATATGTACCACGGAACGAAGACTTAGATATTACTCTTAGAGAAAAATATTTTGGTCGTGTTCTTGTAGGTAATCGTGTTGCTTATTACTTTAAAGCATTTGAAAATACTCCGGAATTTGTACAGCAATACGTTGATGGTACTCCGATTTCCGCAGATATCTACGAAAGCGATAAGACTGAAGAAGTAGAATCCTATGTAGATATTCGTCTTGCAGTTACCAAAGAAGATTGTCGTGATTGGTTTATTCAAGGTTCTTCTATTAATGATGCTCGTATTAATACTATCTCTTTGTGTACTGCATGGGCAAAATACTTTGAGATTTCTAGCGGTGAACAAGTAGTTTACTATCAGGACATTCGTCCTCTTACTAAACTGAATATTCCTAATGAAGCATTGATCGACCTTACCAAAGGTATGGACATTATTTATCATATTTATTATTAATAAAATTCACCCAGGAAAGTGATTTCCTGGGTGTAAATTTTTATTAGATTCATACATATAAGTAATGCTGACTGGTCTTTTCAGCAGAACGCGAATATATGATTATTGAGTTTATTACTATATTCATGAAATATTTTCAGAGCTGTAGTTGGATGTTGCGTGGTGTGAGTCCACTACCTAAGAAGAAAAAAGAATAATAAATCAATAGTTATATTGTAGCGACGGTTTATAGTAATGATACATGCCCCAAAAGCATCAATATGCTACTATTAATATCCTGAATATTTTTATTCCTAACGTATTTTGTACAATAATTCAATTCTGTCTTTTTTTTTGATTTGCTTTTTTCAACCTAACGGAGCGGGCGCTAGTGCAATGGCGTCCGCTAAATCCCCGGTAAATTTTTAACAAAATATAACTATATAGTAATCCATTAGCAATAATGGATTCGGTTAGTTTTAGGGTTTTAATTTTTCATCGTGTTATGCTGATTTGTTGTTGTTGACTCTTCGTTTTTTGGTTTATCAAACACCTTTTTGGAAATTTTCTTATTCAAGTTCTGGCAATTTTACACAATCCTTTCAAATGTTAGTCCCCTATAGCATCACTGCTATAGGGGCAACTAACGTCTAAATTTAATCTTTCATACCAAATGCATCCATATAATCAATCTTAGAAGTTTGTACTTGTGAGTCATGGAAACCCTTCATAGAAATATTCTTAAGTTTAGAAGCTAACTGCGGCATCGTTACACCAACGTTCTTGATGCCTAAACGGTTAAACATATTGCCTACGCAATGTCTGCAAAAACCGTCTTTTTGTTCACATAAGGTAGAGAATCTCATCTTTACTTTACGACCTAAAAATTTATCTGCATTCTCTGAAGTAAGTTCTACAAGCTTGTTTCCATCATATATGTAGTTATATAGATTAGCTGGTAGATTATCCTTAGTAAGAGTTATATCTAAAGTACGTTTAGTACCACAGTCTTCAGAAACAATCTTTAAGTGCTGATATGCTACAAGAAGAAGTTTCTCCCAATAACCACCGTCTTGGGTTTTCTTAGCACGTTTATACGGACCAGCAGCCAAGGAGTTAGCCATATTAGAATAGTCTTCTTGTTTAATGCCATCCATATAGCTAGACATTACGATATTATAGCCCTTATTAGGATCAGGGTCTTTAATAACGCCTTTCATAATAAACATGTTCTTGAAGTTATTCGGAATAGAACCAATAGCACCAGAATTATAAATATCCATACCAGGATCGTCTTTAAGAATTTCTTTAGCTAAATCCAAGAGTTCATCTTGAATCTTAGTAGCTACACGGTCATCACCAGCATCTAATTCTTTACGATATTTCTTAACAAGTTCTTTCTTTCTAGCTTCTATTTTCTTAGTTACAGTAAGCATATCCATTGTAAACGACGGAGATAATACCGTTACATAAGGAGAATACTTAAGGGATTTACGAATAAAATTCTTTAAAGTCGCTAAGGGAATTCTGTCTTCCATAATAGCTTCAGAGATTTTATCCATAATGCCCCCAATGGCTTTCTTGTTAAGAGTCTTATTAATATATCCAAATACAGAGAATAATTCTTTCTCTATGAAACCTTTATTAAAAATCCAAATACCAATAGTAGTAGTAAAACTATTCTTATTCTTATGACCTTCAGGTCCATAACTATTAGGAGGTATTTGGATTATATCGTACGGATGATATTTTGCTTTGCCTTCAAACTCTCCAAAGTTTTCCATGAAGAATGTAGTATTAAATACGGTCTTCTCATCTAATTCTAAGAAGCGTTTTATTTCATCTGGGTTGGAGATAACTTTTGATTTTCGTTTCATAATTCAACCTCCTTAATTATAAGAATGTGTAGATGGTATAAATTACTTTTTTAATGATATATTATACTTATGAGATGTGGATCTAATGGTAAAAATTTATCGTTAGATTTACATCATCGTAAACATTAAGGAGGACATTAATATGAACAAACGCGGAAAATTATTTGCAAAAATGGTAATGCAGAGAGCTAAAGACGTGGAGTCTAATCCGTCTTTGAATCCCTCTGTAGTTAGTGTAAAAAATAGATTTTGTGATGCTATTAAAGAGTGTAGGGAATCTAATTCTTTTGGCACTCCTACTTTGGATGCTTTATTAGATATGCTTTATACTGCAATTCCTTTACCGAGGACCGATACTGATATTGGTTTTATTAGCACTAATGATACTATGCTTGGTGCTATATTAGCGTATGATGAGTTCGGAAACGAACTTGCAATTAAATCTCTCTTAACAGATCATATGCTTCTTATCAATAGAAAGCAATTAGCTGTTGACTTGATAGCTTGTGGGCTTAGGCTTAGCAAATATGTAAAATATCTCTTTACGTCTTTACCATACGATATTGCAGCATATGGTATAATCAAAGACGATACAGATCTGTTCCATAATTGTAGTATACCTCCTATAGTAGAGAATGGACTTATTTCTCTTATCGTAGTACTTAATAGACGTAAGATTGCAAGAGAAATATTCTTTAGAAAAGATCTTAGTAGTGGAGCGGTATTCTTATATACCTTAGAAGAAGTAGCTGAAACTTACGAATGTAATTGGGAAGCTACAATCAATTCTCTTAAAAAGCATATTCCTACACACGAATATTTTGTCGGAGTACAAGCTAAAGAGGAAAGTGTTGATACTGTCCAAGGGAACGGCCCAGTAGTCTTTTTAGAGACTCCTTGGGTTGGACCAGCAGCACCGCTTATTAATGTACGTGCTAATACAGCACGTAATAATATAAGGAAACTTAGAAAGGGGTGGAATAAGAAACAATGGCAACGGAATTAAACGTCAAGGTTACTCCTAATATGAAGATATTCGATCCTAGGTTCGAATATCATACTCGATTAGAGATACTTGATCTTGACGAAGAATGTACTAAAGACATTCGCTCTGGTAATGGCTTCTTTGTAGAAGAACCTCAGTCTATAAAGAAAGACGTTAAGAGCGATAGATCTATCTTCTCTGGTAAATTTGGTAGTATTGCCGGTGAACCAGATGCATTTATGGATAGATATAGTTGTGATTGTGGCAACAAGCGTGGTCGTATTAATCATAATACGATCTGTCCTGTATGTCATACAATGGTAAAGTATGTCGATGATAACTTCGAGTATTTTGGTTGGTGTGTTCTTAAAGAAGACTATCGTATTATTCATCCGAATCTTTATAAAGCCATAGCATATTTTATTGGTGCTGATAAGTTTACCAATATTATCAAAGGCGAAGAAGAGAAAGATGAAGATGGTTTTACTAAGAAAGTAGATCCTCCAGCTAATGAACCGTTTTATCAAATAGGTATGATCGAATTCTATAAACGGTTTGACGAGGTAATGAAATATTATCTTGCCAAGAACCCTACTAAGAAAGATTATTATGATCATATCATGGCAAACAAATCCAAGGTATTCACTCATAGTATTCCAGTATATACTATCCATCTTAGACCAGTACGTATCGAAGGCGATAATCTGGTCTTTGAAGGAACGAATGCCACGTATAATATGATAGCTAAACTTGTTTATGCTATCAATAGAGATAACCTTAAAATGTTCCGTAAGGCTAAGCTGAAGAAAACATTACTCTATCAGCTTCAAGTAAAACTTATGGAACTCTATAAAGAGATAGAAGATATCCTTGCTAAGAAGAAAGGTATTATTCGTAATCTCTTTGGTGGTCGTTATAACTTTACTTCTAGAGCAATCATTGTTTCCGAAGCAAAACTTAGAACTGATCAGATTATTTTGTCCTATCATATATTGGTAAATGTCTTACAACAGACGATTATCAATATCTTAAAGAAATCTTATAATATTAGCTATTCTAATGCATATGATATTTGGTATAAATCCAGACTTACAATCAATGATCGAATAGTTGATATTATAAATAATCTTATAAACAGCCAGCCCGAAGGCATACCATTCATTATTAATCGAAACCCATCGATTAACTATGGATCAATACTTCAAATGTATTGTGTGGGTATGAGCTTTGACTATACAATGGCTATTCCTTTACAGATATTACCGCCTCTCGCCGCAGATTAACTTTAAGTCCCTATATATGGTAACATGTGTAGGAAACCGTATTAATTGCTGGGAAGTGCTAAAGCTTACGATACCTTAATGGTGACGAAAGTAGAAACAAATCGTAAGATGACCTATGGTGCAATACAAGCCTAACAAACCGTTACTTCTTCTCATTTAGAAAGTTGTGTTAGGTCCTAAGGGTTAAATGAGAAAATGTAAGATCAGCAGCTTTGTTAAATCTTATAAATCTAATAAGAAAGGAAGTGATCATATGAATTATGGATTCAAACCTTTCTATAGATCAAATAATAGATTTATACTAAGACCATTAGATGAAGTTTTTAGAGAATATCCGTTAAATTCAATGTATTTGATTAGTAATTATGGTGAAGTATATTGTAAACGCGGATATTTAGTATCTAAATTCATTAATCGAAATGGGTATGTTGAATGTAAACTAGATGAGCATAATGAATTAATCCACAGATTAGTAGCAATTACTTTTATACCTGTGGAAAATTATGAAGTTTTAGATGTAAATCATAAGGATGGGAATAAGCAAAATAACTACGTTTTAAATTTAGAATGGACCACAAGATCAATGAATATACAACATGCATTTGATAATGGGCTATCTAAGTTAGGCGAAGACCATCCAAATTCAATATATTCTAATCAAGAAATAGAAACTATTTGTAAACTATTAGAAGAAGGAACTTATAATAGCAAACAAATAGCTAATGCTATTGGAAGAGAATATAATAAACGATTTATAAATCTCATCTATAAAATCCGACATAAGAAACTCTGGAAACATATTTCAGATAAATATAAGATTTAATGGAGTTCAACGACTATTATGTAGGGCACAAGTGTGTTCGAAATGTACGGCTCCAGCTATGCTGGTTGTGATATAGTCTCGTCGTATAGGTAACACCTATAGAAGTTCATAAGAGAACTGCATGAAGTAACGACTCATGTGAAGACCCGTTTGACGGCGATTGTCTTAATATCTGGTATCTCATTAATAAGGAATATATTAGACGTTGTGAAAGAACATTCAATCCGAGAAATACTATGTTTATTTCGAAAAACGATGGTCTATTCAATAACGATCTGAATCACTCTAAAGATATGCTGATTACTTCTAATAGCTTTATCTATCTTTCTAGAGATACTTATACTAAAGAAGAGAAACAACATATCAAAGAATTAATGAACAGCTAATCTGGTAAGGGAGAGCAATCTTCCTTACCCTATTTATATTTTAAGGGAGGTATTTACAATGGGTAAAAACAAAGGTAAATTGGTAGTGGAGTTCCGCTACCCTAAAATGGACGAATATGAAGAAATGGTAGAAACTACGAAAGATGCATTATTTAAATACGATTGCTGCAAAGATTTGTATGAAGAAGAATTAATAAAGAATGATCGGCTTAAAAAAGAAATAGCTGATCTTGAAGCAGAAAACGATGAACTTGTTGCTGAAAACAAACGTCTTAGAGCACGCCTTAAAAATATAAAAGATAATTTTACTGCTATGAGTTATCTTGTAGCAAAAGAATTATCCGAGAAGGAGTATCTGTAAGATGTGGGAATTCGCTAGCAATATTCCAGATAGATTAGTATCTGGAGACGTAGTTACCATCGTAGATATCGGTGGTGTGAATTACATCACCGGTACAGTTCTTCGTGTAGTGGAGAATTATATGGGAGATATGGGGATAAACCAAATCTTCTTTAAAGCAGATGATCCGGAATATAATACAGAGATAGATGAATATACTAACTTACCATATATGACGATATTGCTTCAAGATCTGACTGACTAAACTATAATACATATAGTGAGGTGAGTCGCTTGATTCTTACTGCGGCATATAACACTGGTGAAGATAGTGCATATATAAAATGTATTAAAGAGATCAACATGAAAGAATTTGACCAGAAGTATGGAGATTATATCGAGTTTAATGATATAGTAACTCTCTTTAGTGCTTGTGGTCCTACTATAACTAGAAGGATTCTTAGAGAATGGTGTGTTCCAATGGTTAGAAACCCGAAAGCCCCATTCGATAAGAAACCGCATATCGCTGTAAGAAAGCATGATCTGATTGGTCTTATCTTAGCTATTAAAGCTGGTAAACCATTATACAAATCAGATCGTTTTTATTAAGCAGAGCTTTTACGCTCTGCTTTATTTTTTGTATAGGAGGTTATCTTAATGAGAATATCTCTTGACGATAGGCTTCATTCTAATGAGTTAGAAGATACTCATAGATTTAGACCTGTAAAGATACAACGTGCCGTTAGAAAGAAACTTAATAGCTCGTTATGTATTCCCTCATATATTCATTCTTACTCTTTATGCTGTAGCTATATGGAGAATTGGTTCGTAAGCAAATTCCCCAAAGACTACTTTAAAACCATCTATATGGAAGGTAAACATGCATTAGATGAGTTTAGAAAGTATACTCCAGGTGAAATGGTTAAAAGACCTAAACCATCATTATCCATTACCCCTCAGCCAGACTGGACTTTCTCTAATGATAGTTTAAACTATCCTTATGGCGATGCTAATACAACTATTAGAAGAACTCATAATAGAGACGTATTCTTTAGAGATCCAGAGCGTCAACTCTATCTTGGCGTAGTAGATGATCTTATGTCTATTACGTTTAATTATAAGATTAGGGTTAACACCAGAGCAAAACAAGTCGATCTTAATAGATATATGCAGAACGTATTAACTACGGCTTACACTTATGGCGAATATGTAGAAATGGATTTCCATGTACCATATGACCTTATGAGCATGATTGCATCTGATGTAGGGTTTAAATTAGATGCAGATAATAAGATTGAAAATATTATCGGTTTCTTAGGGTATTTGAATAGCCATTCCGTAGTACCATTTACATATAAACTTAGGTTTATTAATGGTAAGAATGAGTTCTTTATCCGTATGAATCAGTATATCCACTTTAGATTCCCTGATAATATAGATTTGGATGATGGTGAACGCCAAGGACAAATCTCTTCTAACTATATACTGGAATATCCAGTACAAGTTAGATTCCCTTGTCCACGTTATTATAGATACTTCTCACAACAAGAACACGATAAATATACTCGTTTCGAGGAAGACGGTACTATGAAGGCTTATTATATTACTTATTCCAAGATACCTGATTTGAATAAAAATAAATGGCCTATCTATCTTACTACAGATTACTTAGAAGATGAAGATAAGTTATTAGCTCCATTAAAGATCAACTTAGAAGATCTTCTCAAACCAAGTGATCTTTATAATGTAATAGAATTTACCAAGAAACAGCAATTAGCCCCAGAGAGATTTATAGACGTTCAGCTCTATAATGATGATCATGACGAACTTTGTAGGGTTAATTGGGATACTTATGAATTAAGTACTCTTGGTATAGTCAGAAAACAAGCCTCTCGTATAGTAATATACGTAGATAGAGAATATCTAAATAATCAGATAATGCTATATAAAGAATACTATAGTAATAGAAATAGCTAAAATATATCCCTAGTAGTCTCACGGCTACTAGGGGAATTTTCATTTTGTAATAGTTCGTTATTTCAATTATATATTATATATATG